TGTAGACTCTCCAGGAATAGAATTTAGTTATGAACAATATCCCCATGACAAAACGATATACTTTTTTACAGTGTCAGTAGATTTGGGATTCATTACATCTGATATGGGCACAGAAACACTTCTTAGTATCACACTAAAGACTACGCTACCTGATCTTGAAAACTGGATTAGAAAAAGCTTTAACAAATAGATACATTTGAAAGTAAAAAGACAGCCGACGAGCTGTCTTTTTTGTTTTTTTGCTTTGCTAATTCGCGTAAAGATTTATTATGAGAACTAGCAAAAATAGGTATTTATACGCATGAAAAAAGAGCCTATTTCAGCTCTTCTTTTTCATCTATCAAACCTAACAGGTCCAATACTTTTGCTCTTTCTGCTTTCCACTCTTCATCCGTTAAATCGCGTTCAACAGGCTCCTCAGACACTTGGTTGTCAACGAACCAATCTGGTAATACGTCTGGTGTCCTATCGTTTTTGTTAGCTGAATGTGTCATGTACATACCACCTTTTTCACATTGTACCATAAAGGAAAAATCAGTTTGAGTTATTAAGCTCTGCTTTGGCTTCTGCTTCTGCTACTTTGGCTTCTGCTTCTGCTACTTTGGCTTCTGCTTCTGCAAGTGCTTTGGCGAGCGCTGTTTCTTTGGCGTCAATAGCTTGCTTAATCTCCGCAAAAGATAATGTTCCTTTGCTATCCGAAAGGCATTTTTCTTTATATCTATCTTTAAGTTCTATTGCTAAATTGGCATAGCTATCTCTCTCGTTTGCAGAATAAAAGAAAAGAAATGCAAATACTCCTGTGAGTAAACCGCTAATAAGTACATGGAAACTATACAAGCTATCACCACTCGCAAGAACAAACGAAATAAGCATTGATATACCTATGCCGCTCATTGTTAAAGATACATCTCTACTTCCATTCCACTCCAGACTTTTCGCTTCTGAAATGTCTATCATGGTTTCTAGCTTAACATCATCTACAGCTAAGCTGTCAAAGAAGGTGTTAAAATTAGCTTCAAAGTCTTCGCTTTTTGAAGCTCTTACTTCGTCTAATTCTTTTAAATAAGTTTTTCTTTTGTTTCTTTTCTCTTGTGTCAAAATCATCCCTCCATATCAAATTAAATAAACCTATCTAATTGATAGGTTTAACGTATTATACACATAAATATATTTAATTGTAATGTAATAGCTATCGTAAAAATAAAAATTTCATGGAAAAATAAAAGCCTACACAATAAAGTGTAGGTCTTTTCATTATTGAACCTTATCATTCGCATATATATAGAATCCTTCTAGTATTGGCGACTGTGAAAAATTACTATTGTTATTGTAGTATATATAATATTGGCTTCCTAAGTAGTCATAAATGTACCTTGAATCTTGTGCATATCCTCCTATGACTTTTCCGTAAACTTCTGCATAGTCATGTTCTTTTATGTCAGTGCCTTTTGGATATACAGCCAACACAGTTTGAACCTTGCCATCGTCATCCTCACCCACGTTTAAAAGCATTAACGTCTTATTATTTATTTCTTGAATATCATATACTTCCCCACTCATATAAACATCTTGCCCCTTGTATTTACCTGGAGATTTTTGCAGTTTCCAGTATTCTACTGTTGTAGTACTGTCTATACGTCTGTTTAGTGCGATCTGTGGATCCTCAACTTTTTCGTCGGGTTTAGAGCTTACAACCGTCTCAGTAGAATTCGAATTGCTAGAAGGCTCTGGATTATTAATTTCTTCTATTCTGTCCTGACCGTCGTCGTATTTGTAGCTATCCGCATACATTCGATTGTAAGTAGCCTTAGCATCTGAAAGCTTGCCCTGCTCTTTAAGGTAGTCACCTTTTTTTAATAATACATAGTTAATTTCATTCTTAGCGTCATCGTAAAACTTATTTTCTTCTTTTGTATATTTAGTTTTAGGTTTGACGGTTTTTAAAGATTTGATAGCTTTTTCAAAATAGTAATCGTTAGATAATTTCGTAGCTTCTTTGATTTTTTGTTTATCTAATTTCGCAATAGTTTTTTCATATCTTTTGCGAGCAAGCGTAGACTCTTTATTTATTTTAAGAGCTTTGTTTAAATATTTTTTTGAGCTTTGATAATCATCGTCATCATAGCTATCGTCTGCTCGCTCAACATAAATTTCGAATTCCTTTTTCTCTTTATCTGTAAGCGACTTTTCAATTTTTTTCTCCGCATCTGTTTTAGTGAGACTCCCATAAATTGCTGGGCCAAAAACGAACGCTATAAAAAGTATAGCCACTCCAATAATTATTGCTCCTAGTCTGCCACTACGAATTTTTCTTTTCTTATTATTACGACCATTGTTACTGCCATTATAGTTACTTTGGTATTGCGTGTTTGAACGATATTGCTCTGGAAGCGGCGGTGCTTTAATTATCGGTCTACTAGGTTGCACTTTTTTATTTTGTGAAAAATAATCTAAATTTATTCCTTTCAATCTTTGTCCACACTTTGAACAAACCTTATTATTATTTTCATTAAAATGATTACAGTGAATACATCTAGGCATCTTAATCTCCTTATTTAATAAAATAGTTGTATTTTTTTCTATTTTATTGTAATTTACTGGGGATGTTTTGTATACAGGTATTTACATTTGCTCAAAGTTTTAGACTCATAAAAGGCCTACACAATAAAGTGTAGACCTTTGAATACAATATGCTACATGATAAATGCGTAAGCACCTTTGCTTGCTACTGTAATCTCTGCTTCTGTCACAGAAATTGCTGGAACACGCGGATAGAACTCTGTCAGAATACCAGTACGCGTAGCAGCTACCTCTGTTTCTAGTGTAGCTTCGTCAGATGACATGACTTCGATGTACGTTTCAACATCACTTGCTCGCAGTACTCGCGGTAAAATCTCTGTTTCAATATCAGAAAAGCCATCGTACGGAACCGTTACTTCAACGTAGTTTTCTTTACGAATAGCTGTTACTTCTGTCTCTACGTCAGATTGTCGCAATGCTTTGCTGATAAATTCAACGTATGTAGTTGGTCGTGTTACAAATACTTCTGCGCCAACAAAACTTTTTGATACAACGACTTCTGCATCAACGTTTGAATGGCGAGCTAGTCGAGGTTCTACTTCAACATCTGTCGATGGTCGAACTACACTGATCTCTGCATCTAAACTAGATTTAGCCATTGGATCAACATTTAATACAACCATGCGGTCGCTCATTAAAGTTGGGCTAAGGACTTCAATAGAAGCAAGCATTTGTTTACGGCTCGCTGTCACTTCGACAAGCGTTGCACCGCCAGCACCAGCCGGTCTTGGCAGCGGTTTTCCTTCTGCGTCCACCCCACCATGGAATACTAAATCTTCTACCGGTACATTCTTAACAGTTTGACGAGCTGTTAATACAACATCTGTGGCTAGTCTGCTTACTGCAAATTCAATAGGCATAGTATTTGTTGTACGTTGACGTACTTCGATCTCTGCATCTGTGCCCGCACGATGGAATACATAAATTTCTGCATCTGTTTGTTTACGGCTAACAGTGAATTCTGCAGAACGCTCACGTATTGTTTTTAATCGAGGTGTTACTTCAACGTCCCCTACCACCGTAGCACTACGACGTACAACCATTTTCGTTTCGACGAATGGTTTTGAAATTGTCACTTCTGTTAAGATGTCGCTTTCAAGCGGTACGTCAACTTGGTGGACATATAATTCTGTTGGCAATAGCTTGCTAGAGAATACGGCAGAAGGTTCGACAACTGTATAGATACGGCTTGTTGATTTTTGAAGGACATTCAATTCAACATCTACATTCTTCCGTCCAACATTTTTGATATTCGGGTCCACGTAGGTAACTGACAGTACCGGACGGAATGCTTTCTCTTTGTTTTCACGAGAACGCATGAACACCGCGCCTTCTGAACTATTTGCGCCATAGTAAATACGGAAACCTTCATTCTCAACGGCACCGACCACCCACTTTTTCAAGTAGTTTGTGATGTAATAGCGAATCTTGTTGTTAGCTTCATCAATAACGAAATTGTCATATACAAGTGGCTCATTCGATGGACGGTTCTCCCATGTTAATGAAAGCTCGCCCCATGCTTCACGCACTGCATTTAACGCAAGCTCTGTACCTTCTGGAATAATTCCGCTGTACGACAGCTCGATAAATGCTTCGGTGTAAGCCATCGCTGGATCTAATGAAGAAATGTCGAACCCGACAAAGGTTTCACTTTCGAGGTCTCCTACTTTTTTCAATTGGATTGTTGACGCTTCACCGTAATTCAGTCGTGTGTAGCCTTCTTCTTTACGAGCAAATGCATCGCGTACAGCTTCTAAGCGTACATTCACACTTGGCGGCATCATTAAATTGTAGGCACCATAAGCCCAGTTATGCGCTGGAATTGTTACGGCTGTTTCTTTATCGCTACGTGTATTCGGCGTTGAAACAACTAACTCCATTTCTGTTTCACTTTGGCTATGTCGTTGCACAAGTAGTTCCGTAGTTAATGCGGCGGATCCATAACCTTGAATGGTGATTTCTGCTGCGGCATCTTCTTGGCTAGAACGCTGTACGATGAACTCTATTGGTGCATCTTTCATCACGTAAGCATGGACTTCCATTTCTGTCTCGATGTCTGCTGTGGTGCTTACACGAATACGCGGCGTCACTTCGACATTAATGTCGTTATGCATATCATTGAGTTGCGGTTCAAGTACTTCAAGTTCTACTTCTGTTTCGTCAATTGCATGACGTTGCACAACCACTTCACTTGGAACATCGTTTGCTTCATCTTGAGTACGTGGCGCAATTGTAATTTCTGTCAGCACATCATTCTGGCCATTCGATAAAACGATTGGCTTCTCGGTTACATCAAGTTCTATATCAACTGCAATCGAATTGCTTTTTCGAACTTCTACCAACGCATCTGTACTTTCTTCGATAGAAGTTGGCACCGCTGCGATTGTCACTTCTGTATGTATTTCGTTAATAGAAGAACGACGCACAACTGCTTCAACAGCTGTTACATTAGTATCCGAAAAACGTGGCGTCACCTCTGCAGCTGTTTTATCTTCACCGTTAAGTTGCGGTGTTATTTCTGTTACGACTTCTGCTTCGCTTTCCTGGCGAGCTTCAACTTCGCTAAGTAAATCTTTATTTTCCTCCATGCATTATGCACCTCACATTGTATTGTAAGTGAATCTAATTGCCATTCAATATGTATAGTACCGATAAGTAGACCGGTTATATTTTTACTTTTTTAGCTCCTTGTTTTTTGCACACATCCAGTGAACTTATTTTCTTCGTAGAATCTGTTTTCGAGGATATGGTATATGCCCTCGAACCATCTGTCTCTACAACGCTTTGGTTAAAATCTTTTAACGTACCTGCTTTAGAAAAGTAATAAACCTTTCCATTTGCTTTTAGTGTAAGACAACGTGACGTATCTTCACCGCCATAGATTTCAATCTCGTTTAGCGCTGCGCCCCACCTCGTAGATGAATCACTCCAGATTAAAATAACGATTTTAGAAACCCGTCTTGCTGAAATCGTGAATGGCACGAAGTAACCTAAGCTATTTTCTGTGGAAGTTATGTTATGAGCTGCGTAAGAGCTCTTTCCATCCTTCGTGTAAACATAGATGGCGTAGCTAGATGCCTTACGATCATTCGCACAAAAACTAGCAATCTTTAATCCATCCAATTTAAAGTCGCCACTGTATGCGGAGAAATCTATTTCTATTTGATTCTCGCCCGTTCTACTGCTCGTAAGCCAGTAGCCAGCAGAGGAATTCGATGAAGGCGAACCGTTGAACAGTCCTGTGACAGAGTAACTTCCTCCGCTATAAATGCGGTCTACTGTCGCAACAATTCCGTTGTACATCCTATGCGTCTTTCTCCCCTCCGCATAGCCACTCGTGTTTAATTTCCTACTGTCCTTCATCACGCTCAGCTCCCTTGTTGATGCGAATATTCGTGATGCCTTGTTTTAAAGCAGTCAAATTACTCGACATAGTTTTACTATTGACAGAATAAGCATTGTTAAATTTGTTCGCATACACTTTATTAATCTTTTCTGGTTCGACGATATTCCAAGCATCTTTATTAATAGAAGGCGCTAGTATCGTACCTCCTTTAAAAAGTACAAGAATCTTTTCTTTTTGCAGTTCCCTTACTGTGATGATTAAGCGAGCTGCTTCTTTGGTTGTTGCGGTGCCATTCTTAATAAGTTTGTAGGTCGAGCTAACAGCATTCTTACCACCTGCCCCACCGCCACCGCCACCGCCAGAACCCATGTGGTTTGAACTATAATAACCGCCACCACCACCACCGCCACCACCAGAACCATCGTACTGATTAGAGTAAAAGCCAGATCCCCCTCTAGTACCGTCATAAGCGGTTCCACTGCTATTCAGATAGATAGCGGCGCCGCCTCCAGTTCCGCCGTTATTGCTTATCGGCGCTGAAACTCCTGATGCACCACTAGAGTAGGAACCTTTCGAATATCCGCTTTCTCCAGAAGCTCCAGCGCAACGGCTCTCTCCGCCGTTGCCACCAATGCCACCAGTACCTCCGTATCTTACATCAGCTGCGGCCCCCCATCCATGCCCACCTCCGCCGCCACGACCGCCAGCTCCTCCAGCGATAATTTTGTCATTTACATTATCAGAAAAGTAAAGGTAACTAGCCTTTCCGCCAGCTTTCCCTGCAGCGCCATTACGATAAGAAGCGTACGCGGATCCACTTCCATCACCAGCGTAGCCGCCTGATCCACCTCCGCCCATTCCATATAGCGTTATGTAAGCAATCATCCCTGCCTTTAACTCTCGTTCGAAAATAACATTCCCGGCGTAACCACTAGCGCTGAGAGTTTCATCTACAGAACCCGTTAAATCGAATCTGTAGATACCGTCGCTTGGTACAATCCACGACATCACATTGTTGTAGCTATACTGTACTTTAAGTATGTCATTGACCATCACTTCTGATTCGTAATCTCTTGATATATTAGGATTGCCAACTGTATTCAATGTATAGTTCACCATCTATAATCCCTCCAAATAAAAAATGCGGAGACAATATCGTCTCCGCTTAATATAGTACCTATTCATTTGCATTTTATTCGAAGTTCTTTTACTGGTAAGCGCTAACAGCAATTCGAGCTTTGTTTTCTGCGATTGCTTCTAACTTTGTAGCCATTTCATCCAACGCTTTCGCTTTGCCCATTGCAATGACTTTAAAATTACCTTCTTTATTTTCTGCATCAATTAAAGCTTTCTCAGCTTCTAAACGAGCCATACGTGCTTCCTCAGCAGCTTCTACAGCTTCTTGTTCTTCTGGTGAATCATATTCTAGCCAATTGTAGAAAACTGGTGATTTTCTATCGCCTTTTATAAGTTTTTGCAGTTGCTTAAATAATTGTTTAATGCGAAGTAACGCACGACTAGCTTGCTCTTTAGTCATAGTAAAAGATTCATCTGCATACCCTCTATATTCGGCAATGTTGCGGATGACCTCTTGAAGCTCCGGTAAATCTTCTGGCGTAATTTCATTAAGATATTTTATTGCGTCTGCTTCCATCGTATCAACATATATCTTGATTTCATCACGCTGTTTTCTCGAAGCGGAATTTTTCACGTTGCCTACTGACCACTTAAAGATAAAACCAGTGATTGCTCTTTTCGTAACTACATCTTCATAACTAACATCGAGTTCTGTATACTTGTTGATTTCCTCTACTGCTACATCTAGCACACCACGCTTAAATGAGAATGTTTTGTTTTGATATGTTTTGCGATCTTCTACACCAAACAATCGAAGAGTAGCTTCTTTAGATAATTGCTTATACCAGTTGCCATAATTAGCTTTTAAATAGTCGTACAGTTTCCATGAAAAGCTACTATTGAACTGTGCTGTGATAGCTAAATCGTTCATTACATATTTTTCTTTTAGGCCTGTTATATGAGGAAGCATATCTTCTGTCCATTTGAAAGAAAACTTCCCATTGTCGTAACTGATTTTTTGAAATACATTTAGGTATTCGAAACTGTCCTTCTCTAAATCTTCCGTTGAAAAATCTAACTTCAATAATTTTCTAGCATCTTTTTTCGCCTGTGCGGACTGGTACCTACTTAATTCAAACTTATTTTCAAAATCTACTCGTGCAAACTCAGTGACTTTTGAATCTTGCTGCGTACGGAATATTGTATAGATAAGTAATTGCATCTGATTTAAAGTAAGGCTTTCGCTCATCTTCGCCATAGAAAATTCATTACTTTTTTTAACTGCATTATCATTGCTAATCATAAGCTCGTTCTTTTTATTACTTCTCAAAAATAATCACTCTCCCCTTTAATATGATGTCTTTTCTAATGTTGATTATATGTTTAGAGCGCAAAATGTATTCAAATTTTACGCTTACGTCATTTTCTTAATAGGATGGAATTTCCATAAAACACAATATGTAGCCTTTTTCATACTGAAATCCCCGCTTATCTTGTTCTAGAGCGCAAAATATATTCAATTTCATTACAGTATTTGTTTTACTTAATAGTAAAATCACTTGTAGCTGAATATATAATGTGCTCTAACAGAAGTTGAGCGCATTACGGTGAAGCAAAAGCGCTCTCTGTGAATACATTTTGCGCTTTAAGTTCTTCATTCACGTAGATAGATGCTTAAAATGCCTATATATCAATCTTTTAGACGCATCTATACCGCTATGATTCAAGGATAATAGTATGCCAAAACGACGCGAAAATGCTAATTAAATATATTTTACACTATAAATCGAATGAGCGCATTATCTAAAACACAATGCGCTCATATTGAATATATTTTACGCCCTCTCTGAATATATTTTGCGCTCTAACAAGACTTGAGCGCTTTATGTGTAATGCAATGCGCTCTCTGTGAATACATTTTGCGCTTCTAATTGTTATTAGATAATGTTGCTTATAGGTAATAGGTTGATTCTCCTCTCTTATATATACTGAAATGCCTACGTATATAGGGGGAAGGTTGGGATATTCATATAATAACTGAGGTTTTTTGTGAATATATTTTGCGCTCTCTGTGAATATATTTTGCGCCCAAACTGAATATATTTTGCGCTCAAACCGAATATATTTTGCGCTTAAGTTGAATATATAAAGCGCTCAAACTGAATATATTTTGCGCTCTCAACCTTCGCGAACGTAGTCATACCAGTGGTTTAGAAGTTTGTTAAAGGTTATTAAATCTATTAAGTCTATTAATCTTTATATAAATAATATATATATAATCTATAACCTGTAATTTTTATATCAATCTTTAAAAAGTTATCCACAGTTTTTTTTGAAATAGCTGTGGATAACTTTGCAAAATAAAAAAGCGAGGTTTCCCCCGCCTTAACTATCTAATCGACAAACTTTTTTTATCAATAGATGCTATGAATAGATTTTCTTTCAGTTTTTTAAACTTACTTGCAGACGTTTGAAGTAATTCAGAAAACACAATTTCTTGTGTACCTACTTTTGCTTCGAGCATTTCTTGCTTAGGAATAGCATATAGCGATCCCCACTTAGAAGTATAGTAAGTATCTTCATTGCGAGTACTTTCTAAATAAACGCTCTTTGGCTCACTAGTATCTTCGTATGCCTTGTAGCCCATAGGTGGCTCATATACGAAATCTGCTTCTTTAAAAGCAAATACAACCTTCCCAGTGCTTGTGGATAAAATCGAAACATAAGGGACTCGAGCGATTCCATCTGCAATGTTGCCTGTGGATAACTGCCCTTTATCTACACCATTATAGGTGAAACCGATTTTTCCATTTTCATAATCCATGTAAACACCGATTACTGTATCTGTAGAAAATGAGCTTGTATAACCATTAGAAACATTACCAGTTGTTGAATACGCAACTCCACTGTTTGTAAGGTATGTACGATTAAGCGAGCTAGATGACGTTGTATCTAAGTAAGTAGACTCTTGTGCTAATCCAACGTGGATCGTGCCGTTATTTGTGATAACTTTTACTTCGAAGTATCGGCGTCCATTTGTAAAACGCTTATTAGCAAAAGCAGATGTAGTGCCACCAGAGCCAGTCACCGTAAGTTCATCACTAGATACTACAGCTGTTGAAAATGGTGATTTCATTGTAACCATTATGCATCCTCCTCTACTCGTTCAGCACGAGCTTTTATTGTGAAAATATCTTGTGTAGGTTTTGTTACAAACAGTGTTGTTTTTAAACGAACGAGGAATTCGAGTTGTTCTCCGTCTTTCAATACGCCGTCAAAATCCAAATAAGGCTCTGAGACGAACTCCATTCCGTTCCTACTGATTTGTACTTCAAAGTCGTCATGAAGGTTCTGAACGGCGATATGGACGTTTTTAACATCATATCCATATGTGTTTTTCAATCGAACACGCTGCTCCGGTGTCGTTTGGCCTGTAATCACTTCACCGAAATCTAAGTAATGTAGTAATTGTTTCGTATCTGTTGTTAGGTAACGATCCTCGTCGTCCATAAACAGTAAGCCATTATACTCGCCCCAGAACCGCATAGAAGCACTTGATTCAGTCCCAAAAGAATCCTGGAATACGACGTCTACAATGTTCCACGCATTAACGTTGATGCGTGTACTATCAAATACGAGGTCGATACCTACATTAGGATCTGCTAGTCCTGTGAACACACCATCTGCTGGGTAGTAATTTTGACCGTTTAATTTTACTTTGTATTGTACCTTCGTTTTATCTTCATCGGAGATTGTTGCTGTTAAGTGGCGTCCTTCCATTTTTGTTGTGATTTCAGACTGTGTATTCAATACATAAACTGTCGCATTCGTAACGGCTGGTGAATTTAAAGGAATGGAATTCACAAATTCAACTTTCGTCAGTCTTGTTTTCGTCAGTCCATATTCATCATCATCCACAAATACGCCGAGTACAATATTGTCGTATGGCCATAAATTCAAATCAACGTTTTTTAAATCCTCGTTCTTCAATGCATGCTTATCTACATTATCTGCAGTCCAGTCATATTCAATGAAAAGTCCATCTTCAAATGTGTATCGAGTTGAATCTTCTGTTGACGAAAATACATAGCGAGAACGTTTGATGTAGCCTGTTGATACATCTGTTACTCGGAAGTAACTTGCTCTGTTTAAGATTTTCGCGGCTTTAGAAATCTCTACATAGGCTTTCTTCGGAACACCGGTTACTGAAATCGGATCTAAGTTTGTGCCATCTGCAGACCAGTAGCCCACATAAACATCGCCTTCGAATTCATCAAGCACACTAGCTTGCTTCGTGACAGTGGCTTCTTCTGCTCCGTCCAATTCGATATGGAATTCTTCGTCTAGCATATCCCCAATGATGACTGGAGTGTCCATCTTCTGAATGACATATCGGTTAGCTCGATTATCTTTGCTGCTCCACAGAAGTTTTTCTCCAGGTGCTTTCAGCATAATAGCGTCAGTAAGCTTCCCTAACTCTTCGATTAAGATGCCATCATTAGCAACTTGTGTTTCCTTAATAGTGCTCCATGTGTTGTCTTTGTATGTATAAAACACCCCTGCTTCATCCATTACAGCGAAGCGGTCGGGCTCATACGGTGTATTATCTGTAATAACGAAATCAGAAATACTCATGTTTGTAGGTAAGCTCACACCATCTTCCATTGCAAGATAGAATGGAGAGGTTACTTCAATACCTTCTCCTACTTCCGCTACAGCACTTTTTACAAGTGTGCCGTTGATGAACAGTTTTAAGAAGTGTCCATCAAATTCAATTGTGTAAAGACGAGTCGACTTATCTAATGTTACAGGTGTTTCGACAACAGCGATTGGGTAGCCGTTATGGAGGGCTACTTTTAACATGCCATCTTCTGTATAAATAGCGAGACCATTCGTTGAGCCATCTACTTTAGCAGTTCCCATGACATAGCCGTTATTGCCAATAAAGCCTTTAAAAGATAAATTGAATGGCTCTTTGATTCTTTTTAGAATTGGTCCATCGAACATGCCGTACTCACCAGAAGGGATTGTGACAAGTTTAGCCGACGTGTTTCGTGAAACGTTTGTAAACGAAACCTTACTACTAGAATAGTAGTCGATCATGCTGCCATATAGCGAAATGAATTCTGGTTCAGACAGATAGTGCTTTTCTTTGTAATCTTCTAATAACATATTCAATCACTCCTTACAGTGAAATATTTGTAAGCACTTTAAAATCTTCGCGATTAATTTTTTTTAAAAAGATTTTTCCTTCGGGAATTGACTTTGTATCTACAATGTCAGGGATGAACGTAATATTACTCTTGCTCGTCAGCCCACTATTGATTGTTACGTACTGATCATCTTTTACATCCTTTACACTTGTAAAGTTCGCTAATGTGCCAGGCGTTTCAGAATTAGCTGCAGCTAATTCAATCTTGATTCGTATGTATAATTCGTTCGGCTCGATGATGACATTATCAGCGCCAACCTGTTTCCATCGTGACCACGTTAAACCATTTCTTGAGGTTGCTGTGTACACATTGACAGTGCCATATTTATTCGCCAATGTCGTAATTACTTTTTCATAGCCTTTGAATGAGCCTGCTACTTTTACCGACTGTGAAATGAAATAGCCCTCTTGGTGATAAACGTTCACGCCATTTAGTTCGGTCGCTTCCTTGTCCAATGCCAACTTCAATTGATTGTTGCTGTATTCTGTTTTGACGAAAACGCCATTTAGATTAACGAACAGCCCTACAACTTTGCTTTCTATTTTTGCCATCGTCTCACTCCTTGTTATGATTTCGTGTATATAGTACCGAAAAAGAAAACCCTTATAGATCCAATTCGATGATTCCAGCGCAGTCCGGCTCAATTGGCGCTGGTTCCTCATAGATAACATTGCACCCTTTTCGGACAATTAACTTACCGTTCATTTTTTCGTCAGATACAATACGGATCAGTAGTGAGCGTTCATCGTATTCGATGCCTTGTTTTATGATGAACTTTAAATACATGTCATCGACTTTTGAGTTGTAGCCGAATGTAACAGCACTTACGCTGCCAATAGCAGTACCTTCGTGTCTGTCTGAAACATTTACATACGCATCTTTGTATGTGATGATGCGTCGGCTATCATCTGCAGCAGTCAACAATATACGGCGGCCATCTTCAAATTCATACAGCACCTCTAAGCGTTTACCATCTAAGATGAAGGTACCTGTATTGTTCTCGTAGAACATTTTCGTTTGTGAATTAAATAGGCCGAAGCGGGCAACCTCGTCTTGTTTGATTGAATAAAAATCATTTTTGTTGTCGCAGTCCTCGTACTCATTCATTGCTGAACCGTCTTTGTATTCAACTCTCCAGTTCAGAGGGATTGATAAAGCTTGCGCTGTTTCATTAGTAGTAAAAGACATATGTTATGCTCCTATCTGTATTTTTAATAGTCCGTTCTTTTTAGCTATTTTGCCTTTAACGGTCTGAATGGATGTTAGTTGCATACTATCGTATGCATATGTATTGTAAGCAGTTTCGAATAGACCTTCTTTGTAGGGATCTACTTTCATATCTTCTATAGGTAATCTATCTACGAAAATGCATTTTCCTTCATTAGCTGTAATTAAATACTTCGTTTGTGCGCGATTGGTCAGTACTAGTTTTTTTAATGACCGAGTACTGTACGCAGATATACTAGCCGTAGAACTACTGAAGCTACCGCTTATAGAAGCAAAAGCCGTTAAGGACAGTACGTTCTTGATTTCTCGAAACGTTGTTCCCCAGCTTACACGTTCGCTTTTTAACACACCAGTATCATCCAAGTATTCAATGGACGTATATCCACTAGCGTATTTACTGCCATTAAGTGAGGTTTTGTAAACGGAAATATCTACAGGTCCACCTATGGAGTAAGCAGCGGTGTCCTTGTCGAAATTCTCTCGCCTTGTGCTTGCAGAAGCTTGTGCGCTTCCTAAGTATCTATATATGGGCATTCTAACACCTCTTTTCATGTATGCTTGCATACATATAACATAGTATATTCGCATATGATTATACATGTATGCTTGCATACTTTAAACAAAAAAGACATGCGCTGTGCGCATGCCCTCTTTAATAGTAGCGTACCTACTACACGTATTGATAGAACACGCGTTGGATAAGTAAGTTTTTACCTGCCGATGCGTCGACTGGAACGTCAACATATACTGAAACTTTTGCGAAGTTACCAGCTGCATCTGCAACGTTTGAACCGTCTGCAGCAGCAGCGTTCGCAGCGCCAAGGATTTCACCTTCACCTGGTTTGTGTTCTTTTGCTAATGCAACAAACACTACAGTACCGTCAGCTACTTCTTGATCTTCAACTGTAACGAACGTAGGAGCGTCAGTACCAGTAGTACCAGCTGTTTTAACTTCGTAAACGAAGCCGTTCTCTGTTTTTGGTGCAATAATTGCGCCAACAGATAGTTCTGTTGAAGCAGCCCAAGCTACAGCTTTTGCAGCTTTAGGGTTTTTTGTGACACCTTTTGTGCCCAGCACAGCGACACCGCTTACGTTAGCAGTACCAGCGCCACCTTTGCCGACCGGTTTAAAGTCTACTTCATCTAATGTGTCCACACGTACGTTAAACCAGTTATTCTTAACTGCTTCAACTACTGAACCTACAGTATCACCTAAGCCACCTTTACGGTCACGAGTTGTATACTGAACGTTTTGCATTTTTGCAACGTCTGTTGCACCAGCGCGGTTGTTCCAGATGAACATTGTTTTTGTAGCTGATTGAGTATCAGCATCCACTGTTCCGTAGTTTACTGTACCTGTGATTTCGTTAGCCGCTTTATTTTCTTCTAAGTACCACGATACGATTGGTTCTGCCATAATAAAATCCCTGCTTTCTTATGTATTATTTTGTTTTAATTGCTAGACTGATAGATAAGTTTTTACCAACAGTCGTTTTGCTCAAATACCGTACACGTAAGTATGTGCCGATTTCGATAGTGCCGTCCTGTGCAAAGACAATAGCGTCGCCAGTGACATGGGCGTTAGCTTTAATAGCGATTGGACTTTCCGTAATGCTTGTCCATGATTCTAAATCACTCGAACGTTCAATAACGAGTTGAACGTCAGCATTTGGCTTCTCAGATAAGAAGCCTTCGATGGACTGGTAAGTGCCTTCGAAAGGAAATTTCACCATCGCATCTTGCACACCAACCTCTACGTTACCTGGGCAAATAAATAGTACCCGTCGATCATGGCTATTTGATGCTTCTGCAGCAATTTTCTTTTCTACTTCTTTTAAGTCACGTTCATCAACGATGCGTAAACGAGGAGTAGCCATGCCTTCTACTGGAGTACCGTTTGTTCCAGTACCTACATAAAGTTTATCCGTATCAGTCGTTAAACCAATTTCGGCATCGCCTAAAGCATAGTTATTTAATTTCGTTTCTTCACCACGAACATTATAGATTGCCATACAATCACCTCCGACAATATTAGTACCTAGATAGGCTAGACCTATAACATGATTAATTGGCTTTTACAGAAATCGTGCCGTTCGTTTTATTTGTCTTTTCATGCGTTTCTAAATTTATGGCCAGCGGAACAGAAGAAAATCCAGCGACAGACTTGTAGTTTTCCTCTGTAATCTTTACGTAACCAGAAGTAGTCAGCTTTACATAGCTATTTTCTAGTTTCAAAAACAAAGGTTGACGAGGTGAAATGTAGGAGCATACATCGCGGTCTTCATCATATTCTGTCCCAGACACGCCTTCTCTCGTAGGCGATAGTTCGTTTTGAAACACTGTAGCTTCTGTGACAAGATAAGAGTCATCGTTCGATGCTTCATACTGCATACCAGCCTTGCCTTTTGTTGCTAAATGCACTTCGTTACTTGCTAACGCTAAACTTTCAACTCGTACTGATAAATCAATGAGGGTATGAAAGTCGATTCCACAGATCATTTAATCACCTCGTTTTATTCATAGATATGGCACAGTCTCACGCAAGAATGTAAATAACTTCCGGTATAAGTATTGCCAGAAGAAAACTTAAACATACTTACGTTCGAAGTTACGCTACCACCCCAATAGCAGTTTTTATTCTCCGTTAAATTTGGTTGTATACATCCCGGGCCGATTCTTCCCATTGTGATGACGTCATCTGCAGCAACACTACTCGTATATAAATCTGATCTAGTTATAGTTGAGTTACTCGTCGTCGTAGGAACGAAAACGCCTGTTCTACCAACCTGCGTCAATCTATAAGATTTATTTTGGTCATAGTAACAGTAATAATTACTCACTCCCTGCGCAGGAATGGCCAGTTTGTTATTAGCCATAGGAGATGAATAGCCAAGTTCTAAGTTTGGCGTATCTTTGTTTCCTGTTATGTAAACGTAGTATGTTCCGCTTACATGCATTCCACCAATCGTTGTACCCGATCGACCGATTACAGATTCGATGCCTCTATAGTCGATATAGGAAGAATCCGTTGCCTTTGAATAATTATCATGGCCATTGCTACCTAGCCCACTTGAAGTGCGCAACCCCCCTGTCGAAACACCGCCAAATTTTTTAAATGCATTCACATCACCGAATTCAACAGACATTAAGCATTGAAGCATTCCTACGTGAAAGACATCCATCATGCGGTAGCCGTAGCCATTCGCGCTACACATAGTATTGATTGATTTCCACCCATCATCTTTAATTGTGTACAACGTATTATGATAAGCGACAGCTTTACTTGGCAAGCTACGATACTTTCCACCGATTAGGCTAGAAGCGAATGCGCCGACATATTGATAGGCCTGCTCTTTATCGTTACGAACAAAAGCGGGGTGAATAGAGAAACCGTCCACTGGTGTTTCCGAGATTTCAATACGCGTCACATTTTCAGACACGCCATATTCTCCTTCTGCAGCTCGATAATAGAATTTCGGAATTTGAACCATGCAGTTCCAACCGTTGTTTAAGTAATTGGACCAATTCACAGGCGTACCATCTGCCCATTTATTTGTATCATCTTTATCGTGAACACCTTGTACTTGCCCATTCATGTCGAGTGCAACCCTCTTCATCTTGCCTTGTGGCATTTCTTCATCGAAGAATTCCTTTGTTTTTGTTGTGTAATTTACTCGTGGTAATTGTGGCATAAGCGCCCTCCTATTTTTTAATTTTAATTCTGCGTAGGCGGTTCTTAACGTCCTTCATTGTTGCAGAGTGTAAAACAATTCGCTCTAAAATTTCGTCGTCATGCGAGGTTTCTTTGAAGTTACCCGTTGTCAGCGGAATCATTTCTCCGCTATTTAAAAAATAATTTCTATCATCTGAATGGATGATTAAGGCTCTTTTAAACAAGCGTCCAATATCAAAACTGTAACTTTGTCTGTAGCCGTTTTTCACCACACTAGATAAGGTTTGGTACGTTGTTCCGTTCTGCGATATTTCTAGCAAGAAATCTTTACCATACGTGGTGTTACTCCATACTACAAAGGTCATTCGCCAAATGTCTTTCGGAATTTTCATCGTAATGTAGCCCTTACTAGATCCACTATAATATGGAGCAAGGCCACCGTTATGAACATATCCGAACATGGCATCATAAGATGTGTCACTATCCCTGGCATTCAAATTCGTACTAACTACGCATGAACGGTCCATTCGTATTTCAGCGCCTTGTTTTGTATAAAAGTGCATCTCCAGAAAAAAGCCAACTCCGCCATTTTTTAAAGCGGTGGCTCTTAAATAAACCATGAGCATACCTCCTCTCATATATACAGTACGCATTTTTGAAGGAATATTAATTCAAAATAAAAAGCCCCGAAGGGCCTACTTGTTTTAGATGCCTGCAACTTCTGTTGCTTGGAATCCACGACTAGAGTCGAGTAAAGCAAATTGTACAGCTGTACCTTCTTTAAGCTCTAATCCATTTGTTACGTTTTTCTTCGCTACAAAAATTTTTGTTTCTTCTTCTAAACCATCTGCATTTGCGATGTTCGTTTTGATAAAACCGAAACCTTGCTTTGGATTAAACCAATCGACGACACCTTGTTTTAATTCTGCCATGTAAACATGACCTCCTTTTAACATTATTGTGTTCACTATATATAGTACCTATAGCTTTTGCGCATCTACTCGTTGTAAAAAAATTCTTTAGATATTGATACGTATAACACCTTTTTTTAATTCGATGCCGGCCGCATTGTGTGAAGTAGTTCCATTAGCTGCTATAACGCTCGTGCCTTTTTTATAAGTTCCGTTCTCTATGACAACACGCTCTAATCCGACTGCTGTCATTCGGAAATAGATAGTCTTGTAACTTCATTAAAATCCTTATAAGAACCTTCCTCTACTTTGTAATAGAACTTAGGAATCTGTACCATGCAGTTCCATCCGTTTGCTTCATAGGCAGCCCAATCCACATGTGTACCATCAACCCACTTATTGTAATCTACCGCATCGTGTATGCCCTTTACAGCACCATCCGCATCTAGTGCAACCATTCGTAATTTTCCATGCACACTTTCTTTATCAAAATAATCCTTATTGATTTTTCGATAGTTTACTCTCGATAGCTCTGCCATCACGTATCACCTCTTATATAATTATGTTTCGTGTATTCATTTTGCGTTGTGTCTTCTCATGTGATACCACTGTTTTCTTTATAGAAGCAAACTTCGAATCTGTCTGCTTTAAGCTGCCCAACTCGCCATAGCAAACAAACTTAGCTGGAATACCTTCAAACCATCGCATCTCATACGATTCAATTCGATTGGCGTTGTTCCAAGCTGTTGTTGCTCGTAGACGATAGTGTGTGTATTTGGATGTGTTCTCAAACACGACGTCGAATGAACTCTTATAATTCACAGTGTTATACCCACTGTACAGTGTTATCCATCCGCCACCAGAAGCATAAGCTTCGATGACGAAGTTTTTGGGGTAGCCATACCCTGTTGTGTGGTAGCGTAGTTTATTTATCCGCTTTGCAGAAGGAAAAACAATACCAAGCTGTGCGTAACCGCCAGCCATTGAACCGATGTCTGGAGAAACAGCTCGTGTCGTCATAAGCGTGTCGAATAGCGCACCGTATATATTATTATTCATGTATGTATTACGACCTATGATTACACCATGCCCGAACGAATCGTATGCACCGTTGGGCCTTTGAACAGAAACAGGTGTGATGTCTACATAATCCATCTTCATCGCATGCACCTCCAGAATATTAGTACGCAAAAAAAGACCGCTTATGCGGTCTCTTGTCGGACTAGATTTTTTGAGAGTCATTCGTCGCTACTGCTGTATGACTGATTTTTTTGTTAAGCTCTGAAACAAATTCTTTATATGACATTCCGATTCCCGATTTGTTTCGGTCGATAAATACGGCTGTTCTTTCTTCACCGTCATGACCTATAAAATCTATTGAAATGATCTGTTCGTCTGCTTCTACTTTCTTCGTTCCAACTCCAGAAAGTCCGCCGATAATTGCAGCTACAGGACCTAAGAGTAAACCACCCGCAACTGCTCGCCCGATTACAGATTTTTGTTTTTCTCGCAGCTCATTGTTCTTCATGTGCTCTGCTCTTTTTATCTGTCTTAAAGGAAAACTATTCTTCTCACCAATTTCTAAGCGCCTATCTGATACACGTAACTTTGTAAATTCACCAGGCGCTAAATTTGGTATGCCACCAACATGTAAAACATCTAACAGTTGCGCAGAATAGCCTTTATTCTCCATGCTTTTTTTCTCGCCAGAATCCCATATCGCCATGATGACATAGCAAGCAATTATCACGATAATACACCATACAAGAAACATACCCATCCTCCTTTTGTTTGTAAAAATAGCGACCTATTTCGCGTTGTCCACTCTAGTAAATTAGGGAACACTTCATTTTTACTTTTATGAATAGAATTCCTTTTATGTTAAATATGTAAACTCTATAGTATTTACTATTGTTATGTGATTCTTACTATGAAAAAAGGAGCCACTTGTGCGACCCCTTTAGTAAAAATATTAGATGCTGACGGGCTGATTCATGAACGCAGTCACGACATCAATGCCTTTCGAGCCGTCTAGCATATCTGCATTATTAACAATGAACGAATTCTCGCTCTTCTTGCCCTTCATGATATATGTTTGACCTTTCTCTAAAAACTTATGCTTTTTATAGCTTGAAGAGAACATCAATGCTTTGATTTTTTCACCTTCGCAAGATAGTGTCATATGCGCCATCGCACGACCGTTACGATCGTTGCGCACGTTTAACGCTTCAACTACGAATGTGTTATTAACAGTTGCATTATCTTTTAGACGAGAGAAATATGATTTAGCTGATAAGCACATACCCAGTGTTTCACGTTCGTAGCCCATTGCAATTAAACGATCGTATGAATCAACTTCCTCTAAGTCATCTTTGTCTTTGCGAATAATATGGAAACGGTTCACTGTGTCAATTCGGTTCTTACCTAACTTGTCAAAGCCACCCGATTTAATCAACGCCATGCCTACACGTTTGTTGAATGATTTCTTAGGAACACGTTCCACTGCATCTTCAATAGAAGTGTATGGTCTGTTTTCAATTATTGGCGCAGCACTTGCTTTGCTGACACCTTTAATAGAGCATAGGCCGTAAATAATTTCTTTCTTCGTAGCAATCGCTTTGAAATCGAAATCTGATTCATTAATGCTAGGCACAACAACTTTTAATCCGAGGTCTTGCGCTTCTTCTACATATCGAGATTTCTTCGCTTCATCATCTTCCATTGTTAATAGCGCAGCCATGAACTCTGTTGGATAATATGCTTTCAAATACATTGTTAAAATCGTGATGTATGAATAACAAGCTGCGTGGCTTAAATTGAACAGATATGTTGCGTACCCCTCAATGTCCTTCCAGAATTGTTTTAGCTCCGCTTCGGAATACCCATTTGCAATACCTCCAGTAATCGCAGTGCCATGCTTTCCAGTTGGATCGTACATTGGTTGGTCCAGATTGTTTTCGTCATAACCTGCTGGCGCTGGCTCATTACGCTTACCGTAGATAAACCATTGGCGACACATATTCATTTTTTCAATTTTCTTCTTTGCCATGGCTTTACGTAAGTAACTATCTGCTTGGTTATCGTTGAAGTCAGCGACACGTTGGGAAATACGCATTACCTGTTCTTGGTATGCAATGACGCCTTGCGAATCCTCTACGATGTCCCATGTATTAGGCAACGGCTCTTTCGCTTTTTGGATGCCATTCTTAACATTCGCATACATCGTATGCATTCCTGCTTTAAGAGGACCTGGGCGAGCCACAGATGTAATGACTACAAGGTCATTGAATTCAGACGGTTTAATATCGTCAATCAAACCTTTGAACAGATTAGAACCCATTTGGAAGGTGCCGCTTGTCTTTTTATCTCGGAGCAGCTTGAATGCTTTTTCATCCTTCATATCAATGCATTCATATAAATCTTCGAATGTAAGGTTTTCATCAATCGCTTTCAATGCCTTCTTAATAACTGTTACTGTTTTTAATCCTAGAATATCGAACTTAATAGCGTTCAGTGCTTCAAGCTGTACGCCTGTATACAGTGTAACAGTCGTACCATCTTTTGCTTTACGCGTTGGGAATAAATCAGTGACGGGTTCGGGCGTTACTAATACGCCAGAAGCATGTACCCCTACCCCACGAGCAACGCCTTCGAAACGGCGAGCAAGTCGGAAGATTTCTGGATTCGCTTTTTCAAGTGCATCGAAACGTTGCCATTCGTTAGGATCGCTTTCTTTCAATTCGTCGAGGTTTTCAAATGCTAAATCTGGAATATCGAGAATGTCACCAATCTCTTTCGTGATGCCATTTACAACATCGAATGGAATATCAAGCACACGCGCAACATCTTTAATACCAGACTTTACGCCAAGTGTTGAGTAAGTGCCGATATGCGCTACGTGGTCAATACCGTACTTTTCTTCTAAATGTTCGATAACTCTTGGTCGTCCTTCGTAATCAAAATCGGTATCTACATCGGGCGGCGATGTACGATCCGCAGTAAGGAATCGGAAGAACAGCAATCCATTTTTAATCGGATCAATTACGCGTGTTACACCTAGTAGGAACAATGTTAAGCTACCCGCTGCAGAACCACGCCCTGGTCCAGTTGGTACGCCATTTTCGTTTGCCCATGTGATGTACTCTTCTACAGCTAACATATAGGGCGCATAGCCTTTTGGATTGATGATACTTAGTTCGTCACTTAAACGTTTCTCGTAGATACGCAGATTGATTTCAGGATTTTTCGCTTTGTACTTGTATAGGTTTTGGAAGCAACGTGATGTTAGAACAGTTGCGCTATCTAAACCATGCGGAATGTCTAGCTTAGGAAACAGCGGTTTGTCTGAATTCAGCTTCACATCTTCTACAGAAGCGGCAATAGCGTTCGTGTTGTTCAAGCCTTCAACGATTGCTTGAATGTATGTATCTCGGTCGTATAAATCTTTTTCAGCAAAATCAGTCGCTTCAATCATAGAAATCTGTTCAGAGAAATAGTAAAGCATTTCATCGAATGAACGGACCCAGAAGGAATTGTCGTAATGCATACGAGCATCTTCCGCTTTCTTCTTACCAGTACCGATACAAAGTAATGTATCGTGGTCATCGTGATCTGATTGCTCTGTGTAATGAACATCGTTCGTTACGATGAATTGCTTATTGTTTGCACGAGCCCAGTTGATTAATTTAATATTTGCTACCCACTGTTTTTTAAAGTTGTTAGGTTGTAATTCTATGTATAGGTTTTCACCATAAATGCTATCCCACTCTTCTAAGATAGCGATTGCTTCATTGTCTTTACCGCTTGCGAATAATTCGCAGACAATATTATGTACGCATGCTGTTGTGCAAATGACGCCTTCTGAATACTTGCGCATCATCTCTGTGTCGCATAGGAAACGACCATTATATGTACAGTGGTCAGCCGCTTCGGATTGAAGCTTCACTAGGTTGTGCCACCCTGTTTGATTCTTCGCAAGGAAGATAATATGATATTGGCTTGTGTCGTATTCATAATTTCTAATGAATGGTTCGAGCTGTCTCTTCGTAGGCTTTTTGTTATTGATTTTTTCTGGAACATCGACGCCATCTGCACGAGCTTGCTTGATTGCATACTCGGTACGTTCATCGGCAGTTAGGCTCAAAATGTTTGTATCTTGCGTCCAGTAACCTTCGAAGCCAAGAATCGGCTTAATGCCTTCTTGTCGCAAGCTTCTTTAAAGTCGAGTACCCCACATAAATGATTGTGGTCGGTGATGGCCATTGCTGGCATACCAAGCTCTTTTGCTTTCCTTGCTGAATCCTCTGGGCGGTTAAATCCATCCAAGAAGCTATATGTAGTATGTAAGTGTAAGTGAATGAAGTTTCTTACGCCAATGGCAGTGGCGGCATTCTCAATCGCTTTTAAAATAACTTCACTTTCTGTTTGCGGCAGTTCAATTGTTGATAAATCCATAAGATATTTCCTCTATTCGTTTTTATTATTTTGCTCTAGTTTTAAATAAGCATTTGTTAGTCGGGTATTCATTTCTTCCATGGGGATGATTTCGTTAAACCATCCATCAACGGAAATATGTGTTTCGTATATAGTGCGTCCACGAATAGTAGTACGCTTCTGGTTATATGAAAAGGACAGCTTACTAATAGGTGTTCGTGTTACGTATGAAAAGTATTTCTCTATTATCTCGATACTTTCATTCACTCGGTTCAGTGATGCGAAGATAATGAACGTATTTTCCACATCTACACCTATCATTCTTCGAACGGTCCTCAGCATGCGTAGTCCTTCTAGGCGATGTAAGCAATAAATTAAATCCATGTGGCAGCAGGATCCTTTACGACATCTCTTACTCGCTGTGCTGCATTCAACGCATCATCAAAGAAATTAAATGCAAGTACATTGAATAGCTTTAAGTGTGCGCTTCGTTCGTTTAGCTTTTTATTTTCGTGATTGGTACGATAGCAAATATCGCTTTTGTTTATTAGAAGGCATAGGTCTTTCCTATCCTTGAATCGAATAATGAACACATCTTGTTTTTTGTATTCTTCTGCAGATAACTGTGGTGCTTCTGTTCGATAACGCAAGTCGTATCGCGGCTCAGATATAAAGCGTTCTTCTCGGGAGCGTCTATATAAAGAAATCCTATGCTCTTTTATAGAATCGAGCCTTGCATCATAAGCCCACACGACACAGATAGATGTCTCATTTTTATCCATCATCATATCAAGTAGATTCACTACGCCACCCCTTTGTATACCAATTGAATTGCAGATTCCAATGAGGTGATTTTACGAGCGCTAGTGCATTCTACGATAAGCTCAACAAACAGTACGCCATCTTCCCTACGCGCTTTTCCAAAGCAACGATCTAGCACATCTCTATTTTTAACGATGATAATTTCGCCTTCGCACTCAACATCGAATAAAGTATATGGCTTCATCAATGAATTTATAATCGCTTGATGCGATTCAATAAAAGTTTGTCTACCTTTGCACTGAAAGGCCATTGTTATTCTCCCGTTGGCTTTTGCATCTAACGCTACGGATGAACATTTTACAATGCCATACGGAGCATGAACCATCTTCTTAACTAACATGTCTAGCAAGTTCATTTAATCATTCCTTTTCTGATTCAGTCACTTCTAAAAAGTTCGGCTGATTAACATAAATAGTGAATACGGATTTCTCGACGATCTTCGATTCGTTGATTGGTAAGTCTCGGTAATAATCTTTCGTTCGCTTTTCGATACTAGCTATACGCAATTGAGCAGTTGAACTAGGAATAACAACAGACACTCGTTTGTCCTTGATGCCATCTGCAATCAACTCAACATCATCACCGTTTAAAAGTGCTTGCTTCACGCGGCTCTCCAATTTAATGCTTACGCTGAACTTCACTTCAAGATACGTTTTCATTGTTCCTACATTTAGACGAGCTGTGTGCGAATGCTGATTAAAGTAAAATGTTTTAACTGGTAGCTTCATACTTTCACCTCCCTTCAATTACACTACATCATTACGATGCAATGGTTGCTGTACTTTTCTCTGCAACGAATATGTTCGATACATTCAACGTAGCATATCGTTTATTTAAAAAGTTGATGTCGATTGAGCCAACAATATCAATTGTTTTGGGCTCTCCTAGTTGCGAGTAGCGTATGCCTTGTCCCCATGCCCATATCTTCAAGGTACGTTGACCATCGTCTATTTCAAATTCGATATTATCTTTATTCTTTTTAGATACTTTATGTGCCTTCACTGTCACACCTTTTAATACGAATAACGGACGCATGAATTTTTCTCGGTCATAATACAGTGTATTCAACGCATAGAAGTTATTTTTATTTAGGTCTGCAATATGGATTTCACTATCAACCAATACAGTGTCATCTATTTCTAAGTTATCCACGCTTTCTTTAAGCTCTTTGTTTAGAACAGCTTGGAAGGCTTCGATGTTTTCGGGCTTTAGGTTAAACCCTGCAGCTTGTGCGTGACCGCCATACGATTCAATGACGCCCTGCTCAACAGCTGTTTCAAGTGCTGGAATTAAGTCGATACCTTCTGGCACTCGTGCTGATCCAGTGAGCGTTCCGTTTCCACTGACCGAATAAGCTAATGCAGGTTTCATCGTTTTATCGAGAACCTTACTTGCTACAATGCCTGTAATTCCTTTCGGGAACCCTGTCGCATCAAATAAGATAGCGGCGTTCTCCGGTGGGAAGTCCATGCTACCGATGATTTTCTTCGCTTCGTTTGTTCTGCTTTTACGTTCGTTATTCAACTTTTCAATTCGTTCAACGTATTCAAGTACCGTATCAACATCTTGCTCATAGAAGAATCCCGCACCTACATCGACTTCACCCATTCGACCAGTCGCATTTAGTCGTGGTCCAAATTCCCATGCGATGCTGACTGGTGTAACGCTTTCCATACCTAGATGCTTTTTGAACTGCGCAATATTTGAAGGACAATATTTTCGAGAATTCATTTGCATAATCCCTAATCGAATCATGACTTGGTTCTCTTCATGCGGTGGCATCATATCTGCGACAGTACCTAATGCTACAGCGTACAGATAGTCTTGACTGTACTCGTTTAAGTCTGCATATTTTTCAATGCACTGAATGACTTTGTAACTTACACCCGCACCGCAAAGATGGTGGAACGTCGTGTCTGTTTCAATGTGAGGATTAACGACTACACAGTCGGGCAGCACTTCTTTAGGCTCGTGGTGGTCGGTCACGACAACCTCAACGCCATTCGCTTTCAAGTAAGCAACCTCTTCCACCTTCGTCACGCCATTATCATTCGTGATAACGAGTACAGGCTTATTGACTTCCTGCATTCGTTTAACGATTCGTCTGCAGAAGCTCATGCTCAACCCATAACCTTCTGTTCTGTTCGGATAATAAGGATAGACTGTGTTGTCTGAAATCCTGCGTAAGAAATCTGTCATAATAAATCCACTCGTCATGCCATCGCAATCATAGTCATTAAAAGTCCAAATCTCTGCATTCGCTTCAATCGCTTGAACGATTACTTCTGCGGCCTTCATTCCGTTGACGATTTTCTCCGCTGGAATAAGTACATCGAGTGGGTTGTTGAAGATACGGTCAATCGAGTTACTCTCTATCCCACGATTCTCCAGCACTATTTTCAATAGCTTATTGTCGCCACCGTCAACGTTAGTCTGCTTGTCTCTTAGCTTCCACAATTTTCTTCACCTCCTCTGACCTAGAGATGATACGAGCACCAATCTTCGATACTGTGCTGCCTTCCTCTTCTGCAATCGCCTTAATAGCGTCTTTTACTTCTTGTGAAACAACTAAGTTTAAATAACAGTTGCCCTCTTTAATTGCCATATTTAATTTCAGCTCCTTGATAGTTCACAACAGTTGTGAACCTTTATGTGATAATAATAGCACCTTATACCTATAATTACAAGTGTAAACGACAAAAAAGTAGCCATAAAGGGCTACTTTTTTGTTACTTCGGCAAACGCGCTTTTGCGCCAGAGTTTCGAACTCGTCGGATCCACTCTAAATTAATGCCTTGCGATTCTGCAATTGTTCGTATTGCTCGTCTGCGTAATTGGTTTACAGCGTTGATGTGCATGCAATAAGCATCACTGATTTGTCGGTCGTTCCAGTTTTCAAGATAGTACTTCACGATAATCTTGCGTTGAATTGGCGTAAGACCTTGGAAGGCTTCACCGCATTCCTCACCAGTAATCCAACGCTCATCTGGAATCCCCAGGTTGTGTTCGAATGTGTCATCTTCTTCTTTTGTGATGACGCCTTCTCGATTGTATTCATGCAATGTTTCATCATCTACAATCTCGCTTTTAAATTCAATCACGTTGCTTTTAACAGACATTGGTTCTTTTATGTATGAAGTGATGTGACGGTATAAATAGAATCGGAATGCATTATTAATGTATCCGCAGAATGTTCTGCCCATCGGCTCGTAGCGCTTCATCAAGTCACAAAAGACTGTGTGAAGGTCGCTTAAAATATATTCCTCGTCTAGCGCACCGTATGTGTCCACGACGAAATTGAATTTGTCGTGAATCTTGCGGCGAAACTGGTTGTTACTTTTTGTTCTCGAAAGTGCTGATTTCAACTGTTGGTCGTCGATGAATAGACGAACGAATTTTTTGGAAGTACGATCTCTCCAATTGAAGTTACCTGTGCGTACGAGTGATGAATACTTATGGAATAAGTTTTCAAATCGTGCAATCAGTTCTTCCCCTGCGCGTTCCGAAGCTGCGATAACTTCGTCGTCTACTTTTTCATCGTCGAAACGTTTTTTATAAATCATGACTAGATCTTCGATTTCTTGCCATGCGATTTGCTTTTGCTCATACACTTCACGTTGCGACAATTCTTCATTGTCATCAACCTCAGAAGTGATAAAGTCTAGTTCTTCGTTCACTAATTGTCTCCTAACGAATCTCCTCGTCCGAATCCATGTTGAACCAAGCATCTCCTTTAATCCGTTCACGAATTTTAATCAGCACCAGTTTAGGATACATTTCTGGTAAGTGTTCATGTAAAAAATCATATAGCTTGCGTTTGATTTTAAACGTATCTGTTTCGAATCCCTTTGTATCAATCGCAACAATGCTTTCATCATTGCGCATAACAAGGAAATCGGCACTATACGTCATCTTGCGAACCATCTTGTTATCTTCTTTGCGGCGATAACTATTCATTAATACATAGGTAGGTTGTAGTAAAAAGTCTATGATTTTACCCGTAGCTTTTTTCTCCATTAGGAACAAGTAGAATTTTGATTCTTGTACGGAGTCGAACTCGATTCCATTGATATAGCATTTACTGCTATTGAGCTTCTTTCCATTAAGCTCTTTAGTCGTATATCGTTCGTTTCCTTGTTCATCGGTTTCAATAGTTTGGTGTGGTACATCAAATGATTGAATGAAGCCATTGGCCATTAGCTCTTTCAAACGTAGGTAGTATAAGAGCATCAATTTTGTTTTAAACACACAGCCATCCGATTCAAACTTTGGTTGAAGTTTTACCGGTCCCGAATTGTGCTCTGGCTTTGAGCTCTTCTTGACGTTTACCTTCGCTTTACCTTTCACTAATGCTTTTACCATGTTTCTCGCCTACCCTTATCCCCTAATTCTTTTTCTTTGGTTGACTTACTTGTTTGCCGTTTTTTGAATTAGGCATTAACGCTTCTTTCTCTGGCATCGGCACCTTTGTAGCGGGATCTTCCGCTTCGAAATAGTCTTGGTGTTCTTTAACGTCCATGTGCTTCACCCCCTTAATAGTTATTGAACCAGTACTTGCACAGATTATTAACAGGACATATAGCGCAGCCATAATGATCGCGAACGTAATAGATGTTGTTTTCTAAGCTTTTACACACACCATTTATCGTTCCGAATAGTCGTTCGTAGTCTGAGTTTTTTCTGAACGTAAGGCTGTCCTTCCCATGCTTCACATGATGTATGCGAATACCACTTAAATCTTTACCGTATTTCAAACGGTATGCGTACGAGTCAATCGTGTATTTTAATTTTAATGCGTCTAGATCTTCGTGTGACATTCGTGGAGAAAAGCTTGTTACGAGCAGCTCGTCTCTGCCATTTTTGCCAGCAGCGATAACACCCATAACGCCTTCTAGTTTATTCTTACCAGAAGTAATTGCATAAGGAGAGTCGATGTCGATAACAACCAACTTCGTCTCCTTCGCCCAATCGTATAGTTTCATTAATAGCTGTAATCCTTCGATGGCTTTTTTCTCACCGAGGATTTCTTGATACGGTTGGAATACCATATCCCATTTTCGTTTCAATGTTGCAAGTGTTGGTACTTCCCCAAGGCTCAACTGCAAGTAGAAAAATCGCGTAACTTTCATCAACAAGTCCGAAAGCTGTACGGGTTGTTCAGACGGTAGCTTCTTATTTACTGTGATGTCATAGTAAACAGGACACTGCAGATAGTCGAACAGTTGTTGTTCAGTCACATCCATTAGATGTGCTCAATCGTCGCTAGGTTTTTCATGTATGTTTGCATCCAACAAGCGTCAGCAAACATTGCTGTTGGGGTTCCTTGTTGCGGAATGCACGATTTCACTGGAGAGTTTACACCAAACTTGCCTTCAATTGAAGCACAAATTGCATCAATGATTTGTTGTGGCAGTGTGAACTCTGCATTGTATTGTTCAAATAAGTCACGTACGAAGAATAAGTCGCTAGGTTTTTCAACTGAGTGGATATTGTGCAACAGGCATGCTGCCGCTAATACATCTTCAAAACCTTGTTGTGGTTGATCTTCGTGAATAACGCCACGATGAATTAGTAGCCCATGTAAAAGGGAATGCAATTCATCGCTCGCTTGAAGTGTTTCTTTGCTTGCATGTTCTTTCAGCATAGCTGTAACAATACTTTTAATATCCTCATAAGCAATGCTTTCTAATGCAGTTGATTTAATATCGTTCATTTTTAGTCCTCCTATAAAATACAAATAATATTGAAGTTTTTGCGGTTCTTGTAACATTCGACTCCGAATGTAAAATATGTATGGCCGCTTTCCCCTGCATCTTTATAGATGTAAGTATCTGCGGAATCATGAATTGCTTTGTTATGTTTTGATACGATAATCTTCGTACCGATATGTGTCGCAACAGCACTCGTTGCTTTCATTACGCTATCATCCGTTATTCCTCTAAAACTAGAACGTTTGATTTCGTTACTCTTATGTAATTTATGTAGTTCAATTAATGCACTGGCGAAGAATGCTTCGTCTGCAGTTAAGTTATGTTTAATAGCTAATTCATCTGCCAAGTCGAATGAAGCGGATGAAATATAGCCACTATAACAAGTTGTTTTATTTCGCAACAATCGTTTCCCTCCGAATCATCATCGCTAAACGATCTGGTGTGTGACGTTCCGTAGCACAGATATTGTCTTTTGCATTATCCTCTTGGCAAGCTCTGCAATCCTCCAAGCTAGAATCAAAGTTTCTGCAACCATAGCACATAGGGCATAGAGCGAAGCGTGGGCAGTTATCTCTTGCTCCCTTTGCACTCCATTGCTTTTTATTCAGCATCTACGTTAGCTGCTTCTACTTTAATAGCTTGCTCGCTGTCGTACTGCTCAACGACTTCACGCATTGCTTCAATTGATAAACAAACGTCACGACCGTATTGGCGGAATTTAAAAACAGGCTTTCCTTCTAGTGGCATTGTTTTACGTAGCTCAATTTCAGCGCCACTTAACGTAGCGTTTTTTGATGATGTGTATTTAGCGGAACTAATGACACATACATCTTGACGGTTGCCTAATGTAATTGTAGGCTCGCCTTGGTAAATTGGTTGAAAATATAACATGTGAATGATTCTCCTTATCCTTCTAAAATAATTGTGTCGTAGCTTCGTTTTGTTTCAGCGTCCACTTCTTGTAAGCGAGACTGGTCTGGAACAAAGAATGAGTACGTACGGCCTTTGTATGAAGATTTCTTATTTTTAGCCCAGTCCAATTCGATAATCGGACGACGTCCTTCGATTTCAGTGTCAGTGTAGAATACGCCAGCAGCTTCTTTATTCTTAGAAACATCGTTATAAACTAGGAACAGCACTGATGATTCGTATTGATACTCAACTGTATCTTTCAAATCTTCTGTCGTTGGACGACGGTTGCCATTTAGTTTTCTTAAATGCGTTGTACCGAATACAGGAATGTCGAAACGCTTCGCAAGCCCCTTCGACCACTTAGCTGTTTTTTCATTACGCTCTTTCGCTTCTAAGCTCTTGCCCATGTGCTGTACATCGTTAAGGGAATCAATACCCACAACCAGTTTTCTCTCTGGATCAACTGCTTTCAAATATAGGACTAGCTTCCTAATATACTCTTCAATTCCTTCGGCATAACGTAGGTTTTTAGTCTCATCCTTTAAAGCATCTACTACTTTAAACATATTCTTCTTATCTTTCAAGAGTTGAATTCCTTTTTTCGTTTTTCTAAGTACTCTTCAAATTTTAGTGTGTCGGGAGAACCATTATTGATTTCTTCAACGTATCGGCTTGGTTTGCCAACGGCTGAAATTGGAATGCGTTGTTCTGCGGCAATGACACGAGGTAGCACTTCATCTTTCGTGTCATCAATTGTGATTAGTAGCGCAAGCACGTTATTTTCTTCGCACATGCCGACATCGTATAACATCGCCATCATTGCTGCCGTTTTACCCATATTGGATTCACCGGCGAAAATATACAGACCAGATTCAAGGCCTTCTAGTCGCTCTTCTACTTCGGGGAAGTTTGGCAGTTTGTAGCCAGCACCTTTTTTCCAAGCTCGTTCCTCAAAGCTATCTAAGTCATCATCTGATTCCTTGAAGAAGTCAATGTTACCGATAAGCTCGTCACCATCTTCTGCATCTTCAATGATTGCGCCCTCTTGGATTTCAAAGTTTAATTGCGGTTTTGTTGCGAATAGATTTTCGTTTACTGTTTCCTCTGTTGTTGCTTCAATATCGTTTAATTGTTTGTATGCTGTAAATGGATTCATAGTTTAGTCGTTCTCCCTTAAAAGTATTATTTTTTGAATAGCTTACATGTTTCTCCTACGCAATAGCCGCTTCGTTTGAAGTAGTTACAACCGTAACCTCGCCCTGCTTTTGCAATATCATATGCACTTCTTACCGTACGCATTACTTCACTGAATGGTAACGGTGGTTCCGTATTGTCATTCCATGACGCCATAATTTCTGTTGCTTCGTCTAGCGAATAGCCCGCTTGTGCTAGGCTAGATGCGATAGCAACACAGTCATTATTACGATGCCCTTCTTTAGAACCTTGCTCAATTAATAGCTGTACACATGGCAGTGGTGGACGCTTCTTAAATGAGACGATGCTTTTCGGATTGCTTTTCCTATGTGTGGCAGTCACTAGGTTTTCAGCATTGCTTACGATTTTTTGTAAGGCTCCTTGCACCATTTTCTTTTGTGGCCAGTCAACTTGATGCTGTTGAGAAGCGTACTGCTTCATTTCTGTTAAATCTGTTTTGCGCAATTCATCAATCGTAATAGGTACCTTGTACAGACCGGTTTTGCTGTTGATGGTGTTTGGCATTCTGAACAATCGCTTCTTATCGAAGATGGATGTATCAATGAAGCCACCAATTGTTAGGCTATTGATTTTTACCGCAATCGCTTTGTAGTAAACTTCAAGGTTTTTCACAGGCACAAGGCCAAATGATTCTGGTTGCACTAGGATGTGAAACCCTTTTGAACCAGAGAAATATAGCTCAACTTGATCTTCGGGAATACCGAACAGTAATTCAAGTGCGCCAACGGACATTAGTACGTCACGTTTTAAGGCGTTGAAGTCCTCGTCTGTATCGAGCTTGCCATCCAAGTCTAAGTAAACCGGACCGTACATCATCGCTTTATCAATTTCGGTCGTGTCATATATGTAGACTGACGTATAGCAATCTGTTGTTCTGTATTTCTTTACGTGCTTATTAACGTTCTCGTAATAGGTATCGTCAACTGGAATGTAAATCTTTCGAGCGAAATAACCGTCCTTCGCTCCACCCAGTTCTTGATAAGCTACACTCTCCATACAATCTCTCCTTTTCCATTCATTGTGCCGACACGATGCAGCTCATAAGCTTCTTGCTCATAGTTAGAAAGCTGAATCGCTTCAATGTGTTTGTTACGCGCTACGTCAATTAGCTTTAATAGGAAATCAATCGTTGTCCCTATGTCGATACTTCGATACTTATTGAATAAGAACTCAAAGGATCCTATCGTACGCTTTTCGTCGTAAAGCGATTCAATTGGTTGTACAGTTTTTTTATAGTAAGCAATTAAGTCTTTTACGGTGTAGCGGATTTTCATTTCTAAAAAGAATGGTGTTCTTTCGACTGCGCCAGTTGACGAGTTGAATCGTGGAGCTGGTGCCATCAAGCGAAGCTCTGGATGAACGTAGAACGCATCTTTGTCGATAAATGAATCTTCCCACATGGATTGAGGAATTGTATCAAAGCGAACGTCCTCCGCGCTTTCCTTGCTTTCTAAGAAGCTTGTCACTTCTTGCTCTGTAATGCCGCCTTCTAACATATGCGCACATACCGCACACATCATTTTATAGGTATCATCAGCCACTTCACAGCCTAAATAATACGAAACGTAATCGTCTACTATTTTCATTAGGTATAACCTCCTGCGTCTTTTGTACTATTATTATATTACTATAATAAATAAAAAGTCAAGAACAGTTCACAACTTTTTTCAGAACTTCTCGACTTTTTTATTTGAGTTATTTTGTTAGGATTTCATCGAACTGCAAACTTGCGTAAGCATTTTTAATTGGTAGGCTAATATAAATTGTACGTGTATTAACGGACAGATAATGACGGTCGTCGTTGATGCTCGTTTCAATCTCATAGTCAAATATACCGTTGCTATAATTCAAGTACAGCTTCGCGCCAATGTCAGTCAATGTAGTCTCTACAACTTCTGTTGGGGTTTGCAGATAAACCTTTTCACTAATCGAATCAATGAAGTCTGTGTGCTTAAACGCGATTACTGCATTTGATCGAGTGTCTGCATTGAAGTCAAGGAAGTAAATGTGATTCAAACCGAACGGGTATTTACCATTGCTGTCCTTGTAATGGAGTTTAAAAGTAAATGTCACTTCACTAAGGCTCACCTTCTTATCCAATAAGTAGCGGGTTGGCCCAGCATTGATTAATGCGGAATCAATCTCTACAACTTCGTTTGTGTAGTAATCTTTTAACACCATCTTCTCTAAACGGAATGTGCTGCCAATTGTCGGGGCAATCTCAATCATATCAATATCCATTAATGCCACGTAGTTCTCGTCATTGACTTTTACTTTTAACTCGACTGTATCTTCATCGAAGAAATCAAAGTAGTAATCTTTCTCTGCATGATCTTCGTGGTAAAGTGCAGCCTGTACATCACGATTCGTTACGCCATTTAATGTACAGATAACATTATCTCTAAAGATAACTTCTTTGCGACCGCTAGATAGTACATTCAATAAGTTACGCGGCTGACCTGTCGCACTCACTGGATGAATATAGTTTCCGTATGTATCGTATGTGCCATCAACTGCATCATCGAGCACCATTGACTTATTGTAATTACCTAAGCTGGCGCTGTTTAAGTTAAAGCTCATTGCCTCCTGTATTGCATTGCCGATTCGTCGGTACTTCTCTGCTTGCTTTATCTTCTTAATAGCCATGTCGTGCATAGCATTCATTTTATTCGTAGCTTCTTTTGCGAAATTATTTAAATCAATCGAACTTGCTTTTTCAATCATTTTAATAAGCTCCTTTCATTTTTTTTCGAATAACGTTTGTTTGTAAGTCTGAACACATAAGCGCTTTCGTACTTGCGATAACTTCGTCGCATTCTTTCATCACTTGTTTAATATTGTCTGTGTCGTCATTATCTAATGAACGAGTTAAGCTGTTCACTAGCTCTAATAGGAAGATTGTATGTCGGTCGTATTCAAAATTACGTCGATACGGGAAATGATGTCGTCGCATTTAATTCACCCCTATCGCACGAATAAATACGCCTTTTAGTTTTGAAGCGTTACCGTCTTTGATTTTTAGAAGCCCTTCACAAGCGCTGGATGCACCAGAAGATGTCTCAACAACATAATACTCATATTCTCCTTGGGCATCTGCAACATATAAGCCTGTTTCATCTACGAGCCCCTCTTGCTGTTGACCGAACAATTTGCCATCTGTTTCAATATGGAAAGACTTTGATACGTTGACCGCATCCTCTGCATAAGAAAACTCTAGTACCTCTAAAGCCTTTGGATTATCTATCGAGTTTCCGATGAAGTTTTTATTTGATGGCTCATTGGCGAAGTATGCGCGAATAAATGTCGCATCCTTCACATATATTTTCACATGCGATCCCACGACTTCATCGAAGTCCTTCGTAATATCTACATAACTAACAGTACCGTCTTGATGCATCATACGAAATTTGTTTTGTTGTGAGAACACTTCGTACTTATGCGCATCGTCTAGATTTGACTCGTATCGCAAATAAGCAACGTTCTCTACTTGCAGACCTTCATCAACTAAGCAAGTATAGGAAGTCGACGTACTAGCTCCTACTTGTAGAAGGTTGTGATTGTTGGATTCATATGGTGACATAATCGTAGTGATGCCATCATGTACCAGTGTGAGCTGAATGTCCTCATTATTCGTTTCGTCACTCTCAACAAACAATGCTAGTCGGGTTCCTCCTGGCACATCAAAGGCTCCGATGTCTACATTCAAGTATTCATTCGTTTGGTATAGATCGAAGTCCTTCGTTATGCTGACAACGTTCTTCCCATCTAATGCTGTCCCTGCTTCTATTTTTGCCTTTAATAGTGTTCTTTCTGAACGAATCAGAATATCTCGCATGCTTGCTTTTACGCGACGTTTCGTTTGGTCTAAGTTGCTCAGGATTTCATCGTAGATAATTTCATAGATGATTTCTAAGTCTTTCATGATTTCTCGCAATCGCTTTGCGTAATCCTCCGCATCGAATGTCATATCGTTCTGGATGTTTGTGTGTGTGTAAATAGCGATAGATGCATCAATGTTCGCCAACCGCTTCTCAATATTCCCTGTGTTCAATGGAATACCGTAGTAGACCAATTGCTCGATAACTTGTTGTCGGTAGAAGTAGAGCTTTTTAATATAGTCGCTAAACATTACGCATCCACTCCTTCTTTGATTACTTTGATATTTGCTATTGCAACGGTTTCGTCGTATCGTCCCTCGATTACAAGTACAGCGCTAGAGATATAATCATCAATCAACAACGTATTATCAATCTGTTCTGTACCATCTTTTCTGCGAATGAACTTAATTTCATCATTTGTCGCAGCTACATTGATTGGTACAATTTTTTGTGTAATGCTTCCGTTAATAATTAGCGTGTATGTAAGTGAGGCTTTTTCGTTTTGCGCATCATTAATTTTATTTGCGTAGACCGCAATCATTTTAATTTTTGCACCTTTGTCGATTAGCTCGCGGCTTTGCATCGACATGCTTTTTTCATATGTATGTTTTGAAGCAACAATGTTATTAAGTTTTACACTGTGTCGTTTCGATTGATAATCGCGTCGGAAGCGGCTGCCATTCTTTATGAATGCACTTGCATACGATTTTTCTTTCATCGTTGTCATCCTGCCACCTCTTCTTCATAGCCTAAGATATGTGAATCATATGTATTGTTTTTAAATCCAATGCGCACATAAGTAGAAGGTGTAATATCTATAATCCCTGTACCGTATGCGACTGCTGCATCTCGATATGATGCTCGTACGTTATTAAATTCTTCTTCTGTCACTAGCTCAGTAATCCAGTTTGTACCGTCAGTGCTTGTTTCGACGAACGCAATTTGCAACGTTTTCGTATCAGAATCAATGATTAACTGGTCGAATATTTTTCGTGATGATAGCACAACGGTGCAAGATAAATCCTCATAGAAATTCTTAAATTCAATCGGACGAGTCTTTCCGTCGTTTGGCGAGTGGATGCGTGAGTATTCAAAGTACGATGTGATGTCGTTATCAATCATGTTTTCTCGGTCGGTTGAAACTAGGTCCTGTAAGAATGTCGTTTCATTTGCCAGTGCATATTGATTACCTTCGTACCCATTGCCTGTGATGCTCTCAATAGCGAGCGCTACTTCTTCGTTATCTGAAACTGGTGGATAAAATACGCCGTTTAGCTCAGTGAATTCCCCTTCGAAATCGTCTACTGTTAGATTTTCAACGATTGCGCCAGTGAAGTTTCCGTTGATGTAGTTCAAATCAGCAGCGATGGTTTCCTCTGTGCGTATGTTTGTTTCGATTAAATTACCGTATGTATTTACTGTGCCAACGATTTCTTCGAAGTCTGTAGCAATCGCTACAAACGTTTCATCAGCATAATCAATAGATTTTCCTAGAGTGTTATGTATAGAGTTGATTGTATTAATTTCAGGGACCCATTCTGGATGCGGCATTACACGCAATGCAGGGGCGGTTAGTTTGTCGTCATTAATTTCAAAAATCAAATCTGCGTCTGGAACGCTTCTGACAGATTTGTTGTGCTCTTTGATAATCGTAGCTTTATCCATTTAGATTGCTCCTCTCTCCATCGACAACCAGCATCGCGCGATTGATTCTAGCCATGTCGTGTTTTGTATCAGACAGGTTGCGTAGTACATACTTTGGAACAACGTACGATTGATCTCGCACATAAAGTGTTTTAGCGTCATCAATATCAACTGGATAATAACTGACCGAGTAGCCTTCTAGTGAATCAGCCTGTGCTTCTTCAAATGTTTTCGACACCATTTCACCTTTGTAGTAAACAGTCATGCCTTTTGTTTCATCTACTGGGAATCGTGTTGGCATCCCATAAAATATCTTTTCATTTCTAATATATGTATCGCCTTTTGGCATGATAGGAAACTCTTTCCCACCGATAAGTATGCTGGCTTCAACGGATGTCGAGCTGCCACCGTAATATGTAAGGTCTAGTGATAGATAATCACCATTGATTTTCATTTGTCGTGAAATGAAACAAGCACTATGTTCGGCTACTTCCTTCGATAGCGTAATGTCGCTTATACCAAAGTGAAAATAATCTTGCTCTGCTAGTGCAATCATTTCTTCGTTTTCGGGCTCTGCATAGTTCGCAACGAACACATACATTGTATTTGAGCGAATTTCAATCTCGCCAATTTGAACTTCTGTACCTAACGCTTTTACTGGATCGCCTAGAGTACCGATTCTAAATAGCATGTATCCCTCTTCAAATTCATCATCGACTTTTAGGATTTTCCTTGTGATGCCGCCTTTGAACTCCGTAATCAATACGTTGTCATTCTGGAGCCGTACGTTATAGACTTCATCAATGATGCTTGCGTCCTCCAGGTAATCAACGTTGATGGTAAACACATCGGATAAAATTGCTTTCGCATTTGAATAAATGATTGGCACTATACCACCTCTTCCGTTGTTGCGACTGTGAATTTAATTTTATGTATTTCTTGTTCAAGGAACAGCCCGCTATTAACATCTGCCACTTCTGTTTCAACATTGTAGTCGTTGAATACGGAGATGGCGATAACTTCACCATTCATCTCTTTAAATGAAATGCGGTTCGCTTTAAATGGCGCATCTGGTTCAAATATAAAGGTAGAAGCCACACGACCATTTAGTCGAGAAGACTCTTCGATAATCAATTGAATTCCTTTGCCTTTTTTGTATTCTGTCACATCAATCAGAATTTCTCCACGATTACTATAAACAATGCCGTATTGCCCGCCTGTCGCAGTAGATGTATAAGGGACTAGCCCACTTTTTTCTACTGTACAATTGCTCATGATTGAACCATCACGATCACGATAAACAACTGTCGTATCTTTTTGAAGAAAAGTATCTTCAATATAAATAGAAGGAGTTTGTCGCATAACATCTAAAACATTGTTAATTGAACGTTCTACATTGTCCATTCGATTGCTATATCCTTTAATCTTTTCATTGGCAAATGTCTCAATATATTCATTCAGTTCAAATGCAATGCGTGTCTTTTGGTAAATGCTATTCAGTGAGCTTTCGAATGACGCAAACGTGTCGTTAAATGCTTTAGCGTCCAATAAATTTGTTTGCTCAGTAAGCGTTGGCTGGCTCCTTTCTCGAAGCATGGCAATAGCCGATGCGTAGTTTTTTGCTGTATTCAGCATGTGTATTCCTCCCTTGTCTCAAAAGACTGAGGACATTTTAACATAAAAGGGGACCCCATAGTAGAGGCCCCCTCGTTCAGTGTATGTATGTTTTAAATTGTTGCATCCAGTGTTAGGTTGATGTGAGAAATCGCACCGTATAAATGCTCTTTAGATTCTTCATCCAATAGGACGTTCGATGAATACGGAGATTTCCATGCAATTTGCAATTCATATTCATCGAATAAAATTGGTTCACCATCTTCATCTTCAAATACACCCTCAAAGATAATGCGGTCCGATACTGTATCATCTTTACGAATACGGTCACGCACAACACAGCTAGGCGCCAACTCTGCAGCTACACGTTTTTCAGTTTCGTACGTAGCGGTATCTTCATTGAATGTATGCTTAATTGCCACTAATCGCACCACGTAGTTGTCGATGTTCAATACATCTGCTCGTGATTCAATTTCAACAGCACTTTCTGCAACTACTTGGTCAATACCGTTCGCTACGCCTTTAATCAATTTACCGCCAACAATAACATGGCCACTATTGACGGCGTTCAATCCAATGCCGTTTGTTGAGTACAGGTCGTAACTTCCGCCAGCACCTTGCTCTTTTGCAATAGCGAATAAGTCGCCAGCTTTAATGTGCGTGTCGGCTTCTGCAGCAGACACTTCAAACATACCTTCTCGGTGAACACGTAATGTTACACGAGCATATGAAGCTTTCATGCAATCCGGTAGCTTACGACTAACAGTGTACAATCCATTTTGGAATGGAACGATTGTGTTTTCTACAATCTCTCGTGTACCAAATGAATAGTAAAGCTCTTTACCTTGGAAGTCGATGTCGATTGTCGTTGAGCTGTCATTCGAGTTGTATGCAACCTCATGGAAGCGGTACATTGAATTGTTCGTTTGTAGGTCTGCTTCAACAGCGCCCTCTTGACGATACAATGTATTGAATGCAATGGCGCATTCTGTTGGGAAATCTTTACCGTTTGGATTCTCTGTTACTACGACTAAGCAGTAACGGACAGGAATCAAGTTATCATCGTGTGAACGAACAACAGGATATTGGTCGCCATCGCGGAAAGTGAATGGGAATACGTGACTATTGCGTCGAGAGCTGACAACAAGTGGCTGAGATTGCGCAACGATTAAGTTATCTTCTTGTGCTTGTTCTACGTTTTTAAAGTTCGCACGATCACGCTCATGAATCACATAAGCTGTTAAGGTTTGCGATTCATCTAGCTTCGCTTCATTCACTACTGTTCCACGCAATTTTAAATCGCATAAGTAACCGGCAGTTTTATCTTCGACACCGCTGAACGCTTGCATGCCTAATTTAAACGAATACGCTACGCCCGTTCCGTTACCTACGATATTCATGTTCTTCACGTACTGGTCGTCATCGACTGTTGAGTGGTTTACCTCATTGCTTGGAACGTTTTCATCTTTAGATGCGAAAGCAAATGAACCTTTGTAATAAGTACCTAACGACTTCACTACTTCAACATTTGAAATGTCTGTATCGCCAGGGTATGAAGGCATGAAGGTGAATGTTTCATTTTCCACATCGGTTACGCGGCATACGTGTCCACCATCAATATTCTCCGCTACATTTTTAATGACTAAATAATCTCCGATGAATACGTCATTTGATAAATCTTGAGTCGTACGAATTTTGCTAGTTGACAGGAACGCTTCAATTTCGCACACAGGATCTTGATTGTAAATAACATCATGCTTGTTGAATGTGTCGTGGAAGCCTTTGTAGCTATCGACGTTAGCAACAATGCCCTGGCGAGTTAGGTCAGATTTTAATTGATAGAACTCGTCTCGGATGTCCGTCATTTCTTTTGTGTACGTTGAGCGAATCTTTTCAAATGAAGTGATAATCTTACCGCCATCATCTACTGTTAGGTATTCGCTTGCTTCTCGGTCGCCCAATTTCAAACTATTACTGACAGTGTGACGGTCGCCTTCGATTGAAATGGCGATGTTGCCAGAGGGAATGCCTGCAACGTGTAATGTGTCATAGGCTGATTCGTCCCCTGCTACAAAGCCTTGCTTTAATTGCAGATACGCTTGTAAGTCCTCTAATGGAAGAAGGCTTAAAGATAGCTGTGTTAAATCATGTGCTGTTTTTGTCATGTGTGTTACCTCCACTCGATTGTTAATAGATGGTCTTTTGTAATGTCCTCAATGGACTTGTTAAATAAACGTTCGTATTGTTCAGCTAATACAGGATCACTTGCTACCAATGTATATAATGGATTGGTTTCTAAATGCGCTTCATACAATTTGTCGTGAATCAGAATCTTACGTTGCGTCGGTACAAGCTCATACTCCTCATTGTTCCAGCGTAAGCCGAGGAACCTGCCATCTAGGAAGAACAACATATGGTCCTTGGTATCTACTATGTCGTGATTGATTCCGCGCTCGTCAAGGTCAATTGATACGCCATCTGCAAATGATGTGAAAACGAAACTATCTTCATTGCGTGAAAGTAAATTACGACGCTCGATTAAGATACGGTCATCATTCATCATCGGCACATCCACCGCTTCGTCGTTGTAATCAATCGTTGATAGCGTTGGGAACGTATCGGTAGAGCCGATTAATTTACGCGTGGCATCTTTAAACATAATGGTATGCGCATCGAGAATTGTGTAACTCTCTTTTGGCTGGCGAATACCAGAAACATATACTGTTAAAGAACCAGGATAGAGGGACTCTTTCGTGCGGTAGATATTGCGCCCATTGTCGATAGCATCACTTGCATCTAATACTTCACGTTCGCAGCTGCGTACTTCTCCTTCGTCGGGCTTCTCAATAATGTATGAAACAATGCCGATTACTGGATAAGGCAATTTGAAGCCATTACCTAGTTTCATTTCTTCGACGTCGTATTGGCGTACACCATCAACGAACACCTGTAATGAATTACGCCCCGGTACGTACGTTACATTTTTTAAGTAAAACGTATCTTGCCCATACCAATCTAGCAGTTCATCATACGTCTTATTCTCGCTTTCATCTGGAATAACGTTACCTTCCATTCGACCAACGATTAAAGGGTTACTGATGCGACTGGCTAATTTATATGCGTACACACGTACATCTGCATCATTCCCAATGCGTTCTCTAAACAGAATTGAACGAGGGGCTTGTGTGTATGTATTCGTCAGTTGTTCGATGTATGCGGCATCTTCATCGCTAATTAGCTGCCACTCATTGTAGTACGTGCTATATGAATAGTAATTATATGTATTAAGATTCTCGTCAAATGCGCTAACAATGCGATTATCTTCTCTCTCTGCTTCTGCTAAGTTCAATTTAGTAATGAAGCGGTGATCTAATTGAAGGAATCCATTTACGTACACTAACGCTTCATCTGCGCTATTTGTACGGATGACATCTCGGTTATCGCCTTCGCTATAGAGCGCATGGAATGTATCAAGCAGCACGATGTAACGTTGCATCTGCTCTAGGCATTCTCCTTCATCTCCATCAATAGCTACACAACGTTGACCGTTCTCGTCATGGAATGTATAAATCGCTTCTTTTGTAACGGCATTGCCTTCCACGAACAGCATGACATGTTCATCTTCTGGAACGTCTGGGATTGGAATGTACCATGTTTGTTGTGTATCTGAATACAAACTTACATGACCACTGCTAACAAATGAATCTGCATCGGGTACACCGTTAATCTCTGATGGCACATAAAGGTCCATTACAGTGTATTCCATGTTCGCATGAGCACCAGTAATGTACATACGGTCAATTGAGCTATCGTATTGAAGGTCTGCAGAATCACTACCAGCGTGAAGTGCTTCACCATTTACAAAGACTAATGGGTTGGTGTATTTTTTGCGCAATCGGATTGTTGCGCGGTTATGTGTGTACTGTGCCTTAATGACACCGGATTCCATGTGTTCAACATTCGACATGACCATTACTTCTAAATCATCGTCCATCTCTGGATCTGTAATTTCCACGTAGTCGTCCACTGGATCATATGTATATTGCTTTGGGTCCAATTGGTAGCCTTCAACAAATACGTTGACGCCACCAGTGAGCCCTGTTGTTGCAAAGGTATGTCGTAGCTTTTCATCTAGTACTTCAAGCTCACCAGATGAACGAATCCATCCGAATGAATAATGCACAGCAAGGATGAAGTCATACTTCAACGCAACGACATCACTTAACAGGATGCCTTGATGCTGCGCTTTGTAATCTACAGTTGGTCGCAATAGTGAACCGCCGTAACTTTCACGACGGAACCCATAGAACTCTGTATTACTTGATGTGTGATTGATGAACTGCGAAGTCTTGTCTAATAAGAATAATTTCTTTTCGACATTGCGTAGCTTCGCTGGGTTGACATGCACCCATGTTGAATTGTTTTCAGAGATAAGGCGCTTATCATATTGCACTGTCACAGCGTTCACTCGGTCATAGCCTTCTTTTAGATGGCCATAACTATAAAAGCGTCCAGTGTCTACACGCGGCACAAGGAATTGAGCATACTGTTCATCTTCTTCAATTGTGCTGCCGATTTGATTAATCGGGTCCAGAATCAAGAAATCCTCAAAGATACTAACGTTTAATTCACTCTTATCTTCTAAGATTGTTTTAACCGGTCGCCATCCATTGCCGTCGTAGTAAAACAGCACATCTTGATTTAACCAAAGCTGACCGAACACTGGGCTATCGCTTGGATAATCTGTTAGCATCTGGTCAGTGATTTGGAACTTCTCACCGAATACGTTGAGCCACTTATCTTTCGCGATGTCGTAGTAGCGAAGCTCGCCACCGTCATCATCTAAGTACAGCCCGCGGTCAATTACTGGTTCGGGACCATCTTCTCGATCAGTGCGGTCAACGTTTAAAGTAGAGACGGTTTGTAAAACACGTAACGTTTCGTTATCGAGTACCGCCCCATTTGAGCGCCCTTCTTTGTATGAGCGCTCGCGAATTGTTTTCCCTCGCATGGAATTCCCTCCTATCGAATTAAAATATCGAATTCTAAATCAACATCGAATGTGTTGAAGATTTCAATGAAGCGGCTGTCACGCGCGATAACAGATACAGCGTCGCCATCAATGAAGCGGCCTTTCGTAATACCAGCTGCAGTATCTTTCACACGTACCTCGACGCTTAAATTCATCGCATCTTTGCCGTAACGGAATACATCCCAGATGTCGATTTTAACGCTGCCGTTGTAACCAACAAGTGATTGTAAGCGATAGATGTAGCCGTAATCATTGTTGACATGCATATTGTCATGTACAACAGTGACGTTGTAATCGACTGTAATCGCTGGATATGAAACTTCATCATCATAGTCCTCGCCAAGAAGTGTCAATTGACCTTCATCTAATACAATGGCAATTTTACAATTATCTTCGAATACAGGTGTTTCATCCTCTGTCACTTTGAAGCGAGATGTCATTGTCTCTGTAGATGATGATTCACCTTCGTCGCCAACGATGACTAAACGATGACCTAAGCTATGCGCAGTATTTAATGCAATCTCTTCACCTTTCGTACCTGGATCAACAAAGAATGTTGGATGGTTCTCTACTTCTAACATTTCTTGTAGATTGAAGTAATTTTCATCGCTATCTTTGTCGCCAGACAGGTCTAGCCATAATTGTGCTGGTCCATATTTCTGACGGCCACGAGCAATCGCATGGAAATACTTAACGGAGATTGTTGTACCTACCTCAAGGAATTGACCTAACATCAAGTCACTTTTGATAATAAAATAGTCTGCATCCGCTTCGATTAAACCGCCACTAGCTTCTGCATCCACGTATTTTACACCATTAATGATGGCGTGGATATAGCCGCGACCACGACGATAGAAACCTTTTTTTAAGTGGAATTCATAACCTTGATTTGTAATTTCACCCTCGTATGTATCGCCTTCAAATTCGTACCAGAAGCGGCGTGTCGTTACATCATTTTGTTTGATTGTGTATGTTTCTTCATAGCGTGTGATTTCTGCTGGCGGCATAACAGAGCCGTCCATGCGCAATGCTAATGGTGTGAAGAAATCATTTCCACCAAGCTTTGAGTAAAGTTGGCCAGTTTGCGGATCAGAACGTAGCGAACCGTCGGGAATTCGTTTCATATCCAATGAGCGTTCATCCTCATTGATAACAAGTGAGCGTCCATTTTCAATAATTGTTTCGTTCACTTTTTTTACACCACGAATATTCATATATGATTCCTCCTTGTAATTTGACTTTCAATAGATTAGTACCTTCAATTTGTAAACCTATACACAAAAAGCACCCAAAAACGGGTGCTTTAAGTTATGCTTCGTGTGCGCCTGTGTGATGGTCGTTATCGTCATCCTTTAGAATACCGAATACAATAAGCAGACCTAGTAGCAATTCAAGTACATGTCTTACTTGCTCACCCACCATTTGTCCATCAAAGCCATTTTCATAAGCTAGGCCTTCTACTAACAATACGATAGAAGCAATCAGTGCAATAGCTTTCGTTTTGCCAATATTTTTTAATCGACCTGCATACTTATATGCTTCTAGTTTTAAGATGGTTGAGAGAATTTTTGCAGTGTTCATATTATGTATGCCTCCTTACATTCCGAGCAGACTTGTTAGGTCAACGTTAAACAGCACTTTTAATAGCACAATAATAACAATGAATACGATACCGCCTTTTGAAAACACTTGTGTTAGCGTTTCGAACCAATAGTGTCGTGTTTCGTCACGAGCTGTATTTTCTCGTTCACGCTGTTTTGTTTTCTCGACTTCACGTTGATTGATAATTTCCCATTGTTTATCAAGGACGTTATTAATCGTCGTACGGGTATCGCGATTTTCTGACATAATTGTGTTTTCTAAGCGCATGAATCGTTGGCTCATTTCGTCGAAACGTTCATTTGTTTTGTCGACGCGAACATTCGTGTCCTCGATTTCTTGCTTCATTACACGACCGTCTTCCTCTAATGTTCGTAGACGACCTTCGTGATCTTTCAGCATAATCTCGCAGTGATAATGTGCGCCAGTTTTCTCAGTGTTACTCACGTTAATCACCTACCGTTTTGTTTTTTTGTAGAACATTTTTAGCATTCTACCCAAGAACAAAGACACACTGGTTTCTTAGGCCAGTGTGCTTTAGAAGTTCTACCAAGTACCGCCGTCAATTACATCGAATGATAAATCTGATGCATTAACATCCGCTTCAATGCTGATATTGCCTTCTCCATCTTGTGCAAGTTTTAAGCTGCCACTTTGGAAGTTGACTTCTTTTTTCTTAGTGGTTACAACGTTTTCACCGTTTACTCGAAGTAATAAGCCATTCAATGTATTTTGCGATTCCGTTGGCTCTGGTGGGATAGGTGTACTACCTTCTCCAGAACCGTTCACTGCTGGAAGCCCTTTGTTATCATCCTTTTTATTGTCATCGAATTTCACAACAACCATGGATAATCAACTCCTTTTCGTCTGTATTGTGATACATAGTATCAGTACCGCTACAGACGGCTCATTTAACGGATTTCAACATACAATTCTTTCAAGTCGTTATTTTTTAATGTTTCATTTGCTGCGTCGAATACTAGCTCGATTGAAACGTAATTGCCTGTATTTTCTTCAGTGCCGTTGTTTGCATCGCCTACGATTAATCGTGGGAGGACGACGATCGCTTTGTTATTCTGAATAACGAAATCTACTACGCGGCCATCTACCTTTAACGTGTAGTAATTAAGCAGGTTGTTATCTTCTACATTTTTGTAATAGAAGTACATGGTCGGCTTAGTAACCATGTCCGTATCTTCTGTGCCATATCGGTTGTTCCACAGTTGTAACTTTGTAACAAGCTGTTCATCACCACTATAGTTCCCCATGTTATGTTCATATTTTGCTTTGTATGTATCATCTTCTAATACGAAGAATTTTAATTTAGACATATGTACCTCCTATAATCCAAAGTGGACGCCTGTAATTTGTACAACGCCGCCCATTAGAATTGATTCTTGTGATAGTGCAAATTGGATGCTGTCCTTCGTTTCCTCAGCTTCATAATCGACACCTCGTTTTAACACTTTCGATTGACCGTTCATTTCTTGTGAAAGAATGTAGAAATCTCCAGCCACCAAGTCTTTAATGCTAATCAATGGCTTCACATCAACCAATGTTAAATATGTATTGCTCTTCAATCCTTTGCGAGCAGCCGCTTCTAAATTACGGATGCTTAAAATCGAATCAGCCGTAAGGAAACTATCGAATCGTTTAACCGCTGCTTCGAGCGTTTCCATCTTGTCATTCATTTCAGACATTTTGTTGTTCGCATTTTTTGCAATCGTATTCGCTTTCTCCACTGCAGCATTAGCGCTCACTAACGCTTCGTTGACTGTCTCCTTCATTTCTATTAACAGTTTATCTAAGTGAGAGTAGCTAAATACATTCTGCTGTACGCGGTAACTAATCGTCTGGCCATCTTCGGCTTTGTTGCGCAGCTTAAAATATGTACTAAGTTGGGTCTTATCAGAAGTACCTGCAGCGATGCCTACTTCTCTGCATTCGTACCAATCAATATTGCGTACTAAGCGACGACCGTCTAAGTATACTTCCAATTGGTTCTCTCCCATTCGATATTCTTTACGTGTCGTGAAGTTCATTCCATCAAGATCTGGTGCGGCTTCGGAATAGGTAATACTGTTATCTTCTACATATGAGCCAACACGTTCAAATACAGTGTTAATTGGGTTTGTTTGTACGGTATGCGTTACGATAATTTCAACGAAAGAAGGTTCGTCCAAAGCGTAGTTCAATTTAATTCCAATACCTGTACCGTTAGTTTCATCACCCTCAACAATCTCTGTGAATTCATCTTGCATAAGAACATTATTGTTAACATTCACTTGTACTTCATAATTGCCTGGTAAGAAGCGCATATCTTCACGATGCTCAAAATTGAATGTTTGTAAATCTTCTGGGTTGTCCTCGGGTTTATAAAAAGCAAGGCGAGCAATCAACGATTCATTACGAGCGTTTACCAGCACCCATTGCTCAACGCCTTCGATACTTAACCATACATATAGTTTATTATTTTCTACGTCGTACCAAAACGTGCGAAGCTGCGGTACAGCTGGCTCTTCAAAATAAATGAAAGTACCTTCGTATGGAATTCCGTTTAGATACAGCTTGTTGTTTTCATCAACGTATACGGGACGAACCTCTTGATAAGGCGGCGTCGCATAAACCTCCAACCGGTCTGGATCATCAACGATTGTTTTCACATAGCACACGACAAACTGGTCAGCGTAGTCATCACGCGCAGCGATAGAGCTTGACGTTGAGTTAACAGATTCAACAATTTTAAACTGGCCATCTTTTGTAACGGTCACAATGTCAGTACGATTGTTCGCTCTTAAGTATTGTACATTTACCTTTTTGCCAGCATATCGTTTGTCCAACGTTAAGATGTTCTTATCAATATTTGTTGCTTGGATTCGTGTATTTCTTGTATCACTAATCGTGATTAGAAGTTCTTCCTCAGAATTAGGATAGGCACTGCTATAATAGCTGCCTGTTAAGTAACCACGATTCTTTAATGAATACGGTGCGTAAGCAAGTGTGATGGTACCATCTTCACCTACAATATATGTGTCACTGTCAATGGAGTCTTTATATGTAATTTCCTTTGGAAGAATGAAAGGTATTTGTAATGTCGTGCCTTTGACTTCCTGTACGTCACCTTCTCGTGTGACAATTTTCCCTGCTGGAATATGTAGTGTATAGTCATTAACAGTTACCTTAAAACCGTCAATGATGCCGAATCCGCCAACGCGAACACGTTCTTGTTGTAGTTGCCCTTCTAATTCATAGAAGTTGGACATAATGTCGTTTGAGCGAATACTTTTCGCAAAATCAACAAGAGTCATTTTTGTCATCTTTCTTCACCTACTCGTATTTTATTTTGATGATTTCGCCCGATGATTGATGCTTTTCAATCTCCGAACGAATCTCTTTGTCGTACTCTTCCAATTGACGGGGCAATTTTATCACAACGCCTGAGCTAATGCGATACGGTCGTCCTTCGATACTCGCAATATCAAGATAGTTGTAATCATCATCATATTGCACAGGTAAACCACCGCCGGGAACAAAAGCATCGAACAGTTTTCTTGTGTTCTTTTCCACGACGTCCAATCGCAGCAATGGAATATAGTCATCAGAAAAATCTGCCTGTCTTAAAATAAATAACTCTTTTATCATTGGTTTCGCACAAATGAGGTATGTTCCGTTTTGCTTAGGTACGTTTGCTACTTGTGCCATCGTATCTAATGAGTATTTGCTCGATTTAATCGCATCTACTGTTACTTCATAAGTTGACGCCATTTCTTGTACGCGATAGTTGTAGCTCGTTTCACGACGGTACAACTTTTCTTTATAGTGAACGATGCTACCATTGCGTGTATAAATGGATGTGGTTCCTTTTTGTCTAGTTGGATCAGTCGGAGATAACTTAGCAAAACGCAAGTTTCCTTCAAGCGTTCTTGATAGATATTTCACGTTGCTATTATCTGTTTCGACACCATGGATCGTGAAGGCAGTAATATACGGGTCCACTTTCGTCAATAGCTTCACGATGTTGATAACGCTTTGGTTATCCATATAATAATTTTTCGGAGAATACAGCATCGAAATCGTTTCGTCTGCAATCCAATTGGTTTCTGTCTGGATGTTTTTATATCCTCGATAATAAATATATAGAAGCATTTCAGATATGAATTGGCGATTCGCAAGCGCAGCTTCAAAGATGCCTTTTTCAGAGAATAATAGGAAGGCATTTCCAACGTTTTCAATGGCGCCCACTGGCTGATTATCTACGAATAAATAACGTGGTTGGTAGATGTCGTTACTTGTGCCGCGTAGCTTTGCCAGCAATTCATTCATATACCAATAGCCTGTTATTTTATCTAGCGTAATGAATTCTTCTTTATAACAGAATGGTTCCTGTATCACGTAATTGAATGGCTCTTGCATATCTAGTGCAAACCCTTCGTCGTCAAATATTTCTTGAGCGCTTACTTTTTCAAAAATATCCTGCATCTCATTCGTAGCAATCAGTACGTTAATATGCTGGTGAAGGAAGTGCTCAAAATCGATCACTTCGTTCGTTTCTGCATAATGGACCCCATCGTGGGATTCGATAATTAGAAGGTCTAGTTCGGATTCGTTGAAATCATAAAACGAATCAATCGACGTATCTTCGTTGTTGATTCGCATATTCGCAGGAATCATTCCTCTACGACCGCCATCGCCTGTTATTGATACAAGGTTTTTGGCGATGCTACTCATGCTAGATTCAATTACGCCAATCCGAAGATTGACGGCTTTTGTAATATCAAAGTCCATGTTTTTCTTTACAGTGACAGAAGCTTTAAAACGCTCTGGTGTAAATTCTTTTACGATACCTGCTTTTATTACGTTGACACCATTCACTTTTTCAATGAATGTCGTGTTGTCAGCAACCGTTCCCGCTTCATCAAACAAGTATTCGTTTGTATCTTGTACAGGTGTATATGGATATACCGGCTCTGTAATGTCACCTTGGTCAGTGATTTGCGTGATTTTCTCAACGTTCATATTGATTTCACGATTCTCTACAGACACATAGGCGATTGGGATGTCGCCATCCACAAGGGATTGGCGTTCTTCTATTTTGCTAAATGATGGATAGATCTTCATTGTGTCCTCTCCTTAAATTGATAGCACGATGTATTTATTGTCGTCCGGCTTAAAACCAGTTGAAATATACTGGCGCACTGAACCGTCGTCACCAAAATCGTATAAAATTTTTGTCGATGTGGAGCTTGAAATATCAACCTCATAAGACTGCAGCTCTTTGTTGTAATTGATTGCGTATGAACGCTCTTTTAAATAGTCAACTACGAAGTAAGCATAGGCTTTAGATACAGCGTTTTTTAAGATGACGAAGCTACCATTCGTGTCGACTTGGTAATCAGACGGTGAAATCATGTCATATTCCGCGGCGAAATTTTCAATCGTATCTACCCCTTCACTGATTCGATAAATATTTTCTTTATGGACGTTGATTCCATTAGGGATTCCGTATACAACGACATCTGGATTATTAGTGCGCAATGATTTTTCAAGCGAAAGCGCGGCTTTTTCATTTGTGAACCATTCACGCTCTCGATTCGTATACGCATACTCAGCGCCATTTTCATGCTCAATGATTCGATATGAGCTAGATAAGTCTAATGGCTCGTAGTATTCATCCACTGCAAGCACAGGAGATGTTATGGTGTTTGGTACATAGTACTTGTCAGTCACCTCATTCAAGTAGTCAATCTCTCTTCCATCTTTGTAACGAACGACAAACCGACTAATGATTGCATCTAGATTATGCAGTAAGTACAGAAGCGGTTCAGAGTAGTCAATGGCCAATGTTGCTTGCTTACCAGTTGTTAAGTTCTTCGATAGTAACTCGTCCTGCTTAAGTAGCATTGAGAATAGACAGTCTTCCCCTAGTCGTGTTTCCGCTTCACGATATTCAACGCCTTCGTATTTAACGTAGTAATACGATTTATCATCGGCAGTTGAATCAGTGATTGGCGTAGAAACAATGCGCCCCTCTAATTCAAATTCAACGATTTGATCTAAGTCGATTTGAAGAAGGCTTCCACTTTTAGCTTCATTTGTTCCAGTCGTTCCAACGTACGGTAACGCAAGGAATTTTTTGATAGCAATTTGTTCAATTGCTCCATATTGGCCACAAAAATGAACGTTGATATAAGCATCCTCTGAGAGCTCTAATCGGTTCCCCTTTAGTATGTTTTTATCTATGGCATTTATCTTTTCATCATCGCTATAATATGCGTAACATTTGATGTCAAATTGCCCTTCTACCGGCACCTCTGAATACGTTAAGTAATACTTCCCTGCTGGCAGATGAATGCGGCTTTGTTCTACTTGTACGTCGCTTCGTGCGTCTACAATAGAGAAGCCATCTTGATAGAATTGAATCTTGCCACCTTTTGAGCTAAGTACATTCAAATCCCACTCTTGCGGCGTATTTGATTGATAGTTAATAGAATGAATTGTATTCCATCTATTAGAGTAGAAACCGAATCCATATGCTGTATAAGATTCATCGAGCTTCGTATAGAGAATCGTTTTCCCGCTATTCATCACGTACAGATAATCGCCATTCTTGTAGACTTCTAATGTCATCGCTTTAACAGGCATTGTTAAGCGGTACGCATATTTGTTGATAACTGTACGGGTGCCTTCAATGTAACGAACCAATTCGATAGCATCTTCTACAAGGAATATGCCATAACTGTCCTCCATAAGCGACGCATGTTGGAATCCACCTTTTGAAACCAATACTCCAAATCCTTGATTTAAATAATCTAATTTAATCGTCACCTTCGTAGCATTGTAAAATACTGCATTGTTCACGAGGAAATCTGGCTCATAAAAATATGCGCCGTTGTCATTGATTGTTCGGTTATAATCCATTAGCATCTCACTGCACCTCCACTGTAAAGTTATTAATTTTTGCGTAGGCATCTTCTGTTTCGAGCATTAGTTTAAATTGCAAGAATTTATATTGCACAAATTCATGTTCTTCTGCGATGTCATACCATTTTGTCGGAACGAAATTTCGACCGTCCATCCGAATACCACGAACGTATAGACGAGCATCTTCCGCTGTTAATTCATTCTTCACCTTGAAGTCTACAACGCTTCCTAAGTCATATATCTTCGTCGTGAAGTTACTATTTGTGTTATACGTCAAACTCATATTGCCATCGTATGAATTGTAAGCCACGTAAATGTCGATTGCTTTAATGTGTGCTTCGCCTACAATAGTGGCTGCAATTTTCACATAGGCATCTAGTGCGCCAGCTTCTAGCACGATGACACCGTTGCCGATTTTTGAAACATTCACTGTGCGGTAAGTGCCATTCGATGTTTTCGAAGTAAGTACGCTGATCTCAATGTCTGGATTATTTTTCAACTCTTCGACGTAGATCAACAACTCGCTGACGTATTTTAATCGAGGGATGGTTGCAGCTTTCGTTTCAAACGTACCGCTGTTTGTTCTATTAACAATGGCATTTTGTTTGTATAACTCCATTCCTGTATAGCTCACATCGTTCCAGTTCTCTGCAAACTTCTTAATGTTTGTATAGCCCCAATTAAGCGATGACTCCTGTCGGATAGCTCCTTTATAGAATTCGCATCCTTTGTACAACAGATCTTCCTGTGCCAATGGAATCGTAATGACTTCATCTTTTGAGCGACGGAATGAAAAACCTATGCCATAGCGCTCAACATTTGTTGTATGCATATCCTCTGTGATGTTCACGCCAGTAACAATATCGTCTACTGTCATTGCTTGATTGATATAAAGGAAAATGCTTTGCCCTTTTACTAAGTAAGTTGTAACATCAAGCTCCCATAAGTTCTTCGTATGCTCAATCATTGGAACTTTCTTGACTGGCGCAAAGCTGTCATTTAGGTTATCGCCGTTTGCGTTTTGGTACCCAACTGCAATGAAAGGCTGTTGTGACGCATACAAGCTAACGACACCACGTTTTTCTAGGAACAATTTATTCAGCTGTAGCATCGCATATCCTGCTTCATCATTGCTCGTAAAGTTTAAGCCATAGCCGTTGTAGCTATCTACAAGTCCTGTGCTCATGTTGTAAGTATTCCAAAATGCTGCGTGGTCGCAAGCTGTGTACGTCTTCGCTCCGCTTGTTTCATTCACATTGTATTCATTTACAAAATCAATATGAGAAACCGTTTCTATTTTATTTAGGAACATGCTAGAGTTTGGCATAAAATTCTCTGATTCCTGTGATAGCTTTAATTGCCCTGCGTACTTCATGCCGTTTTCAATTTTGATGCCGTTCGCTCCAGTAGTGTCAGCTTCGAATGGTTGCGCAAAATGATAATACTCGTTTCCTCCTCGATAGTAATAGCCACTATTAACAAGGATCGCATCGTCATCATTGATTAGTTGGAATATCAACATCTTCCCGATGATTGTTGCACGATAGTTCTCATTGTTCACTTCGATTGTGTAGCTGTCCGCTTCACTTATTGAACTGTACTCGCTATCTGACAGCTCGACGTATGTTCCTACGTTATCGAATACAAACGTCCCTGTGTGTTCAAGTGTGTCAACCTTGTACCCTACTTTTTCGTACAGGTAGTCAAGGCTCAGTACACGCAACGACATTGGGACTTTGAAGCGGTAGCGAATGTCGATTGTCTTACCATATAGTGATTCATCATTCCAGCAGATAATGCCTTCTTTGTTAAGTAATGTGTATAAGGCGCTGCTTACTTTTGAACCGTTGACCATAATATAGTCAATACTTTCAATGTTGGATTTTTTAAGTTTGTTGAAGCCATCTTGCTCCGCATAAAATGATTCAGAAGCTTGTTCTGTGCCGTTTGCATAAACGACCTCTAATCCTTGTGGTGGAGAAATCATATATTCCGCTAAATCAATTTCTTTGCCTTCCTTAACGAAAGTACGATCTAGGTACATTACATTTGATAGTACGGCATTCCGTCTCACCACGACTGATTCTTTTATGTAGTTTGATTCGTCCGATGCAAAATTATCCAATTCAATTTTTACATATTCACCGATATAACTTGTGCCAATATTTGTGTCCATGAACGTTACTTTAGCGCCACTTGTCGACGTTTCGATATAGAAACAGTACAGTTGGCTCGCTTCTAGTTCTGGATAGAATAAGCGCGCTACCTGTATATTCTCTGTGATAGAGCTAAGTACACGTTGCGTGTTATAGCAAATATGCTGTTCTCCAGCAATTGCTACACAACCAATTTGAACAAAATCTTGTTTGAAGTAAGTTGTCTCAACTGAAATGCTACTGTTAGCCGTTGCCATAAAGTTATAACGAACGTTGCTTTTTGAAATGATTTCACAACTGTTAAACGTTGGTGCATCTGAAAACATATCGCGCACCAGCTTAACTTCGTGACCAGAGATGCCATCAAAGAATCCATTCTGGTAACTTGATACGTAAACGTTTTGAGTGTTCAATACGTCCTTAATAGTTTTTTCATAGACGGATTTTTTATATGTACCATTCGTAATAAACGATGAAATGCTCGCCCCTGGTTGAAGCGATAAGTAATAGTTTTCAACACCTGCTGTAAAGATGCGATTGATAGTGTAATTTTCAATTGAGAAGTCTGTATAGTTCGCGATATTTAGCTTTACATTCATCGGCGTTGCACCATTGTTTCTAAGTGCAAGTACCATATCTGATTCGTGACCAATAACGCGACCATCCGTTAAATCTTCTACGGTAATTGCGCCATCTGCTTTTAACAGAAGTAGACTATCCTCTTTCGGAATAATGTTACTAACAACGTATTTTTTGCCTTTGACGATACCGCCAATATGTATGTATTCAATAACTGGTGAGAATCCGGTTTTGCACGACATGTCTAAAATCAACTTGGCGCCCGGATCCGCTTCGTAAATAATGTGACCGAATGTATTGTTGTGATAAAGGCTCGCCCCATCAACGCTCATGCTCAATTCATAATTGTTGTACATAAAGTTTGAAAGTATTGTGCTTTGCGTACCGACTGGGCGAATAACCATCTTAATTTTAGTTGGCTTATCAAACGAATATTTTACATCGTCGGTAGTTATGTTTGATTCGGAAGCTACATTTTCACCATTCACGTACAAATCATAATTAATGCGCCCACTTGATACAGCGAATTGCATATTACGACAAGTCATTTCAATCGTAATGCGGTCACTTTCGTTTCGAGATGTTAACATGCCATTCGTTAACGTGAAACCTTCTGCCTTAAGCAACGCATTGTTACCTGTGAACGAAACCATTTGGCAGCTTTCTTTGATGATAAGGTATTTGTTACTTGCTCCTTCAATAGAAATTTCAGCATGGCCTTTGTTTGCTGTGTCCTCTAACTCAATGCCATCTAATGTTGTCACGAAGTTCTGTACATTGTACATATCTTCTGTAGAGTTGATTCGCTTCAAAATGTTGTCAGGAATGTAATTACCGTCACTGTCCTTTTTAAAGCCAGCATTCGGCTGTAGATATGAACGTTTAGAGCCATCGCTGTTTAGTAGTTCAAGTTGTTCTACTTTTAATGCGTCATAGTCACCTTCCGCTTCTACAGTGACACGATAATCATGACCAGCTTCAAGTAGATTATTTGATGTAATGTTCGCTCGGTAGTCCGTTAAGTTTGCAACGATGTCTTGCAAGTGACCGACGCTTCTGCCGCTATATTCATTGTTCAGTCGAATAACATCGTTAGAAACGTCCGTCACTTTTTCTGCGGACACTTTGTAACTTACCTTTTTAGAATTTAACCGGTTTGAAAGTTTCGTTAGGCCTAAGTTAATATCAACGTCAATATTGTTCGAAAGCATGTAGTTTGAAATCATAGCTTCTGATTTGTTATATGTATTGACGACAGCTCTTTTGAATAAAGAATCTGAAATGTCTTTTGCGTAAGTGGCACGAATGTCGCCTACCCCATCCTGTACGGCTGGCATGACTACATCCCATTCACTCGGTACGTTTTCAATACCAGCAAAAGGATGCTCCCACTTTGAGCGCCCCCATACTTTTTGACGCAGCACATCTTTATTAATAAAGCTAAGGTTTTCAATCAATTCGATTTCATCGAAGTATGTATGTAAGTTTTGTTCGTTCATTGGCTCAATGACAATATCATCTGGAATGATTTCTACGTGATTACTGACAGCGTTTATAATGGCATTCTTCAATCCTATTGCAGAGCTATTTGTCACGTTACGATAACTTAGGAAAACGCGATTAAGTAATTCTTCGTTCGACTCATTATCAAAGCGATCAATAGAAGAAATCATCGCAAACTCATCAATGATGTTCCAGTACGTCATATCTTTTAACTGAGCCGTATATGTATCACCGTTTGCTCGATATGAAACAAAGAGCGTGTTTTGACGATGTAGGTAGCAAAAGCCATCTTCAACGATGAATGTCTGCGCATCATTCATGAAGTGGTTTTCATCAAGAGCCTGTGTGAAACCGTCCATCTGAATGTCGTCTGCAACGGATCCAACCGGAAACATTGATAAGTTCAATAGAAGTTCGTCTGCTTTCCCCTTGTAGTTAATAGCAAAGAATGAAGCACGTAGCTCTTCGATGGCTTGATTGAAGTCGTCTGCTTCTTCTAAGATGCTGCGAAGTAGCTTGGCACCGTTACTGGTTTTTCGTTTACGAATGTCAGAGCGTCGAGGGAAATGCATTATCGCATTTTCATACAATTGTTTCTTGTCTAACATATATGGTTCTCCTAATCCCAAGAGACGAGATTCAGTACGAATTTCTTGTCAATCTCTTGTAAGTTTTTATTCGACTTTGTTGCGCTGCCGCCAATGTACACTTGCGTTACATTGAAATAATCCACACCAGCTAAGTTAATGCCAATACGATTTAGCGCACCGATTGTTAAGTAATCATTTGGTGCAATGTTATTGACATACTCTCGTATTGCCGAATTCACCGCTGATTTTAGCAGTGTTTGATTTGAATTGCTAGTTTCGATTTTAATGTCTAAATCAATCGCAACCATGTCTGGAATAACATACTCCATGTACATCCCTGGTGAAACAACGGCTTCGATTTTCTTCTTCGCTTCTTCGATGGCGGCTAACTTCGTTTCAACCTCATAATCATTAGGTACGATATAGATAGAACCAGTATTGGCGCCGTTTGTTAACGGAAGATACTCCATATACGAAGCGTTCACAGGATTGATGATTGATGCTTGAATTGCTGTTTTATTCCCTGCTTCTGAAATTAGCTTCCAATTAATAATGCGGTACAGATAGTTTTGGTCGCTTTCCCCTTCCTCGCGAACGAGGTTGTACATCTGGCCAAGGTCATCTAAATTGTCTGCGAAGTTTAAAACTTGACTGTACAAGTAAGGGCTACGGGCCTTATCTACTTCTTCGTATACCTTCTCCTCAGAGTCGGCAATAGCATTAAGAACGTTGTCGATAAAGCTACCTTCGTAGAAATCAACGTTCATGTTATTTTTTATATCTTGTTTAATCGTACTTGCTGTTTTCATAATGTCCTCCTAAATAGTAAATGAATGATGGAATCCTGTTGCTTCAATCATTGCATGGTATGTTTGATAGTTAAAAACGGAAGCATCTTTATGACGCTCAATCGTCACTGTCGCATCAGTAATGTATTGATCGACGATAGATTGGATGGACAAACGGATAGCTTCTGCCGTTTCTTCTAGTCCAATCTCTTTGTGCATACTCTTGTACACTGTACTCCCGAACGTACTTATCGGTAATTCACCGATTTCTGTTTTGCATTCCCATTCGATTTGTTGAGATATTGCATCGTTGTCGGAAACAATATCAACGTCTAGTCCTGCGTCATCAGTGACGGTTCTGAATGTTAACCGAATACCATCTGTGGCGCGGCTTTGCGGTTGATTACTTGTAGAATGAGATAGAACAATACATGCATCTGCTGTCTGCATATTCAATACAATTCCAGCTTTTTTATTGTAGTCTTTGAACACGATGTCACCGTTTTTTGTCGTTTGAAAATCGACCATAAAATAAAAAACCCCTTTCTTTCATGCAGTATTTTACTGCTTGCGCGTGCAAGTTTACATGAAGAAAGAAGTTTTTTAAAGATGAACAAGTAGTCTTTTTGTAATACGTCTAAAAGTAAATCCCCTTGCTTGATTTAAAAGTCAATTTTTAAATAAATTTTCATCACTCAAGCCACTTTATAAAATAAAAAATCACCCCTCACAAACGCCGCTGTTACGCCATTTTGAAGAGTAATTGTAATTGGTTAATAAAATACAAATTTGACAATTAATAACCAATATGTAAACATTTAAAAGTAAACTGTCTTTAAAATGTCGAGTTTGGAGGTGTAATAAGTTGGGTGAAAAAGTTATTAAAATAATAAGTATTTTAGGTATGTTGATTTTTGGGTTAGTTTTTTTAATAAGATGGTTTAACACTGGTGATATGTTACTAGATCAATTGCTAGCTTTTATTGTGGCACTTTTAGTTTATTTAGTAATCAGAGTTAGAGAGAGAAAAACTACATAATATTTAAGGGAGTTGCTTTGTTTTGAAGAAAATTTTAAGTGTTATCTCAATGGCCTTTATTCTGGTGTTCTCATTAACGCCTCAACAATCCACAGCTGTTAGCAATATTGCAAAGGAAGATTGCCAATGTGATAATCCGAATAGCGATGTACAAAAAGCTATTGAACAATTAGAAGCGTCTGGTACAGAAGTCAATCAAGAGCTTAGTAAAAAAGTGAAAAAGTCTGTAAACAAAGTTGCTAAGAAAGATCGTAATTCAGAAGCTAAAAAAATTCTAAAGTCTTATAAGAAAAAAGGATACCTTCTAGCTAAAGATGCGCAAACTTATACACAATTTAAAAACCTAGAAGACCAAGGCGTAAACTATGAAAATGTCGTAAGTTATGCTGCTTATTACTATGATAACAATAATAAAGACAATAAGAAAATCTTACGCGAGATTATGTGGATTGATTTAAAAGAGAAAAAAGTTTTAATGTCTAACACAGTTTTATTAGATTTCTCTGATGAAAGTTATGATGTTCTAAATTCTTTCAATATTGGAGAAGTTGAAGAAGCTAACGATTCAGGCATTGCTACTTATAAGTTTAAATTCAATGGTGTAGCTTTTGCTTGTAGTATGTCTGGATTAATTGCTTGTGGTTCTATGTGTGGTGGATTGCATTTCATTCCTGGCGTGGGACTAGCTGTTGGTGGTGCGTGTGACTTTGCATGTGCAACGGCATTCGCTGTCGGCTGTGCAATTGAATAGTAGGTAACAAAAAACACCCATTTTGAGGTGTTTTTGTTACAATTTTATTGTTTCTTAGCTGTTTTTGTAATGGGTGTGCCACCTTTAGCTACGATTGAATCAGCTACTTTGGATTTTTTATCCGCAACTGTTTCCACTGCAGCTGTGCCATCTGTTGCTTTCTCTACTTCACTTGCGTTCGATACGCTTTGATTTGTAGAAGCAATTTCCTCGATCTGCTCTTTCACTGTGTCTGGAACACCAAGGTCTTTTGGAATCTGTGCTGTATTTAAACGTGGGCTAAACATAGATAGGTTCGCAGGTCTGCGAATCATCTTATACTTTTTGCTCGAAGCATCCCACGCTTTCACCATGACACTCCCCTGCATCTGAAACGACGATACGTAGCTATCTGTATCGTTTAATACTGACACGCCATCCGTATAGTAAAGCAATTGAGGATTCATTTTATGATTGTTGATAACAATATCCTCAACTTCAAGCGTTCGTCTATTTGCAATCGTGATGCTATCTTGTGTCATATCTAAGGATTTACCATTGTTATCTAGCTTCATTTGCGTTTTCGTATTTGAAGCTAGCGTAATGTCACCATCCTTACGCATAGTCAAGCTCGATTTCGAATGCTTGTTGACGAGTGCCTTCTCGATTCCCGCTTTCGTGTTTGCTACATCTTTTTTGATTCGAGCAATAATATTGTCTGCTGGTTCATCCTGTACAAACGTGACGGCTGCTGCTTTTTCGCTCATTAGAAAATCCAACCCCCTTGTGTATCTGTCGCTGTCATGTCGCTATAAATGTCACTGACCAGTCGCGAATTCCGTTTTCGCATCCCTCGTAACTCTGCATCAGAAGGGCCAGTTACATAATGTCGCCCATTGATAATGTTGACGAGAACATGGTCTCCTTTCTCTGGGAACCAATCAACGAACGAAACACTACCTGTACGAACTAATACGTTTTCTCGTGTGACGCGGCCTTCACCGCTTCGATATGTAATTGTACATGTGCTATTGTCTGCATCAATCGTGCGGACAATTGCTTCTACATCAAAATGGTCGCCATCGTTATTTACCGACGGAGATACAACCTTTTCGGCGATAACATCTTTTAATCCAGCCATTCTCTCTCCCCCTATGCTGGTGGGTAAACTGTTATACGGACACTCTTACCGTCCTCAGAAATCCCGCCTTCTTTAATTTTTGTACGTTCAAAGATAATGTAGTCGTCTGGTAAGCCAACGCTTCGCATTTCATCCATCGCTTCATTAATGTCATGTAGCACATTTTTTAGAATTGTTTTAGAATCTTTTCCGCTTGATTCCAACTTGAATGATAGCCCTGTTGACGCCAGTGACTCCGTATCACCGATACGCGCTGCAGATGTTACTGCAATGAAGTTTGATTCGTTCTCGTTCTTTTCCTCTTCATCTGATACCAAATAGTTACTGGCCACTCGACAAATTTCTTCGAGAAGTGCTAATGCATCTGGATGCAGGAATGGAATATCGTAGCAAGTATCGCTGTTCTTTTTAGAAACAACTGTCTTGATACAACGAGCTTTAAGGTTCTCACCTTTGGTTTCAAACGTCACGTATTCGTAATCTTTTTCATCGTTAAATTTTTCTTTCCAAATTAAACGCAAGATACCACGATCTAAGTAGTCAGCGATTTTCTCACTACCTTCGATTGCTACCATATTCTCAACAATCTTCGCATTGCCGCCCATGTTGGTAATAGTGTCTACTTTTAGCTCTGTATATTTTGCATTCATCTTCGTTGCGTAATTAGCTTTTCTCTCCGTTGACTCACTACTTGGAGGAGGTGTGACGCGTGGCGTTAGCAGTAACTCGGAAAGGCCACCAATCTGAACCGCTTCTTCTTTCGATACAGATGCAAGTACATTGTTCAATACGCTTTGTCGCGCATATTCTGTACCATCTTGAAGTAGGTTTTCATTGCGTCGCCCAACAGTACGCATATAATCCACTGTATCGTCTGCTAATAATGTGTCACGAACAAAACCGAATACGCGGTTATCATCGCTCTTATTAACGAACCAGTCTACAACGCTATCGACAACACCGTTCATACCACCAGTCGGTGAACCAACGACTAAGCCCATTTGACCTGTAAGCCCTGCAGTCAGTACTTTTGTATTCTTCTTAATAGGATAAATCTCTAGCACCTGCTTGTTTCGTAGCGAGTGTTTAATCTTATTGTTGACTGCATAACCGATACTCATTGAAACAAGTGATTCGACAAAGAAACCAATTGTTAATGCAGCAACACCAGCGGGTCCACCAACAGCGCCGGCTAACCCAAGTTTCGCACCGAGGGAACCGAGCTGACCTTTAGAAGCATTTAATGCTTTATATAATAGGCGCAGTCCTTTCCTTGAAACTTTACTCGCATCCTTTGCCTTATCTGTATCACCAACCAGTTTCTTCACAGTGTTTGCAACGTAGTTTACTTGCTTACCTTTGGAATTCGAAAATGATTTTAACAGAGATAGCGTCGGTGACAAGGATTTTGTTGAAGCCGCGATTGCTGTTGTTACAGCGCTATAAATCATTGCTGGTTTAATATAGTTGTTCACGAAAGATTGAGTTGTTGTTTCGAAGCGGTCATCCACTACCGCAATACAATCCGGAACAACGTCTGTAACAAACCCTGTATCCGGGCTCATAATGTGCGTTACTGATTCAACCAACACTGGTCCACTAATGTTTTCATATGTATCATAAATTTCTAAACGGTCATGCGGCTTAATAGAAGGATTCCCGACAAGCATAATGTTCCCTGTATACATATCGTGAATAGAATGTTTCAATGCTTTCGCTGTTGAACGCCATGCCTTCTCTTTACCGCCACTTGGCAACTCGAACGCTCGGTCAGTAATTACTTTTGTTGCGTCCCCTATTAACGGAACTTTTGATACGACTTCATTGTTACCTTTGTAAACAATCCCTGTATCGTGTACGATAGATCGCTGGTTCTCTGGGTAGATGTCCCAGTCAACGTATAGTCGTCCAGTCGTATATTCTTTTTCACCAATTGTGAATTTTGTTTTGTACAGTCCCACTGCGTTTGTCGCAATGCTTTGAGATGTCGCAGTAATATTGTTTTGAATAATGTCGCTCATAGAGGAAACCAAGTGGAACTGTTGGTATGGTTTACGCTTCTCTAAATAGTTTCCATCTTTATCTTTTATGTAATCGTAAGCATAATAGAAACGCGGATGCCCATGGAACAGTGTAGAGCGCATACCGAACGGTGCGATACCCAAAATGAAATCTGGTGACATACTTGCTGCGATGTTGAAAACATCCCATACAGTGCGTCCACGCGTCATGATGCTGATCTGTGGTGGCTCCTCTAAACCATATTCTGCTGATTTAGATTGCTCCTTATACCATTTAGGTTGAGTAGTCGCTTCATAGATATTTTGTGATGGCTCACCATTTTCGAATATAACGTTGTAACGTGGATCGCCAAAGTGAACAATTCCGTATTCATTGTATGAACGATAGTAACCATTCGATACAGTATCTAAGGCGCGCGACGTCATCGTACCTTTATTACATAGTACTTTGTCGAATATTTCTTTTGGCGTTTGTTGGCCATCTACTTTTGAGTACAGCCATAGCTTACCGTTCCCTTGGTTAAGGGACTTAGACTCTTGAACGGAAATCGTATTTAATAGCTCAACACCATCACCTTGCCCTACAATTTCAACTGTTTCGCCAGCTGACACCTCAGCGATTCTACCGTTGAACATGATTGGTAAAGTGGCTGCGTTTGAATTGTAGCCCATACGCACATGCATACGAATGCCAGGTTTTAATTTTGCGCGATTCAATGGTTGCTGCCCCATTCGCTTCGCTTCTTCTTTTTCGTAGTAAGCTTCGGAGTTAAAGATAGAATTGAATACATCTCGATAGTCATATTCAAAATTTACTTTTATATCTTCGTCATCCGTTGTATATGTATGGAACATATTGGACATCGTTATCTTAATCGTGTCTGCAGGATTCTTACGAGATTTTGTGATTGCGATTTCAGAAATAGAGTTGATGTTATAGAAGTTATCATGTAGCTTCCAAAGACCAATTCGTCGCCCTTCATCTACTAACAACATATAGAACGTTGGAAATGCTCTAGCCATACGCCCACGCATATCATTGACAGTCATATCGTGGAACGAGTGCGTAATGTATTCGCTAGGATTGTTCGCCGCTTCAATGTAAACACGTTCACGATATTCACGACGTCGATCCGTTACGATGTTCTTATCGTCGTTCCCTACTGCTCCGAGGTTATCAATCATTTTGTAATCAACTAGTTTACGGAAGAATTTACGATAGAAGATTGCTTCGCTATTGTCGTAAAGCTCCGTACCTTTTTCATTAATAGACTGGTAAACCATTTGATTTAAGTCCTCATATCGACCTTGCTTCACGTACTCCAGAACTTTTTGTGAATTGGTCGCTGCAGCTAATGAACAGATAAATAACTTACCAGCATTGATTGGTCTATCCTCGTCATTAAGGAAATCTTCGTAATCATTGATTTCATCTGCTAGTTTCTTATTCTCTACACTCTTCATTGCTTCGCGAAGTTCACTGGCCATCAAGTCAAATGTAATGTTAGGGAAGATGTATTCGTCGATTGCTTTTGCAAGGAATAGCATCGTATTACGAACGAAAGCCTGCGCTGCAACAGTGTAATCTGTACAACACGCGCGCTTGTACTCTTCAATTTCTTTTGCTGTTACACCTTCACGACGGTAGTACGGATCTAACGTGTAATAGTTCATATTCACGCTTACATCATCGTCTACACGCTTATGGATTTCGCCATATACTTCAAGCTTTTTAAGCTTTTTGCGTTTCAGCATTTTTAATCCGAAAACAGAAAACTCTACGCCATTCTCAACAGCATCATCAATCGAAGCGGCAGAACGATTACCAGAGCTGTTCGTATCAGTATCAATTGCGTAACCTAAATATTTAAAATTAGCGTCGCCATCTTTACCGGCCTTCTTAGTCCACTCTTTTTTACTGCTAAATGCTGTAGCGATTGATTTTAAAATCTTGATGAATGAATCTGCTGTCTGCGATCCGCTGTCCGTAAATTCTTCTGCAGAGAAATTTAATTTCGCGAGAGCATCGCCAAAGTCCTCGTTCAAACATTCTCTGATTACGCGGTCACTAAAACGACGAGTAAAGTCATCATCTTTACGAGCATCATGTGCTTGACCAATGCTTGACAGTGGTTTATCTAAAGCGGCTTTGATTAGCTTACTTGCTTCTCTTGCTTCATCCATTCGTTCTGATAACCACTTGCCTTGTCGTTCCTCGCCTGTCTTACCTTTCTTCATTGCATCATCTCTGTGCAATAAATCTTGATGATACTGGTCGATTCCTAGCACACGTATTTTTGGTGAAACGCTCCAACCTTCTGCATCCTCTGCAGACTGGATAATATCAATTAAGGCTTCTCCACTATTAACGTATTCTGTGACACTCTTCGATTTATCTGCAGCTGCCTCAACTTTACTAATACTTTCGTGCAAGTCTTTCGTATTCTTGCCTTCTTTTTTAGTGATGTACCCAAATTCCTTATTTGTTTCCAGCTCAACAGAACCGCCGTATTCATCAGTCCAAGTAGACTCAGCAATACTTTGCTCGTACGCTTGTGAAACAGCATCTCGTAATACGTCTGCTTGTAGTAAGTACCCATACACGAAATAGAAATCGGGATCTGGATAACTTCGATCTCTGTCGAATACATGACGAATAAAGTTAAATCCTTTCGATTCAAGTTCTTTCACTGTTGGCAATTCAAGGTCTGGATATAACTCTGCCGCAGCCAATGTTTCGTTTAAATTGTCATAAGACTTCAATTTAAGCTCTGTTGCGTTATCGTTACCAATAGAACCATTGTTCGTCCAATCGTTCACTTTGTTTAATGCTTCTCGGCTACGCAAAGTACGGTCCATTGAGATAGCACTAATATGTATGTCGTATAAGCCCGGCGCTCCTGCAACAGTGCTTACTTCTACCTTATCTAAAATGATTTCATTAATCCCAAGTGTTCGTGTCAGTTCTGTATCAATTCGGAATGGGCAGGCTGGAAGAATCAAGCGGTAATCACGAGCGTAGCGTGTTTGAAGCGACGTCATTTGATTAATCATCCCCACTGCATATTCATCCATTGAGTGAAGCGTGATTTCAATAATAGAATCTTCTGAACCCATGTACTGGCTGGCGTAACCTTCGCTACCGTTCAGTCCATACTTCATAAAGCTGTTCGTTGTACTAACAGAAATATTTTGAACGGTCACATGGCCCATCTCATATTGATCATAAGTCAAAGTGTACGGACTAATGTAATCTACATTCTTCGCTGTATCAGCAACTTCTTCGTTCGGGGTGTCTTCATCGCTGTCTTTGATTTTTTTATATTGTTGAGCATAAGCTAACATCTGATAATCGTAGCCCGACTTCGTTGTGTTTGGTAAAGCAGGATATTGGATAACTCCGTCATAATCCGTTGTAATGAATCGGTCAATACCTGTTTTTACACCAACTTTATCTTTTAATTCAACGCGATAACTGATATATAGTTTTTCATCTACTAAATTAAATTTATCTCGGCTCACTCCTGTAGCGGTAGATGCTTCCGCAATAAGGTTTGTAATTTGAGCAGGTGTTGTAAAACCTGGCATATACAAGTCCAGACACACACCAAACGTAATGTAGTCATCTCCTACTTTGTAGTAAGGTGTCACATCGTTTAGAATCTTTTCTTTCCCTTGAACATCCTTGAATGCGTCAACCATTCTCGATTGAACAAGATTCATATATTCTGGGAAGTACTCGTCATCAAAAATAAAGCCGTTTGTTTCAACTCGCATGATCTTAGGAGAACCCAGTTTCGCTTTTCCATAAACCAACCCTTTGCTTGCTTTCTCTGCAGTTAATACAGGTAGGCGGCCATCTTTGGCTGGTTTTAATTTATCGATCAAGCTCGTTGTGTACTGCCCCATCATTTTGTCAGTAAGCGCATCATCTGCAGCTTTGCCTAAAGGAGCTAAGTCGACCAACAGTTCTTTTTCAAGATCTGTTAAGACTGCGTATGTTTTGGACGTATCAAGTGCATTGATTTTCACTTGAAGCATTTTCTTCAAGTAATCTTCGTTTGCAACGTAAAACTTCACACCGGAATCTTCAAAGTGCATTGGTTGTAATGCAGTATTGCTACCCAATGTTTTTTCTATGTATTTAATGGAATTTGCATCAAGACCATCTACTTTATTCCCTCTTCGAATAGCACGTTGGTAATACCAGCGCATCGTAGCGTAGTCGATTGATTTAGCGAAAATGTTGAAGTATTCATCTTCATCTTGCTGGTCATCCATTTGAATGTTTGCCGGTAAATCTGGCATATAAGTACGCCAATCAAATGCTTGTAGTACGACACGAGCTACTAATGTTCGAGGGAAACCCTCAACTGTAGAGATTTCTAACGTTAGTAAATTGACCGCTTCGATATTACACATCTGATTAATGTAACGATTTTCAATTGGTAGAAATGGCGTGAACTTGAATTGCGAAATTAAAGCACGTAATCCATTCATATAATATGTAGTTTTATCTCCGTTTGGTAAAGTTGTCTCCCAAGGGTAGCCATTGATACCGCGCTCGTCATTGAAATACAAGTCCAGCTCGATATACTTATCTACCTTGGTGCCACCTTTAACCATCGAGCCTTTAGAACGCATTGTGCGTAGGCGTTCATTCGATACTTCATTCGTGACATTGATACTTGTTGGTGGAACGAAGAAGAATGTGTCACCAATACCGACAGTCCATTCTCGCAATTCATCAAATGAACGACCGAAGATTTCTTCTTGTACCTTTCTGCGGTCATCAATATCATCGCCAGCAACCTTCGTCGCATCATATAGAGCGTAGTTGTCAAAATCATAACTGGCTAAATTGAAATACTTATCGGCATAGTTATTGTTTACGCCAGACCAAGGTGTATCGCCATAGTCTGGAAATACGTCAACCATTTTCTCGTCGTCACCAGCAATCACATATTTAGCTAAGTTCACGTAACCTTCGTCTGTAATGACATATGGTGTTCCAAGGAAACGATTATATGCGTCAGTTCCCCACATATTATAGCCTTTATATGAATAATCGTTGTAGCTAACAAGTTGGCTAAAGATGTATTTTAATTTATTAATAGGACCTTTACTCAGTGCTGTCACATCATCGAAGATAGAAGCATAGCGGTCTGTGGCCATCTTCAAAGTAGAAGTGTTTAACATTAGGTAAACATAACCATCTGCAGAAGCATTGATTGCTTTGATTACGCGTCGTTGCGCTAAATCACCCTGTTCACGACGTTTCTTCTCAGTCTCACCTACTGTATTTAAATAATAGAAGTCTAATTTTTTCTCTGATTTAATACGACTCTTTGTTAATGGACTATATTCGCTATTCGTTTCGATAAACATTTCACCCAAGTCAATTCCGTCGTCATGGCTCATTGCATCACTCAATGTTACGAAGGCAATTACTTCTTTATCTTTGCGGCCTTCGTAGCGTCGGCAATAATAATGTGCTTCATCATTCTTGATGTCTCCGTATTCTTTAAATTCGACTTTTAAATAATCCGCATTAATATTCGACATATGTGTCCATTTTGAAACCTCTGGTGCATTGATTCCAAGGAAACGAATTTTAAATTCTTGCTCACTTGATTCACGTAAATATTTTTTGTACTCGCTATTCTTAGGATCACTTAAATCTAATCCTAAGCTCTCTAGTCGATCCATCAAATCTAATGAAGCCTTGTCATTAACAGCGTTGATGATTTTTTCAGTACCGCGTTTTACCTCTTCTTGAATCTTTGACTTTGCTTTGCCATCGTCATCACCAACGACAGCACTGACCTTGAAGGTCAGTGTGTCTCCATCGACTTTTCCCGCAAGTACATCTTGCGTTGTAATCAATGGCTTTGCTTTTACAAAAATAAGGTGATTCTTTTCATAGAAGCCAAGTTCGCTCGCAAATGGATTTTCCAAATAGAACGAAGCTTTCGTCATTTTGTCTTTACCTGCATTGCCTTCCAGTGAAGCGGCAAAATCATTTAATCGTGCGCTATCGACTGAATTGACGTACATGTCGCCCATGGACGGCAAGAAGAAATCTTCATCTGTTAGAATGAGATTTTCTTTATTCATCGTGCCATAAAGCTCTTTTAATTCTTTAGCAGTCTTTGTAGATGCCATAATAGTTCCCCCTAATTAAACGCATTTGACAGGATACTTGTGACGCTTTCGTTGTCCAAGTTGTTGTATTCGTTTCGCGTTGTCATAGAGATATTGACAGAACCGCCGCTTGCTTGTCGAACGGCTTGTCGAATTGCTTCTTGTGCATGTGCTTGTCCTTTTGGTGATTGTGCGTTGACATTCACGACATAACCTTGACCAGAAGGAATTTGGCTTACCGATCCAGTGCCGTCTGATAACGGCATTGATTCATACCCACCGGCTGATGGGGCTTGCGCTGCATGTTGTCCTGTTGGCTCAGAAGGATTACCGCCAACGAATGCGCCTAGCATTGACATTCCTGCCATACCAGCAATACCAAATACCGCTTGTTTACCACTAACTTTACTTAGTAGGTTTTTAACGCCACCCATTTTATCAGAAAACTCGCTGCGAAGCGACTGGACTGTTGGTGGCATATAGTCGTTACCTTGAAGCGGTCTTGAGTCACTGAAAGCTCCTTCTATACGCTCACGCATTTGAAGGTCGCGGGTTTCCCATCCAAGGTCGCCATTGCCTTCTGAGAGCGCACCATATACTTGCGACATCATAGATGATGAGTTCATACCAATCATTGCATCTTCAATTCGTGATGTTGGAATACCGTTTTTCCATTGACCAACGGCACCTAAGAACATATTGAAATCTTTTCCGTTCTCCGACTTATTAAAGATTTCTTGAATCATATCCGCAGCGCGGTCCATCTTCGTCGCAACAACTTCCTTAGATTCACTCTCCCAACGCATACGAGTTGATGTCTGGTCGCGGAAGTATTGTTTCAGTAGGTCTGTCCCCGCTTCATCACCTTTTTGAGGTGTACCGGTAGCAGAGCCCCACGCTCGTTTGAATTGGTCCATCACGTCTGGATTTTCAACGATGATTTTATCACTATGCTTCGGAGATAGGAAGGCTTCTTCGGAAGCTTCGAATACATGCTCAAGGAATCGTGATTCATCATTCGTATAACCATTGTTAATAGAGAGGTTACGCAGCTTACGAGCCTTGTACATGCTAAGGTTAATTTCACCAGCGCTTTGTCGTTTTAATGCACCCATCTGTGCGGCTTTGAAACTGTCGGATTTATCTTCATAAATCATAGCACGTTCGTATAGATCCGCTTGCGCAGCATCACCAGTATCTCGAATTACTTGTTTTTGTCGAGAGATAAAGTCCTCGTGTAGTTCAAAACTTCTGCCACCCTCTTCAGATCCACGTAGTTGAGTAAGAGCGTCTGCTGTCGATAAGTTATGTTCAGTTGCGTAAGAAGCCAATGCTTTATTGCGTAGGTCTGATTTAGCGTCCATTAGTTCTGCACGTTCTTTTTCATTCCATAAGTGTGGTAACGATGGACGGAGTTTGCCCAACTCCGAGCCGTCTTTACCCCATGCTACATCTTGCATAGCAGCGGTTGCTTCACCTCGTTCGCCTAAGTCAATGTCACGAATAATATCATATGCTTCTGCGTTCGCTTTATCTAGCTTCGATTGGAAGTGTGGGTTACGAACATACGCGTTGATATAGTTACTTGATTTTTGCTGTTGGAAAGCTTCGTTAATGTCTGCAGAGAATTGCCCACCGGCAGCTCCTCCTTTTAATGCATACTCTAATGAGTCCACTCGGCGTCCTGTTTTCTTATCTGTGTAAGATGAAAGCTCACTACCAGGGCTATCACCATCGGCATCGGTTTTAGCAGTCAATGCACCCGCAGCACTTTCGATGACTTCATCGCCTAGCGAACGGTTCAGTACAAAGTATGTTGAACGCTTTGTACCTTCGTATACAGCCGGATGACGTTGAGATAAACCAAGTACGCCACCTTCTAATTGCTTGATGACATCTTCTTTTGTAGAGCCGATGTGGTCCAGATACTCTTGGTCAAATAAGCCAAGTCGTTCTGCATGCCCCATACCGAATACTTTGACATCCATTAAACCACCTTGCGCATAATGGTCTCGGATTTTTTTGCCGTCGATTTCAACGTTATCTAGCATCGGGAACATACCTTCACTGTATGTATTCAGTGCATGAGCAGTATCTTGCAGCATCGCCTTACCGAATGCAGAGTGCTGCGCACGATAAGAGCTTAGTTGCCCGATAGCACCTTTTTTGCCGAATACTACTTCTGACAAGTCATCGTTCAATTGCCCTGCTTTTTCAACGATTAATTCTTTCTTCCGTTCAATTGCTTCGGCTGTTCCAGCATCGCCATCAATAATTGCTTGTCGAGCTGAAACGATTGAATTGATTGTTTTGTGAGGATTTTTGTCTAACACTTCATCTCCAATTACAGAGGTCGGTACAGCACCAATAGCTAAGTAACGATTACCCATGCGCTCTGGTACGCCACCTAAATATTTATCTTTCATATCAATCACTACATTTTGGTTATAAACAGAGCTACCATCCTTCATAATGATCTCACCATCGTTGCCGTTTGATACAGTTAGGTCTCCGATGCTAACTACTTTGAAGTTCATTTTTTTATCGGCAGTAGATTTACCTTCTTCTAATAAATCATTCAAGGACAATGTGCCATTGTTGAACCGCATCGCTTGCGTGTTACTAACAACAGAGTGATATTGTTTTGCTGATTCTAACGAAACGGCACCGCCACTTTGTTTTTGTAGCGCATTAGCTGACTTAATGAGGTTGCTCTCGACATTTTGCATCGCTTGGCTACCGTCAGCATTTAGCAATAATGCATCTCCCGCAGAAGCAAATTGGTTTAGACGGATTTCGTCGGTATATCGTCCAAGTACTTTCATGTCTTGCGCGCCGTCGGCTAATTCCATATTGTCATTCAATACATGGCCAAAGGCACGTTTGAATAGTGCGTCATCATTCATTGCGGAACGAATAGAGCTTAATTCATCTTTATCGTATCGTTGTAACTCTAACATATTCAATTCTCGGTCAGTCATTTTTAATCCTGATTTCATCGCTATTTTATTACGATTAATCTCTGTGTCATCCAATACTTCTGTACGTCCTGTACCTTGGAAGTTGGTTGTGTCGTTAATTAGATTGTAACCATGGCGTGATACCTTACCGTTAGAAGCCCCGATGTTATCAAATTGATTTTCTGGTTTATCAGTGCCAGGCATCATCGCATCATATGCTTCTTTTAACCGGTTTACATTTACGCCATCGCCGTTGTAGTAGTTGAAGCCACCAGTCAATCCTATACGGTTATTTTTATCTACAAACAATCCATCTTTTCCGTTGATTTCGAAGGCATCGCCCACTGCATCAACGACTCGTTGAGACGCTTCTCGGATAGCTTCTGGCGTAGCTCGTGCCAAGCCTTGCTCGTCCATGACTGCGTTTAATTGGTTGTAGTGCATATCATTAATTGCAGATTTGATACGAGCACCAGCGTTTTTGTGGCTTACATCATCCGAGTGAACGATTGCGTCTGCTCCTGTTACTTGTTGCAGGATGTCACCGGCTAAGTGACGCTCCTTCTCTAGCTGACGCTTGAATTCACTTTCATCTTTAAAGCCAGCCGATTGAATTGCTTTTTGATAACCCATGCCGCCTTTTGCTGCAGTCTTTAGTACACCACTGTCATAAGCTTCACCAGACAGTAGCTCGTTAAAGAATTCTGGACGAAGCGTACGACCTTTTAAATGGTTTAAGCCTAAGTTATCTAATGCTGCTCCAATTCCTTGTGACGGTTTACTGTGGTCATCTAAGGCGCCTAATGATTGATAAGTAAAACTTGTCATATGTTTTTCAAGATTATCTTCTTGGATTTTACGATATGTTGTCATGTCTAGCTTATCAACATACATTTTTGTGTCGTAGTAATTCTTAGCGAAATCAATCATCTCTTGAATGTTACTGATATTTACTTGCTTTTTACGAGCTTGTTCGCGTAGAAACTCCTGTGCATCTTTTGCCGAAACAAGAGCACCATCTCGTGTGAACAAGCCGAAACGAGCAAAGCCATCGTACTTCGCTGCTACTGGAGACACATTGTTGCCGTATTCGGAACGAACATTTGCGAGCGTTTCACCATGACGTACATAGTAACCTTTTCCGTAATTAAAATCGAAACCGCGATTGCCCTTGTCTTTAAACACAGGAGCCATTTTTGAGATGTTGTCCATCCTTTTCTTATAGGCTTTCGATTCCTTTTTTGTCATAGATTCTACGTCAGCGCTCAATTCTTGTGAGAACAGGTCTTTTGAGAAATCTATTTTCTGTTTGTCATACCCTTGAATAATCGCATCGGCTACTCGTGAGTTCATCACAGCAGCCCCCTCTGTCACGTTACCGATATTCATTAGTTTCTGAATAGATGTGCGTTCCGCTTGATCGTCTGTTGCTAAATAAGCCTCTTTTAGTTTCATATGTAGCTCTGCAGGTGAGTAGGCAGCACGTTGAAGCTCAAATGATGAACGGCGTTTTTGGGTGTGTTCCTCTGAAAGCATGTTGTCTCTAGCAGCCCCTAATTCTGTACGCAAGTTGGAACCAATCCCCACACGCTTATCAAGCGATTCACCGGTATATTCATCTGGTGTTAATAGGGCCTTACGCGCTGTATCTTCATCAAATGAAATAAAACTGTTTTGCGCATCAATACCACGAGAAGCATTATTGAACATTTCAAGTTCTGTTTGAAAGTCAATTACGCCATAATTCCCTTTTTCATTGGCGCTCGATTTCACGCGGTTTCCGATACGTTTTACAGAGTCTTTTACCCACTCGTCTTTCACGCCCTGTGTTAGGAATTGTAGCAATGGACTAATTGATTTCTGCATGTACATATTTGTAGAATCGGTCATCTTACTAAAACTGAAATTGTCCTTGCGAGCTCTTGAAATAAGTTCTTTAATTTCACTTTCGTCGTCAGCAGTCATGTTCTCAATGCCTTTTACTTTGCCTAGATTATCTATCAACTTAGAGATATTCAATTGCCCTTGGGCTTTCATATCTTTCTCATTGAAATAATCAACACTTGCACCTTCACGCAATGAACTATTAATATTTTTTAACCATCGCTCCACACTCTTCGTCGGATCATCGTCATTCTCGATTGCTCGTTTAATACTCCAGTCCAGATTCCCTGGCGCAGCATCCATTGATTTTCCGAGTCCAGACACAGCTTTTACATCACTTAAAGCGTATTCATCTTTGTCACCGGCGCCAAACATTCCTAAGTAAGTACCTGTGCGTAATCGGTTTTTGCCGACTTGCGTATAGAACACACCATTATGGAATCGGTCACGCGCTACGATATTGGCTAGGTTTGTGTACTCTCCACCTCTAGTCATACCGAAGATGCCTTTATCTGCATCGAATACTAAGCTTGCGCCTGACTTATGGACACCGTTGATTAGCTCCTCCGCATATTTCGTATAATCTTTGCGGCGAAGATTACGTGAATCCTGCAGAAATTTAACTTGTTCATCATTAAAACCATGGTCTTTTAAATTGTAATTTGAGTCCATTAAGAAGTTGTCAACAACGTCATTGATCAACGTATTCTTATTAAGTGCGCCCGACTTTGTAAAGTAATGATTTAGATCGACAACCGTCCCCTTCTGGTATTTTGATAGGTAGTCGTCAATGTAAGAGGAAATCTTATCTGCATGTGCTTCACTGCTAAGTATTACTGATCCTTTAGAAAAGTCGTTCGCTGACACACCGCTTTGTGCGAATAGAAGCGGATCGACTTTACGCTGCGTGTGAATCTTATCAACAATAGTTTGAGCTACTTGATAACGATTCATTTCACTTGTGCCATCTAATGCGATGTTATTTTCCTCCGCTAGTGAAAGTAATCTACTCTTGATTGCACCGTCGCTTTTACGACGAAGTGTTTTTGTCACAGCGTTAATCAGTTTTGTTTCTGGTGAGTCATCTAAATTGATACGCAGCATTTTCTCTTGCGTATCAAGCCCCATTACACGACCATTCTTCTCGCGCATCGAGCTTGGGCGAGATAATTGAATGACATTCTTTTCGTATGAAGGGACACTTATGTATGGTTTGTTTGCTGCTTTGAATTTCGGATCATTCGCTTGCACAAAGCTATCATTCAATTCTGCAGTAATTCCTTGCATCACTTGTTTGAATACGAACTGCTCTTCTTTTGAGGAGCCTAACTTTTTGCCTTTAATCCCTTGAATCAGTTGATTTAATGGTGCGCGTGCGCTTTCGATAAAGTCTAGTGAAGCGGCAGCCTTGTCGAGTGAACGATAATCAAGTGCATGCTTTCCGTTATTGGAAAGAATATTGTAGGCATCAAGCCCAACCATATCTTGCATATCCTTCGTAATTGTTCGACCACGAGAAACTTGATAAGCGATTTCCATAGCGCCATCCATCACAGCATTACGAGCTGAACCAATGTCGATATGTTTTTCCTTCGCAAATTCTTTTACAGTGTCGCTGAACTTCATGTATCGCTCAATCTTCGGCAGTTCACTTTCAGTGATACTACGGTTAAATGAATCATTCAATGCTTTCTTTTCACCGCGTTTAATGACGTCTAAAGGCGTCGTTTCTTCTACTTTATGTGTAACTGTGTTGTAATTCGCCAGTTCCTTCATTCCACTTTCAATCGGATCTAACTTGACGCTGCCGTCCAATTGTTCGGTCGCATTAGCAAAGGCAATCATATTGCCATTTAGATAACGTTGAATTTCATCGCGGGAACCTAGCAGAGCTACAGGCATATTCATCTTCATGTTCGTTTTTTCAGATGCCGTACTAGCGCTAGGTTCAATGTTCCCCTCACGTACTGGAGAAAGAACCAGCTTGTAAAGCTCACCTTCTGCCATATGTGCGTCGGTTTTCCCCATACGCTTCATGATGTCTAGCATGCCATCGTCATTGCCTGTCGTTAATTTCTGTAAGCCTTGTGCAACGTAGCTGACATCTTTCTTGATGATAGCATCACCAAATCCACTCTTAACTGAGCCATCTGGAGAAATTTCATATCCATTAGAAGTACGGATACGTCCATCAATCTGGTCCACATTATAACCAATGACACCAGATAAACCTTTATAATTGAACAGACCTTTTCGTGCGTTCATTACAATATTTTTCGTTGTGCCATTAGATTCCTTCACTTGCTGTTCAGATGGAGCAGCTGTCAAAGGTATCGCTTCGTTTGTCATATTCATTTTAGCCATACGGAAAGCTTTTTCGACAAGAGTTTCTTTATCAGAAGAATTGATGCGCCCCCCTCGAATAATCTCATTAAATAGGCGGGTATCTTCTGCAGCTGTATGTGGTGCGTTCGTCGTATTTTCGATGACGTTTTTAGATAGTGTCGTTGCAACCAATGTTTCTTGTTGCAATGCAGTAGAACCCATTTCGCCAAGTCGCTTCTGAGCGTTTGGATTTGATTCAATCTCACGAGAGAGTGCGCCATTCAAGTCGGCCATACGTGCAAGTGGAAGTAAATCAAATACAGCTCCTCCAGTTGTTTTAACCAACTCGCCTTGCAACTCTTTAAAGTAATAGTCCCTAAATGGCTTCGATCCACGAGTTAATGTTTGGTTAAACCAAGGAACGTCGGCCTGCGCTACGTTGTGACCAGTTAATACATGGTCGCCTTTCGTTGCAATTGACATCGCATCAGCTAAATCTTTCTCCCAAACTTGTAAGCCATTCACTGAACCTGCGCGCTGTACAGTACCAATATCATGTAGACGTTCAACCCCACGCAGTACGTTCTCTTTTGAAATTTCTACATCTTCATTGGCGATTGTTTTAGTTACGCGATAGCGCCCGTTAAAACCATCCTTGAATTGTTCGTCCACATTTGAAATTGTTGTTTCTTTACTACCCATACGAGCTAAAGTATTCAATTGAATTTGCTCTAATTCAGTGAAGCGAGTGAAGTCAATTAATCCACCATTTAAATTACGTGTGTCCTGTATGTCTCGTGAGCCACCAATGAATTTTTTGATAAATTCATCTTTCTTCGCATCGGTAATCCCAACAACGCCCTCGATACGATTCGACGACTTCTTCGCTTTAATATTGTCAAAGGTTTCGAAACTATATTCTGTAAGTTGGTCCAATGTTTGCACACCGAACGCATTGCGCCCACCGAACGTTTCAAAGTCAAATACGGTATAAGCGCCTTTCTGCATACGTTTCCATGCCGCTTCTTCATCTTTAAGTGAAACTGTCTCTGTACCTCGGGATTGGTTATTAATCGTAAAAATCTTGTTGACCTCTACGTTTTCAGCCATGAACTTCTGTCCGCTTTTCTCCTTTACTGTAAAAGTGGACGCTGCTGCATTGAAGAAATCTGCATATGAATTAAGCACATCTGGATTTTCTTTTAATGCTGTTTTACCAGTGTTCATTAAGAATTTATAAGGTGACTTGTTATCTAACACAACATCCTTAATCTGGTTGGCATACATAAAGCTAGTCGCTTTCATGTGTTCGTTTACTAAAGCCTTGTAACCAGCTTGTGTGTTGCCGAGTGCATCCTGTGCGGACTTCTCTGAACGAGCTTGAATCAATGCTTTCTGTCGCTTTCCATTAAATCGTTTAATGGAACTGTTTTCCCAAAATGATTCTTGTACCATCAAAACCCTCCTTTTTAAATAGTGCATCTTAAAATGCATCCTGTATTTTATCCTATTATCTACAAAATGAAATAGTTTCGCTTAAAATAAAAGAGAGCCGAAGCTCCCTTATAGTAAATTTGTTAAAGCGTTATGGATATTGTATTGTGTAATATTCGCCACATTTGCGATAACTTCCATACCACTTTCCTTTTTAGGCTCAACGTTTACGTTTACATTAGTTAGCCCATATCCTTTTAATGTCGCAATCATTGCCATTTTCGTCTGTAGGAAGCCGCTACCGGGTTGATTAGGCGAAGCTTGGTCTGCTCGGATAACGTCTGGATCACGTAGCTGTGATTCAAAGAATCCGAAGTCTGAAAGCAATCGGCCTTCATTATGTATAGTTTTTACTTGAATGTCCGATAAGTCTTTGTCTGGACGCCACCCACTCCATGTTGCCCCTGGCATACGGTGATGTTCAAAGTAAGAGCTATTCGATTCTTGTTTTTCAGTCTCCATACCCCAAGCGGTTTTCAAGACCTTAGCTTCGTAAGGTGAGACATATTTTAATATCTCTTTACGTTTTTTAGGATTAGCTTCTTTCATGAAGGCCATAAAATGATCACGCTCATTGGTCGGTGTAGCACGTACAATTTGAGACCACGTAGCATCGTCTTTTAGACCATAGATGGTAGAGTCCATCGCTTGTTTATAAATCAATGCTGATTTCGCGTAGTCGCCTACTGCAATGTTGAATTCTGATTCTTTCAATACATTCATCTTGCCATCAATTTCATTCAACAGTTGGTCACGACGCTGACTTCCCGGAGCGTAAGCTTGCATGATGATTTGACGATATTCTCCAAGTTGCTCATTTACTTTACGGTTTTCTTCACGCTGCTTCTCGTAATCTTTTACGAGTTTCCCAATATCCATATGCTCTTTATGCTTCGCTTTACGCGCAGCCTTTTCAAATAGACCAGAGTATTTAACATATTCTAAGCGGTCATAGTACTCACGCATATCCCAAGTTTCACGAGTTCGTTCTGGAATGTATTTGTTGCCAAAGCCATAAGCGTCGTCACTCAAAGCAGATGAACTCATACCACCGAAAAGGAAGCCTGTAGCGGCACCAATTGCTCCGCCTTTTCTTATGCCTATATCTTTCAATAAGTGACCAACACCCATACCTAATAGTCCTCCCATTACGCCTTCTTGAAGCGGTTGGTCTTGACGAGTGTAAAGGTAGCCAGCAACTTGCGCACCAGCACCAACAAAGGCTGCTTTACGAATTTGCGAGTTTGGTATGCTCAATCCTTTAGCTAAGAATCCACCAATGAATGCACCACGATTAGATAGTGCCATCGCAACATTGGCAACAGCTCGGCTTGCTTTATCATCTGTCATTTTATAAGTGAGATGATTCGCTACGGCTGCGCCAATTCCTATTAGTACTTCGCCGTCACTCATTAATGAACGTTCAAAAGCAGGTAGTAAGATACTGTCGATTGGGCGATTCCAACTTGTATAGTTTGTACCGTACACCAATTCTTGTTTATACGATTCTAATGGATTTCGTACTTTCATGAATTTTTGTTGAAAAACAGGGATAGGTAGATGGGCGATTGCTTCATACGCCTTACCACGCGCAATCTGTGTGGCAGAATAAACACTGTCTGCAGCTGCAGCGGACGTGTCACCACGTTTTTCAGCATACCCCATATCCATTAATTCTTTACCAACAGATTTACCGTTAATGAATAGCGCCGCACTAACAGCGCCGCTTTGTTGGTCGGTGCCGTCGAATGTATCTTTGTCTCGTGAAATCACGACTTCTTGACCTGGTGCAAGGAATTGGTCAATTGCGCGTGTGCCATCAGTTAAAGATAATGCGTCGTCTTTTTTGTTTTTATTTGTGACCGACACACCAGCTAATCTGTATGTTTTGTCATCCCCTGCTACTTTGAAGAAGTTGTTGTCGATTACTTCGGAAATTTGCACTTTCTCTTTACGAGTGGATTTTCCTAAAAATTGATAATCGAAGAAGTCATAGTTCTCGTTTTGCTTTTTGACACGATCGTTAATACGGTCCATCTCTTCTTTTAGTTCGGGACTAGAGACCGTTTCCTTCGCAATATCACGCCAAATCTTGTACTCTTCTGAACCGGGCGAAATATCCGAAAGTATTTTGTATCGGTCAAATGCTCCATAACGTCCATACTGATCAGAATGCAGCTCGTTAAGTGATTCATACCCTTTACCCGGCATACGCATTTCACCTTTAGGGAGCGCTGTATACGGATCGCCAAAACGATATTTATCTGGCATCCAGTCGGGCATAGTATTCATCAATGGATTAAAGTTGTTTTCTAAGAAGTTATTTGATGGAATAAAACGACGGAAGATTTCAAGATAGTTACCACCAACACCGCCAAGGTTTGCATCCCAGAAGCTACGAATAGGACTGGTCATGTCACTTGCGTCAGATACTTTGTTCTTAGCGCTACCCCCTGCAGCTAAGAATGAACCGTAACCATAAATACCTGTAATGAAACGAGCAGAGTAAGCCAGCTCGCCAATCATGTCATCCCCGCCAGATAAGCCTTTCAAATCGGATATTGCTTCTTTATTATCCAAAATACCATCACCGAAACGAGCGCTCGCTTTGTAAAGTGATTCTGTTGTTACAACACCACCCTCTCGTACGTGTGAGTTACTAGGCCGATAGGAACGAGTATTCATTAGCGTGTTATAGTTCAAGTCACTGACGATATTCATGGATTCATTACTTTCGCGGCGTAGTGTTGAAAATAGTTTTGCGACAACATTGCCACCAGCACCTTCAATTTCCGCACGATCTGCGAAGCTTAAACCAGTACCGACACTGATTTCGCCACCGTTGCCAATCGAGCTCATTAGGTCCATAACACCGCCAGCTTTGCTACCGTAGTCCATCAATGCAGAGTTACCTAGCCTTTGGTTGGTTCCTTCTGCTACGCCTGTTAAGAATTCGCCAGTAGCTCCTCCACCTGCAGCATCTTCACTAATTGCTTTTTGACGCATATACGCTTCACCTGTTGTAACGCCAGTGAATGCACCGTAGTTCATCGCTGTGACATCAGATTGACCATTGCTTTGATTTATACGAACAATGCGTTGTGATTCAGTGGGTGCATCATATGATGTGAAGTTTACCGCTTCAATCGCACCATCTTTGAATCGAGCAAGGTTGCGATTTTCACCATTAGCTCGCTCCATCGTTTCTCTGTTTCGTCGTTCAATAATGGCACGTACATCGACATAATCGCTGTTCAATCGTTCTTGGTGCATCTGTATTTGTGGTTTCAATACGTTACCAACTGTCGCATTTAACAGTGGTCCCCATGGTGTTTCTTCGGTGAACATTTTTCCCGACACCATATACGGTCGATCTTCGTAATGTTTGTTTTCCAACCAATATGGATCCATCAACGCATTTAATGGAGATAGTGGGTTGGTTGGTGTTGGCATCCAGCTGTGGCTCCATTTATCAAGAAATCCATCATACAAGGATTCATCGTGATAGTCGCTGGTTACTCGACGTAACAAATTAGGTTGCCAGTATTGAACCTTGCTACCTCTAAATTCATTTAATGAACCGAACGACCACCAACGGCCTTTACGCATTGCGCTATAACCATTTTGATAGTAGTCAGCACGTTCATCTTTATCCATATACTCTTCACCGAATAGGTATTGAGCAATTGGGTTTAAAGCACGTTCATCTTTTAACCAATCGCTAACACCTGTTATATCAGCGACACCGCGCATACCCAAGTCAATGTTCGCAGCGTTCGATAAGAACGACTCTGTAATGCCGACGCCTGTTGTTGCTTGCGAAAAGTCGTTCATGTAGTTATAGCCAGTAATACCCATTGCAATAGGTAGTGCTCTTTTCATTACAATGCCACGCATTAAGTCTACAGAGCTTCCGCGATATTCAGATGACAAACCTACTCCGATTTTTTCAAGCGGATCATTTAGGCGATTTAGGAAGAAATATGGCATCATCGTAGCGGTTGTCACATTCTCCATATCATTACGGCCAGCTACAAACTGCTTAACGAATGACTTTCTAAATTCCTTATCGTTCAAGTTTCGAAGCAAGTCCATTGGCGAAATTGCCTTATTCATGTGTATCCACGCATCGTTACCAAAACCTTCTACGATATTCTCCTGTTGCATATGGATGTCATAGCTTGTTTCAAATTTGTTTGTCTTGTTTAATACATTGTTTACTAATCGTTCGGATATATCATTCCGTTGGTCATCACCTTCACGACGAGCGAATAGCTTGATAGCTTGTTCTGCCATGTCGGCAGATTCTTGTACAGACTTGTTGTCAGTGGCATCCTTATAAACACCTGTTAAAGATTGGAACGTAGCGAAGTCAGCTACATTTTGTGCGTTCCTTACTTGATCATATTGCGCACCAGAACCGCCAATTAAGTCGCTTAGTCCACGAATGTTTACTTGCCCATCGTCTGTGCGTACATGACGAGCCTGTCGCATATAGGCTTCTTTTTCAATCTCTAAACGAAGTTCGTCAATGAAGTTACTTGAACGATTTTCCGTACCAAATAATTTACCGGTCATTTGTGAGTCGTTCTTGATTGATACATGGTCAAGGGCAGTCTTTGGATTTTCAACATAACGTCGCATCGTCGATAATACGTTCTTATTTAAAAATGCAGAGTTGTCTTTATTAAAATCGTTGTAACCTGTAACGATGTTCTGTAACAACGATTCATCATCTTGGTTAAGCATCTTGAGCATATCTTCTGCGGACTTGTCGAATCCTCCTGTGTTCAATAAACGTCTAATTGTGTCGTTATTAGATGCCTGTGCATTCTTATCATAAAATCGGTAAACAGTACGTGATTGCTCTACATACTTATCAATCGTTTCAAATCCTGCATCACGCATTGCGTATAAAGCTGCCTTCTCTTCGTCAGTCACAGTTGTCGAAGCGTTCACGACTTTTAACCTTTCAGCAGCATCTTTGTATGTTTGTTTTGCTGTGGCAAGCTCGCTTAAATTATCGAGTCCGTTCTTCACTAAAGATTCAATAGCAACGCGTGGGTTTGTATTTGAACCACCATATTCAGAGATGTTGCCAATCATATCGAAGAACGTAATACCCGAAGTCTTGCCAATATCTAATGCGTTTCGCCACTTGCTATCTGTCGTACGATGGCCACGATCGCCAATCATATCACCATACAATGAACGTACAGTACCGTTTTTAGAAACCAAGTAGGAATCTCTCAGTGCTTCAACTTCTTCTAAACCATCATTTGTTTGACGATATGTTCTGTCGTACAAACGGAAATATGTATTATTAATAGATGCGGTTTTACTTCCTTCGCTCGAAGCGAGTAGGGCGTCCATTGTTTGTGGGCCTGGATTTATCCGTAAGAATGATGGTTGCTCGAATCGCTTCTTAACATCGAATACTTTTAAAATTTTACCAATCATTGTTGTACCAAATTCATCAATCGGGTTTGCAACCAAGTCGTGGAAGTCTTTCAGAGAATATACCTCGTTAGTCTTTATATCACGACGTAAAACACTGCGGTCCATAAGCAATTGTCCGAAACGCTCTCCTTCTCCCCTATTCGTAAAATCTTGCATTTTTTCCTGCAGGTATTGAATGGCTGGCATGACTTGCGGTTCTTTACTGCCTTTCACTCGCCTACTCAACATAGATTCACGATAGAGCTCTGGATTATCTAAGACGTCTTTAACTGTAACCATTTGCTCTGGTGACAGCATCTTGTCTGGCTTTCGTATCGTGCCATGCGTACGTTCTAGTGCATTAATGTCGTAGGCTTTTTCGCGAAGGTCACTCAGGATTTTTTGGTCGAATTCTTTATCGACAGTATAACTTTTCTCCTTCGCAGTTTTGATTGATTTTAATTCTTCATAAATAGAATCAATTTGGCTACGGCCGCCCATCTTATTCGCAATTTTTAACGAGTCGGCTTTCTTGTAGATAGCCATTTTGTTCGAGATGTTTTTATTCATGAAGTAGATTAGTTGGTCCAAACGTTTCTTATCTTCAACGGCTTCGAATTTGTAACGGTCATTATGTTTATTTGCAAGTGGTCGAAGTACAGTACGCTCGATGAAGCCATTCTTTGCGTCGTTTTCGAACGTGGCCAGTTTGTTCTCGACTTGTCGTAAAGAGTTCAATACGCCACTAGAACCATCGACTCGCAGTGAGGGGGCGTTGTGTCCCTCGTCTATATATTTTTTAGCGCCTTTAAATCCACCTGTTTGATCGTGGAAGGCACGATTGTAGAGATTCTTCAAATCTTTCGTTGTAAAATTACTGCGGTCTACCTGTGCAAATTGTTCCTGCAGATCACCAGTTGCGCGCTTTAATACGGTACTCGCATTCGCCACCATTTTCAATCCGCCTTCTTTATTAAAAACAGCAGCTCCAAATCCTAAAGATAGAGCTGCTGTCCCATAGGAGACGATGTGGTCGAATGGGGACTGCTGCTTTTCTTCACGCAGTTTATCCTCCATACAATATCACTCCTTCGTATGTAATTATTATTTAGGTGTGCGTAGCGCTGGTGCTACGTCGTCCACGCCTTCTTTTCGAATGTTCCCAGTTAAAACGGATTCTTTATCCCAATCAATTTCTGGGTACTTCGCTTTTAGTCGTGCCAACTCTTGCTTCTGCTCTGTTGTCAACGGGACACCTTTCTTAGCTGGTTCTGATTTCTTCTTAGATACTGTTGTAGAATTCTCTGGCATTGCATCTGTTCCAGCTTCATCTGACACCGCGTCTTCATCTACTAACATGTCCAAGTAATCAGCAAATGGAACACCACGTAAATTTTGAAGTTTCCATTCAGCGCGCGTTAAGTATTTCGTCGTTTTTTCAATGTCCCACGCTTCGATTTCTTCAATATCAAGGTTCGGAAATGCTTCATTGATAATGCACGTAATTTGATTTTCGAGAGTGTACATTTCAGAGCGATAGTAGATAAGAATGTTTCGACGGGCTTCTAAACTATCCAGTAAAGAATCTTTTAAGATTTTCTTGCGCAGGATAGTTGGTGTGCCAGCTGAACATTTTTTGAAATTAAAGTTGCGTGGGTATAATGTGCAAACATCGCAGATAACTTCTTCTCTTGAAAAATCAGTTAGGTCTGGGTTCTCTAAGATGTCGCTATATTCTTTGCGCCCAAGCGAACGATAGATGAATAGCTGTTGACCAATTGTTGTGATGAATACATTGCGGTGTTCTTCTGACAGATTGATAAACAGCTCTGTTAAATCAACTTCTGGTACAGGAAGAGTCTCCGCTTCTGTTGTAACTTGCCCCTCTACTCGCATAAATGTTACCCCCTACAGCTCTTCCGATGTAGGGATTTCAAAACCAGAACGTAAAATCGCTTCATCCGTAATAGATGCTGCATAACCTGCGTTTTCACGTAATAGCCATTCTGCATCTTCTGGCCATAAAACAATTTGTGATGCGAAGAATTCTTGTCGCGTATAGATGCGTTGGTTACGAGAGTCAACGTGTTCTTTTGCTAAATCTTCTTGTGTTAATTCTGCAGTTGAATTTAGCATACCTTGTGTATAAATATCACGAGGAACTGTTCGTACAATAAACTTATCGCTCTGGAATGTTAATGAGAAGATGCGACCGTATTTACGTTTAAATGATTCGATGACTTCGGCTGGAATATCTTCGAATTTTTCATACTTGCGTTTCGGTCGTTTTCCTAATCCTTTATACAAGTCTTTTGAATCTGCATAATCAAACGTTGGAGTATCTGATTGAATAGCATTTGTTGGTGCAACCATCACTTCTTCTGTTGCATTTTCTGCTTGGATTTCAATTTCCTCTGTAACATTTTGTTTCTCTGTTGTCATAGCTACTGGAGCTACTGGCTCGCTAGGTGCGACCACTGAATTGTCAGCTAGTCCAGCGTTAGTAAAGTCTTTAATTTTCATGAATGGTTCTCCCCTTCTTTATCCGATTGGTACAATGTCTTTTGCCATGAAGCTATACACTTCACCGACAGGTTGCCCAGTTGTATCTAATGCGATTTGACTACCTGTGATTGATACGTTTTCAAGTACATGAAACGCAGCATCACCTTGCGAATTCTGCTTGCCGAACATCACTTCGATGTTGAATTCAGAGTAGAACAATGGTCGTTTATCTCGTTCGAGCGACGTGTATTTTTGTTTGTATGTAACGGTCTCGCCATTTTTCTTCTCTACAACCACATCTTTGTTTAAGTTGACCTTTTTCATTAGGTCGAACAAATAGTTAGGACGTGTTAAGTTGATGACGAATTGACCTTGAACGATACGACTACCATTAGCTACTTCATCGTATGTGTATGAATTGTAGCCAGATAGCGGCATACTGTTTTGCTGTACACTATATTGAATTGAAATAATTTCATCAATAAAGTAACTGCCTATGTAGATTTCCGCATTCAATGACGAATAGTATCGTTTGCGGCCAATGGATGAATCCCACGTTGTCGCAACCTTGCCTGCGTCATTTTTCTTTGAAGCGGTGCCAGTCGGAACGTAATTGACGAATGGTGACGTTGTATTAATTGAATACATGCTATCTCACCTCCACGTTACAGCGTTCAGCCTGATACTCGATGTGCTTGCCATTCGGTTGAATAACAAGCAGCCCAACTGGTGTTTTTGATGGACGGTGGTAAACCGTCACGATAACCAAGTAGTATTTACGCATTAATAGAGAAATGTCGTCATATACAAATGATTCGATGTTTTGATTCTCTGCATTATATGCAGTGATATGTAGTAAGTATGTATTGTCGTTATCCACAATTAAACGTTTTAATGTGCGATCAAGTGTGAACACATTCGGGAAAGCATCTTCGCTCATGTAACCAAACTGCTCTTTTAATAGAAAGAAGCTTACTGGTAGTGCGTCCTCGTTGGCATATGAGTGCTGAACAAGTAGCGATGCGAAGCTATATGGTATTTCGTATGTTGTCGTTGCTTCCGAACCATTGAACGAATTGAACATAGCAATCGTGTCAGATGTCTCTACTTGTCGGATAGCTGGTAGATATTTCGTTATGTATGTATTGCTGTCGTAAGCGGCCATTGTTTGCATACGCTCTACTTCTTCACTGATGAAAACGATAGGCGTAATGGCATTACCATCTGATTCAATCCAGTAGCAAGCAGGATCGCCTAACATTTTAATCAAAGTCCATTCGATTGTAAACTCTGATTTATCAATTGCCATACGATAGGTTGCATTTGGATCGTACTGATCTATAGAAGCAACAGCTAATGTGAGGTCTGTAAATAGCTCACCGATTACTTCCTCGTCAATACCTAATTCATATAGCAACCCTTCATCATTAGCTTCAACTAACGACGGTGGCGCAAATTCATAGCGTTCTTTATGGAACCCTCTAAGTAAATTAAATTGAGTCACATCTTCTGGCTCCGTTTCGTATAGGTAACTGTTGCGTTCAATATACAAACGATAGTCATTCATCCATGCCTTTTTATTGCTAAGGACCGTTTGTAAGCTCTCCTGTTCAAAGCAAACGCAGAACTGGCTACATAAGTAGTCCCCTTTTTCATCATAGGCATCTACTCGGCATAATTCATTTTGTCCAGTTGGTAATGCCCCTTCGTCAAATAACGTGCAAATAACTCGTTGTGTAGTAGCGTCGCGCACAATACATTTAGCGATGTCCTGGTTATTTAAATAGATGCGATTGTTCATGTATCGAATGCCTGTATTCTCATACTGTGTTACTAAGATACGATTCATTTTTTGAACAGCGTCATATTTATCTACGGCATCTGTCAATGTTTCAAAATAACGAAGCGGCGACAATTCGTCTGTGCCAAAGAAAGCACTCATTACATTCGAATCGTTTTTAACTTCAAATGTTTTCTCGTGGTTGTTGATTGAAAGGATGTTCACCCCGTCATGCGCGTACAACGGCTGTGGTGTTGATGTTGCAATCATCGTTGACTTTTCCCCTTCCGAAGAAGTAATTGTTACGTCAACGCTCTCATTCGAAGCGACTAGCATTTCGTTACCTAAGATGTAGCAAATGGAAATGTTATGTTGATGTGATTCATCGTGATAGGTAAGTAGCTGCGTTTTAACAACATCACCCGCTTCGTCTAGAATGTCGATAGCGTAATCGTCTTGCTCTACTGGTATATCGTATTTGCTATGGAACGGTCCATGCTTAACAACGTATCCGTTCTTATCTCGAATATTAAAATTCATTTATTCCCCTCCCTAGTTTATTTAGCAGAAACGCTATTATTTTTCTTATCTTCTGATACATCTGCATCCTCCGCACCCTCTTTGTCAGAACTGTGTAAGCTAGATGCGACAGGCTTATAAGAAGACGCTTTGGTTTTGGTGTCATTTACACCGATTAAATTGTACGTTTTTTCCGAATCACGATAGACGACATCTTCTGTTGTCATGTATTCAATGTCGTTGGCCATATACTGATACGTGTTTTCTGTATAAATGTCATTCATACTCATAACTTGTCCTTCATCAATGATGCTAATACCATAGACTGTTAAATGTGCTTTCGAGCCATACTCATTCGTGAAGCTGATTGTGATGTCGAATGGTGGAAGTTCATCCATCAAACTGTGCTTTGAATCTACATAGTTACCAGTTGATTCCGCAAGACTTAGAATACGTTGATAAAAATGGCGGTCGAACACAGAGAAGATTAGTGTCCCTGCAATTGTACGTGGCCCTTCTGTAAAAGCTTTTGCATTCACGTTGCCAAGCGAACGCACAGGGTATTTATCCATATGTACAGAATAGGTGAACGTCTGCATTTCACCGATGACCAGCGTATGTGAGCTCACCTTGCTCGGATCGTTCTTGCTGGGGAGTTCGATATGAACCGAAGCCACCATGTCGCATCCGGAGAAAGAAGTGTTTGTTCGCTTAAAGTCACTAAAGCGATTTTTGCTCTTGTACTTATCGTCTATCTTCTTTTGAAACGTCACGATTTTATCATTACTTACACGCTTATTGTAAGCACCATCTGCTGATTTTGTAATTGTTTTTACCATGTATTACTCCTCCTCTCTAATAAAAAAAGCGAAAGGCGTTTTGCCCTTCGCTTTTCAGTAGCCCATTTTAGCCTGAAACTGTGTCGCTATCAACAGTTTTCATCGGATCGACGCGGCGAGCTACGAATGTGCAAGCACGTTCAGAAGTTACAGTGTCGGTTGAGAAACCAGTACCTTCATTGATAATTTCAAGACCATAGATAACGATTACAGATTTTTGGCCGTATTCGTTGGCGAATGAAATTGTTACATCGAATGGTGGAATTTCATCGGCATAATGTGGTTCTACTTCATCAACGATAGCGTTTGTACGTTCTACCGCATTTGTAGATGAAGCAATTTTACCTGTCATTAAGTCATCCCATTCATCAATTGATAATGGAGAGTCTGTTGAAATGTCACCATTTACATTACCGATTTTGTTAATTGTACCAGATTGTTTTTTCAGCGCTTGTAGTAAAGCATCTTGGTCAAATACTGAGAACACCATTGAACCGGCAATCCCGCGTTTACCACGACTGAAACTTCTTACTTCGGCACTCCCGAAAGTATAGTTAGGCGCTTTCTCACGAGAAATAGAGTATGTAATAGCTTGTAATGAACCGATTACTACGGCACCAAAGCTACATACAATATCGCAACCAGAGAATGTAGTATACGTTTGAGTATACTCAGAAGTCATTGAGTTGTTATATGCTGTCATTGAGAGACACTCCTTATTATGTATGTATTAATATAGAAGGAAGCGGCATCGCCGCGACCTATTAGATTTCGTCTTGTACAGTAATGCGGTTGCGGATTTCTCGGATTTCGTATACTGGACGAATTGCATAATCAATGTCGATGTATGAATACTTCTGAGTGTTACGGTCCGTATTCAGTGTGAAACGGTAGCCGTCGATTAACACGCCTTTGATTGATTCAAGACCAGACTTGATTGCAGTTTGAAGTGAGTTACGGTTCGAGTCGTTGTTTGGTTTACCAATGAATGGATCACCAGCAGCACGAATGATTTTCGTTACTTCACTAAGCACACGTTTAACAGATAAACGACGCATTGGATCGTCAGCTTGTGCCATTGTTACACCATCAGTAATAACAAGGCCGTTTGTAACTGTATCTTTCACTGTAACGAAACCAGCTTGTGTTAAGCGTGATAGTTGGTAGTTAGAGTATGTATAGTTCACAGAGCGTAAAGCGATTGGTTGGTTTGTAGAGCTTTGGTCTTTCGACAATACAGTTACCATACCAGCGTATGCAGCGGCACCGTTCATTGTGAATTTAGAGTTGTCTTCATCAATGAAGTCGCTTTGGAATTCTGTGATTGATACGTTATCGCCAATTGGATAAGGCTCGCTGTTACGGCCAATCATTGGTTTACCTTGTTTTGTTTTAGCGTGTAAATCGAAGTCAAGTTCCATTAGACGTTCTTCACGAGCCTTTACGCCTTTTAACGATTTATCGCCTTGCAATTTAAGACCGATAACACCATGAGTAGTACCAGTTTTCAGCGTTGTGTATGTAGCGTGTTGCGCTAATTGACGAGCAAAGTTGTCAGATGTTTTATAAGGGATGTATTGAGAGTAGTTATAAACAATCTCGCGGTCCTCTTTTAATTCAACTGACTCATGGAATAACACGACTGCAATTTCGCCTGTTGCTGGGTTCTCTACGTCTGGCGCAGTGATCTCAGCAATCTCAGATAGGTATGAATCTTTTTCTTTCATGCCCGCTTCTGTCATGTCGAATGTGAAGATATGATTTAATGCAGAGTGACCATTTAGCATTTCAACTAATTCTTCGATTGTAAGGTTATCCATGTAAGCACTACGAACGATAACTGGGTTCATCTCGAAGTAGTTTGATTGTGCGTAGATAACTGTTTTCTCTTCATTTTCAGAGAACATTGTTTCTGCGTCACCTAATGGTGTAACCACTTTACCAGCAGCTAATGCAGCAGGATCAGCGTAGACAGTTTGTGTTAAGTTAGCAGCTAATACTTCAAATACATAAACATGCGCATTATTTTCACCTAATACGAATTGGTATTTAACAGAAGTTGTTTCACCTGTTTGTACTTCGAAACCGTCGTCCCCTACCGCTACTTCTTGGAAATCAACTACACCATCTGTTGCAATACCTTTGTAGATTTTGCCGTCAGAGATAACCAGTTTGTTTTCAAGTAATGCGTTAGAGAATTTACGGTAGCCGTTGTTTTCGTCATAAATGAATAAGTTTACTTTGCCAGTACCATTGTCTTTAACTAAAGTACGTGTGCCGTTTTCGATATTCATTTTTTTGATTTTGTCTAATTCATCTTGTGTTGTATAAGATAATAATGGAAGAACTTCCATCACTTCATCTGTGTAAACAGAATCAATTGAAGCGGTCATCGTATCTTCTTCTTCAACTTCATGAATTTCGAATTTGTACGATTTAACAAAATCATTGTCGATTGCATCTTCATTGACGATCGGTGTTGCTTTAATCATGCTACTGAATACATTCGCACTGATTGGAGAAACAACTTGGAAATCTTTCGCACGAGGAACGCGGTCTTTGATTTCTTCATCTGCGCCAACGCCAGCTAATACGCGGTAATCTGTAGATAAGTTTTGAATTACAGAATAGATACCGTCAGGAATTTCTTGTACGCGGTTTGCATCAGTAAGTGGCGTTTCTTTAACGCGTGGCGCTAATTCTTTAATCACTTTACCTGTTGCATCTTTTTTAACACGACGTTCAGCGTATGCTGTAGTCGCATAACCAGAGCCTAATTTTTTATAAAGCTCGAAGTTTGAAATAGCTACTTCTTCGTAGTCTGTGTTGTCTTTTTCGAATGCGCGGTCAACTAGACCTTGCGTTTCTAAGAAATCGAATGGTGCCGATGTGAAGATGGCCACTTCATTTAAGATTTCTTTTAATGGCGCATGTGATGCAGAGAACACTGGATAGTCAGATGAAACATCTGTATTCAAGATGATTTGTTTGTAAACAACACCATCAAACGATTTGAATGGTTTATCTTCATCTTCAATGCAAAGTTTATAATCTAGTGTAGTGACTGGTGTACAGATAGAATTTGAACGACCGATTGTATATAGGCCTGGTAGTAAAGCGCCTAGTGTTAAACGTCGAGCTTCTTCACTGCTAGTTGTAACCTCAACGCCCGATTCATCTACGATAGATAAGCGAAGAACGTTGTTGTATTGGTGATCGTTTAATAGATCAATTACTTCTGATAATTCAGAGTTACTATCTAACGAATAATCATTTGCAAGCTCAATTGTATTAACAAGTACTGCGTTTTCCGCTTCAACTAGGCCCAAACGTTTCTCGACGATTGTTGCGCGGTTGGCTGGTTTGTAGAATTTTAATTTTTCTGCGCCAGCTGTATTGTCATATACTAAGAAGTACTCTTTCGCATCATTCGTAGGGAACGCTGCTTTCATACGTAGACGTAAGCTAGAATCTACTGCGAACTCGTAATCCTTCTCGGCGTTTTCACCAGATACGCGTACTGCGTAAATTGTGCGACAGCCTTTTTCGTAAGCATCTTTAATTGCTGGAACTAAAGTAGCTTCTTTCTTCGTGTTTGAATCGTACCCTTTACCAAACATGTATTCAGCGTGTTCTGGTGAGTAGATTGCAATTGCTGCGCCAGTTGGTCCATGGAAGGCAGTACCAACAATCACGATTGATTCAGTTGTACCGAATTGTGATGTGTCGTAGCCGTAGCTATATTCGCTTGTTACTTCCGTTAATGTACCTGGCAGTAATGCTTCGTTTTCAATAAGTCCCATTGGTAGGAATCCTCCTTTAAGTTGTCGCTATTTCAAGGTCATCAATGATGCCATCGAAAATAACAAATTGCTTTTCTGTAACCACTTGATATTGCAGACTTTTAATCGAAAAATTCTCTCGATATGTGTCTAGTGCCGTATCGGTTAGTTGCTGCTTAAAGATGATCTCCCCGACGCCATTACGTTTGAAGTAATGCATATATGAGAAGATGGCGTCTTCTAATTCATTCATAGCTTTAGTTGCTTGCTTGTAATCAGCTGCAAAGACGTCGAATTGAATGATTGAACGGAACCGTTGCGCTCTTACACTGAGAACACGACGTTCGCTTTTGGGAACGCCTTTCTCTGCAATGTATTCTTCACGCGGTACAGGCTTCAATTCTCTCTCCGGTGTTCGACTTAAAATGTTGTAACGGATAAAGGTCTTATTGATGTCTACGTCTGGGTCCCGCTTGATGCGGTCTCCTTCGTTGAAACAGAATTCAATATCTTCATCTGTTGTTTTTGCAATCACCATACCGACCATCTCAATGAAATCTTCGATAGAAGCGTTGCCATCTGCTTTGAGTGATTTACTTGCGTTTGGATTGATGACTTCGGTTTTATCCTCGTCACCATTATTAGTACCGTCTGTAGAAGCGTCTTTATTCGATTCTTGTAAAATATCTTGTATTTTATCTTTATTTTTTCTAAGTAATCCTCTAACTCCTTGTCTTTATTGGGATCTGTGGGCTTTTGCACCTCTGATTTTTTTCGAGGCTTGCTCACAGATAGAGGTGCTAATCGCTCCGTATGGTCAGCAAGTAAGCATTCGAAAGATGCTGTAGAGTTTATTCCACTTCTGCTTTTCATGTTAGTTATCTCCTTCAAATTCCACACGAATACGTTCGGTCGAGAATGGAATAGAAATAGCTGCGTTAACGATAACGCTGTATGTGTAATTCGTTTGTCTTACAAACTCCACATTTAAGATTTCATAATCCTTCACGTATCGTGATTTTTTAATGCTTCAAACGCTTTGTCGATAGCATTACGAATTAAGTTTTGTATGTATGGACGATTTAGTCGTCCTATGTATTGATCTACGTTAATGTAGGCATCTATGTATTTTAATAGTCGATCTACTAAAATAGATTTAACGACCGAACTGTTTGGAGCGAAATTCAATAGGTTTTCACCATGAGCGATACCATCTACATCTGTACGAAAGTATGCAACTTCCATGTCTCCCATATCTTCAATGGATAAATCGAATACCGAATTCCCTAGACCTACATATTTAATTGCATCGAGTACCCCTGTCGTTTCGAGAAGGCACCCTAGTGCTACATTCGCAAATGGATAATTAAGCAAGTTATTTGCTACATAAGCGATTCGTGAACCACCGTTTTGAGTTGCTGTTTGTTTGTAGATTGCATCTCTACCCTTTCGTACTGCTTCAAGGTATTCATCAATATCTTCATACAGCGATGCATGCTCGTCAGTGAACAGTACGGTCACTTTACTCATGGGGCTCATTCTATTCATGTAGTCGACTGCATAGTGAAGATATGCGCCGTCTACCAAATCATAGAAGCGATCATTGATATGAATATCCAATGGCACAAAGTAATCGACCGGTACATTCTCTACCAATTCAACAAAATCAATATGGTCTGTTTTCTCCTGCATATTTACAAGGTACACATCTTCTACTCCAAACACCTTTGCAGTTTTATAAGCATCTACAAGCTCGCAGTCCCCGAAGTATTCGTACGCTTCTTCGTATGTATTAAATGTTTGTGGCTCGCAGATAGATGCTAGTGTTTTCGCCTTTCCAGAAAATAAAATGCTGGTCATTTATTCATCACCTCATAGAACTTCCGAACGAATTTCTCGGGATTCTTTTTCTTTGGTGCCAAGAACACAACACTGTAAACAGGTGTAATACTATCCGAACGTTTGTCAGATTTCTTAGTAACGTGATAAGCATTCATTCCTTCAACCACAACGTCATCTTTACTGAGTAAGCGACTGTATCGCTCTGTCATATAGCCTTTGTAAACAACGGATTTTTCATCGACCGCCATGTTTTGAAAGCTACCTTCACTCGTGCGAATGGCTGCCTTAATAGATTTGATGCGCAGGTTGCGCCCTAGTCCCAAGCATTTAGGACAGTCGGGATTAGCTTGCTTCGTTGCATAATCGACGCAGGAACAAATAATGTCCCCACGAATAATTGCATACGAATCGGTTTGTAGCTTATTGATGATACGTTCAATGCCTTTGTCAAAATGATTCATTGTTTATCGCAACCTTCCAATGGTAGTTAAATTAACGTGATGGCCATGGTTACGATTTCTAATATGGTGAATTGTGCGACGTGGTTCAGCGTAGCCATACTGCCCACAGTTTTCAACTTCTTGCTTCCATTTATCAAGTTCACCTTTTAACTCATTTAATACTGATTTAGCAGACGCTTGCGATGATGGGTTGTTGAATGTGATGTCTGCCAACGTACCGCTGTACCCTGCTTCTGGCACATTCGATAACATCGTACGGAACAATGCATCGTAGGCTGCTTTGTACCGTACATACTGTCGTACCCAAAATGGCAACTTGTCGTAATCAATTGGGCAGCTCGAACGGTACTCTGCTTCCTCAGATGCTTCGCGAATGTAATAAAGCAATAGGTTGTCGTCTAAACCAAGATCCTCTACTAGCGACTTCACTGATTCAAGCGATACGAAACATGGGTACATTTCTGTTGTGAAATTGTATTTAATTCGCTCTAGTGAACGATTAGAATTCTTAGCCTGTATATCTTCGATTGTTATTTCATAGTTATGATTACCGTCTACTTCTTCCAATGGAATGATTTCAATTTTGTTATCATAAATCTTCACATCGAACTCGACTGATTTACGCATTAGATCAACCTCTTTTCAACTTTGATTCGTCCAATAAATTCGTCAATATCTTCATCGAATTCAAATATGAACGACTTTGGTTTCGTGCCCGATTCTGGTTGGCTTGTACAGATAAGGTCTGTTTCGATAGAAGGACCTTCATTTGCTTCATCGCCTTTCTTATCGCAGGAGTCTGCTTCGTAAATAAATGAAACGGCATCTGACCATACTCCATGCTCGTCACCGTCGATTGTACGGACGCGCACGTAGTACTGCCCTTCTGCTGGCAAGTCATAATTGAGTTTCGTTTTTCCGCTAACAATTGCGCGAAAGCTTTTCTTGTGAAATGCTGTGTCGGAACTCACCTCAACTTCATAATGTGATACATCTGCCTTGTCTGGTTTGATTTCTAAACGTGGTTCGTCCAATCGCTGGAAGTCTACTGGATAGCTAATTGTTGGTCGGTCCTCAATTGTGATGCCAGTTGCTACATGGTAGCGGAAGGTGCGATCCAACTTATCTCCTGTAATAGATGTGATACCTCGTCGTAGTGTTACTATATATACGCTTGTATTGGAGCTAGTCGGTTTAACATACACGCTATTTTTATCTACAGAAACAGTGAAGGGAACTTCTTCACCAATCTCTTTATCAGACAAAATAAGCGTGTTTAGATTTACCGTACTAGCTTCTAGTGCAAGTGAGAATTCAATGGCGATGTGATCCTTATCTGGATCAAAGACCATTCCCACTAGACCGAATTGTGTGTACATGTCTAAACACGCTCCTTTATGGATTATTTAATTATTTTGAAGCTTCTTCTTTGGGTTCAGCTTTTTTAGGAGCTACTTTCTTAGCAGGAGCTTTTTTAGTAGCAGCTTTAGCAGGAACCTTTTTAGGTTCAGCCTCTTCTACTACTGGTTCAGCTGGAGTTTCTTCAACAGGTTTTACTTCTGTCTTAGGTTCAGCTTTTTTAGCAGGAGCTTTCGCTTCTACCTTTGGTGCAACAGGTTGTGTTGCGATAGGTGTAGTTTTTAAACTGCGCACCTTGCCTAAACGTTCTTGCTCAATAGCTTCATCCGAAGATAATGTGCCGCTTAGTAATTCCAAGCGACCGCTACCTACAGCAATTCGTAAGTTTGTTGTGTTCATACCGGGAACAACAAGTCCCATCGGTTGAGTGATTGTTAAATGGATACGAGTCAGATCGTCAAAGAATGCGACCTGTCCTCGTGCCAATTTAACCGTTGCCATTACATCCATGTGTTAATGCCTCCTTAATTGGCTTCCATTTTTGTTAGACTGACTTAGTGTTCACAGTAACAGTTGGTGGTACTGGGTAAGTTGGAGCTGCTGCAATGTTAAGAGCAGTTGTGATACCGCGACCGTTGTTGTCAATGCCGACACCATAGCGTTCTTTTGTTTTTAATAAGCGTACATCGACTTCTGGGTTTGTCCATTCGTCCATAGATAACGCTTCTTTTTGTGCGATTGTACCAACCTCATTACGGTCGATGCAGTACATATCAAAACGTTTGCTCACTTTATCGAAGTTTACGAATGGTGAGAAGTTGATTGTTAATGGGAACGGAATACGGTTTTGAACTTGTGAAGGTTCCATGATGTATTGTTGACCTTCGCCGTTGTTAGCTAAACCGAATGGTCCTGGTGTACCTTGTACAGCGCCCCATGGGTGAACGTTTTGGCCGCCTAATGCGCCCCAAGTCATACCGTTACCAACCATTGAGTTACGAGCGAATACAGTCCAAACAAGTGGATGCATAATTACGTCAGTTGGGTTCATACCTTGGCCCATTAATGCCATTACTAATTCAAGGAAATCTTCTGAGCTCATTGTGTCATTGAAAGTACCGTCAGCAGCGCGACCAGTTGTACCAGCTTCGGCAGCTTGCGAACGAATTGCGTTGTTGAATACTGGACGACCATGGCTAGAGAAAGAGTTGAAAATCCATTCCTCTTTGTAACGTGCCATTGCGCGGCCCATTTTACGAGTGTTTAAACCAAGGATGTCGAAAGAACTGTCTTGGATGGCTTCTTCTGTAATAGAGACTTTTAAGCCGATCTTTTTAACACGAATTTCTAACGTGCTGTTCTCGATTGTAGTTTGGTCTAAGTTATCTTCGTTGTAACGAGTACCCTCTCCGACTTCACTAGCAACTAATTCGCCTACTACTGGGATAACGAACACAGTTGATGAACCGCCTTCGACGTGTACAGTTTTCATAAAGCGTGTACCTAAGTATTCTGGTTCAGCTGCTTCACGTAATTGACCTTCTAATACTTTCGGAATTAATTTAACAACGTCTGTTGTTTGTAATGTTTCGCGAATGTTTGCGCGACCCATTGAGAAGTCACCGTTTACGTTACGAGCCATACGTTCCATTAAGTCGATTGACTGTAATGAAACCGATGGACGTTCCGCTGTTTTCCCTTGTTCGTATGCTTCCGTAGCATTTGTTACGTTTTGACGTAATGCATTAATGTGCTGTAATGATTCAGTTAAATTCATGATTGAATTTCCTCCTATATAATAGGAAGGGATTTTATTCCCCTTCCCTGTTTTTATGTTTTTTAAGTTATGTTATGTATGCTTGCATACAAGTATGCGATGATAAATGTATGCAAGACACTTTACAAGGAGCCCTGTAAAGTTAGATATGTATGAGTATGTTATTTAGTAAGTAAGACTTTGATTGTACCGATTGCGCCGTCCCAGTCAAGGAATGTTGGAACACCAGCAAGACCACGTTTAGAGTAGCTAAGTTTCACTTCTGTTGGTTGAGCACCAAATACTTTAAACTTCTCGAAGTCTACAACTTTTAATTGAACGATACCTTGTAGGTCGTCAGCATAGACAATTTTCAAGCCAGTGTCGCCAATTAATGCGCCTTCTGTAGCTGGAACAGCATCCAATGCACCGACTTTGATTTGGATGTCGTGAACATTTACGTCAGCTGTACGTAGGAAGAAGTCGATTTGTGTTTCAGCTGTTTCACCTGCAGCAATCATGCCAGCGTGTGTTAATGGTAATGTACGGTCAGCTACGTTTTGACCATCTGTAAGACCTGGGATGCCAAGGTTCTCGAATTGATGCTCTGCGTTCATGCGTGTGCTATAAACATCTAAAGTGTTTGTGCCACCGTTCATGTGTAAGTCATTTTCGCGGAATGCAGGATCATATGGATAACCAGGGTATTCGTTGTTAGAACGGAATGGAGAGCGAGCAATTGCATCTTCACCACGACGACCATTTTGATACCAAACAGCTGGATTGAATTCAGCAAAGTTCATGCGGTCCTCTAATGCCCAAGTTGCGAAACGAGCAGCACCTTCTGGAAGTAAGTTGTTAGAAGCTTCGTATACTTGACCGATAACTTGTTGACGTTCAGCTTCGTATTCAGAGATTGTCATAGCCGCTACTGCTTCTTCATATGATAATGGAGAGATTGTGATACGACCGTTTTCGTCTGGTTTTAATAAAGCACCCGGGAATAAGTTTCCGTATACAGATGACCATGGGTTTAGTTCAGCTTTGTTCTTGTATGCGAACCAAGGTAACTCAACTAATTTATCCGTTGCGATTGCACCCGGCATCATACCGTTGAATGCATCGTCATCACGAGTGTATTCATTACGCATAATCATACCTACTGGAATGTTACCAGCGCGAACTGCTACAGGAACACCAGCGCCATTTACGATTCGACCAGTGTCAGCATCGACTTTGAATCCGCCATCAGTTAATTGTTTTAATGCTCCGCCGACTTTGAATCCTTCGAAGCCACGAGCATTATATGTACCAGCTGTTACTGGAGTCCATTCTTTACCGATACCACTCATGTCAGCGCCTTGTGCTGCTACTTCGATAATATCAGTTTCTTTAGCGTCTACGAATGTATCGTATTTATCACCCATTTGACGTAAACGAACAGGAACACCACCGTTTGCTAATGTTAATGTGTTGTGTTGTTTCTTCATGTCGAAGTCTGTTAAATCCATTGTTGGATCGATTGCAACGATACGACCACGCGGCATTACCATTTGGTTGTAACCATAGCCATAACCATATGTGAATAATACTGGTAAGCGGTCATCCATTTGATATTTGATGTTTAAAATGTCATGCTCAGATGCATTTAATTTTGTATTTGTACGATTGATGCGGTCAGTTTCGTTACGGTAGCCCGGTAAATTCGCTTGGAATGTTTCGCCGCGGCCCCCTGGTTGTAGGAATTGTTGACCTGTGTAATTACTTGGATTAATAGCCATGTTTAATTTTCACTCCTGTGATTAGTATTTGATATGTTGAGATGCAACGTTACTAAAGATGTTAGCTGCCGCTTCTTCAAGTTCCATGTTAGACATGATTTTGATACCAGTTGTTTTAGTTGATTCAACTGCAATAGTAGGATTCTCTGCTTTAGAAATGTTAGCAGCACTTTCTTTTACAGCGATACCGCTAGTGTTCACTGGTTCTTCTTGTGTTGTTTTTGTTGCTGGATCTTCTTTCGAATTGTCGTTGGCAGATTCAGCGTATACACCACGTTGCACAGGTTCTAATGTTTGCACATTTTCACCGGCAGGATTTTCCGAAGTTGTTTCGGGTTCATGCTCTGCAGGCTCCTCTTTTTGAATACCGTTCATTGTTAATTCTTCAAGCTCGTCAGCAAGACGGTCTTTTAAAGATTCAATTGTACGGTTTTCAAATTTGCTACGGTTCAGTTCCCCTTTGCCGTTAGCAATTGAGATGCCGTTAAGTGAGTCAAGAAGTACGGAGCGCAGTTCCGTTTCTTTTGACACAACTTGTTGTTCAGCGCGTTGACGAAGTTGAGTTTCGTTGTTCGCACTTTCTTTCAGTTCCATGATTGTTTGTTGATCCGCTTTATACTGTTCGCTTTCAGTGAAGCTAACAGATGTTTGCGGTTCAACGCTTGTCGCTGGAGCTGGTGTAGAAGTCGTAGGTTGTTGATTACCTAGATCCTCTGACGTTTTTTGTACCATGTTTGAACCTCCCTCTAGGTTGTTAAAATTTGCACTCTCTGAGAACGTCACAGATTTTACACTATTGTTTTCCAAAATGCGAGTATTTTTTGAGAACTTATCACTAGGTACAACGACATATGAAATTTCCTTAACATACATGTCATTCATATCCCATGTGCAAAGCTGTCCATTATAGAATGTTCCACGAGCGTGGTGAGGACAGCCATCCTTCTCAGAAATAATGTGATGATCACAAATTGAGCATCTTACATCGTTCACTCGCACACCGATTGAAGTTGTTAATAATCTGCCATCGAGTACTTGTTCAATCGCATCTTCATCATAGATGACGGCTTGAATAACGACACAAGGCAGTCCCGCTTCACCATTCTCTCTGTATTCTGCAGACAGTACACGTCCGATGACTTTCCCGTCTTTCTCGTTGTGATGTAGGATGACTGGTTTAGCGTACGGTGCTGTCCATGATGGTAGACCTTGCTTCATGCTTTCTTTTGTATAACGAGTAAAGTTACTCGTTACAGATTCATGAATTGCTTCAATCTCAACAATTAATCCTTTGTTCGGTAATTTAATAGCATTTTCTGCCGCTACTTGTTTGTCGGCTTCTGTGAAATTCATCTTTCCAACGACTGTACTGTCAATTGGTTTGAATCCTTCATATTCTTTGAAATCCATTTACGCAGTTACTCCTTCCTTTTTTAAACTTAAACGACAGCTACAGTACGAGTGATAAGCGGGGATTTCATTGAAATCAACGCGGGCTGTGTCGATAGTTGCTTCGTGTTCTTCACGATCTTCACTGTCACCGAATTGCACGTAAATCTTTTTAGTGCCGAGCTGTCTCGCTGTTTGTGCATAGCTGTACCAATACGTTTTAGGAATGATGTATTCCATAAGGAAACGTAAACGATATTCCAGAGATGAAAAAACAGCTTGAACGTCTTCGCCTTTTTTGATAAGCGATTGGATGTCGTTCAATAAAGTTGAAACCTTTTCTCGTGCATGCTTCTTAGCTTCACTCATAGTCAACGCTTTAATCGAGTAGCGTTCTTTGAGCTTGTGGTCGTTGATGCAACGAGTAGAACCAGTATGCGATGCATTTTCAATTAACGCATTAATTTCTTTTAAGAGTGCATCTTTACTGATTTTAATAATTTCATCGAAATCATCGAAGCCCTTATTTTGATGCTTCACTAAATCAGTACGCATTAAATCGAACTTATTATATACAGATTGAAAATCTTTTTTATTTTTTCTAATCTTTTTTGGGCAATCAGCTCTCCATCATCCGCTTCTTTCACATTTACAGAAGTTGTGCCATGTTGATTCGTTGGGCGGTTACGTGTAGCAATGTCGTTGTTCGGTGTATTGCTCGCCACTTTACCATTGCCATTATTTTTATTTTGGTTATTTTGGACGGTTCCTTGTTGTGCCGCTGCCTTAGCTGTTTTATCAGCAATCTTCTCAGCAGTTTGAGCAGCCTTCTCTGCTGCAGCTGCATCTACTTTTGCCTGCTCTTGGAGAATTTGTACAGAGCTTTCTGTTTGTTTTTCAATCGTATTCGCAGATGATTGGTCTGTAATAAGACGAGCGTATAGACGTTCTTCATCTACTTCTTCTTTTTTACCAATCGCACGACGAGCTTCTTCAAGTGTAGTTAAGTTAGATTGATATTTAAGCATTTCATGATTTTCTAATTTGATACGTGTATCAAGTGCAATTTCATTAAAGATGTAATTAACTGCATCGTCTTCGCTCAGTATTGGATCAAAGCCACCTTCTAGTAAAAGTTCATTGATAATTTCGTTCTCCACGAAAATAGAAATGATTCGTTGAACAAACTTAATGACATCATGTGCTCGACTCTCCATTGCGTCAGCATCTCCAGCGGTTGTGCCTCGCCCCATTTGTGAATCCGACACACTTAATGCAGTGAACACGCGTCGCTCGAAATAATTTAGATAGTTCGTGACGTCGATAGCCGAACCCTCCGCTCCGATTGTGGCTACATCAACACGTTCATTGGTAATGATTGAACCATCGTCTGCCATTCGTTCTAGTTCCATACGAAGCTTATCAATTTCGCTTTGTGTACCAGACTGCCCTACCCCAGTCGCCCCCACACGCCAATGATAGATTGGTAGTGAAAAGCGATAGATTAAGCTAATAACATTCCCCTCGATTTTACGAAGCAACTTAACATCTTCTAATGCTGCTGCAATACGTGGCATACCGAAGGCGTCATTTGGACCTCTGTCAAAATACATATGTACAACGTTTTCTGGTTTGAAGATTTTCTCTTTGCCGTCAACGATTTGACGGTATTCTTTGATGACGCCATTTTCGTCGCGCTTTATTGAAACGGAAGCGGGATCAATACGGAAGTAACCAGATACAGGTTGGAATGTGCTACCACCAATTGGTTCAGCTTTTAACGAAACGATGGACCACTCTTGTCGGGACTTCACAAGAAACGCATTGCTAAAGCGATATAGGTCATCCGCGATTTCCTGCATCAACAATTCGAATGGCTTGTCTGTTGCGTAACTAATAATTTTCAAACGTTTCTTCACGTATTGAATTGCTTCTTTGTTTTCGCTGTCCAGCTTCACGCCAGCTTTATAAATTAAGTATGTATATTTTGTAACGGCTTGTTTTATGTATGAATCTGCCTCGATTGCTGTCTTGATTTCTTCAAGGTCGTATTCGGGATAGACGAATTGATTGCGGTCCTCGCCTTGTCTACGGATAAGACCAACAGCTTTCGCTACTAGGTTTTGTAAACTAGAACTATGAATACTGGTACTACTCAATTTCTTTTCTTCTTTCTTAGAAAATGAAAACATATACTGTCCCCCTATTTTTTAATGTATTAAAAGCGTCGTACGAACATGGTGGTCGAAGCGTACGTGTCTTTAAATCTTTCTTGATAATGAAGTCCATCCACACCTGCTCCACTCCACTTCGTGCATTCTACGCACTTATGATCACCAAGATAGATATACACATGCGACCATGACTTGCTCATACTATGCCCGTCAATGTTGACACTTGCTGGATGTCCTTGATAACCAGTTTTGCCAGCAACTTGATAACAAATGTCGCCCGGCATCATTTTATCTATTTTTCCTCCGACATAAATTCGCTTACCACCTGGCATATTTAATTGTTGGCCTACAGATTTTATTTCGCCAGTATTGATACCAAGGGCTTCTTTCATTACTAGGTATGTAAATAAAGTACAATCCATTCCTAATTTACCGTCGGCACGTTTCTTGCCCCGACCTTTTGCGGAATTGTTATTGTAATAAATTTTGGATTTGTTCTCCTTGTAATATTTCAGGGCAAAGTCAATTATCTTCTGAGCCTTCTTCGATTGTTTGCCATCCTCATATGAAACATCGTAATTATCTGAGCTATTGCTTTCACCCTTGCTGTTGTCAGATGATGATGTTGCACCTGTGAAATCGGCTGGATCTGCAAAGTCACTAAAGAACTTTGCGACATCTTCGTCACTCTTCTTAATAGCGGACTTAATTTTCTCTACTCGTTCCGCTTCATTTGAGATGGACTTCTCAATACGCGCTTCGGTCGTTTTCTTTAGTGCCTTAGCTTCGTGCTCTTTTAGCTTGGCTTCTTCTTCGACATGTTTGTTGATGTCTATACCGTTTCGCATAAGAACTGCTTTACTCGTAGCTTCGTTCGTGTAAGCACGTAAAATACCATCTGTTAAAGTACAAGAGCTCATTAAATATTTATAGAAATTTTTCGTTGCTTTGAAATACTTCTCGTCGTATTCATGCCTTGCCCTAGCAAGCTCTTGGTTTTGATGTGTGTCTAAGTAATCGTTGGCAGTAATGTATTTTGAATTACGCCAGTCATCCCCTGAGATTGAATCACCGTAAGATTTCGCTTTGTCACGACCTTCGTAGTAAGCATCACGTAATGTTTGCGCTGCATCATTTTGTCGTAGATGCGCAATCGTTTTGTCGATGTTGTAAATCTTAGTAAAGAATAACGTGTTTTGTTTACGCTTGATTTGGCTCCGCGTGATACTATCCGATACATGTTTCAGTGTATTAGGAATGCTTTGGCCAGAAAGTATATAGTGCATTTGAAGTTCTTTTATAGAACCAACGCCAGCTGGAATAGCGACCGACATATTATCTTTCCAGAATCGAGACAATGAACGATACAAACTGTCCACGTAATCTTGATAAATTACCTTCGTGTCGTCTAAACGCTTTTTGATGGCCGCTTTAACGAAAGGCTCTACATCTCCAAGTTCTTTATCCAGTTCGATGTCATCTGGAAAAAGTTTTGGTATGTCGTCTGAGATGTCAGCGTTTGGAGTGTAGTCATCCATATCATCATCTGGTGTTGGCATATCATCTGACGTTGTTTCATCATTCCTTACAAACTCACTTTCATCTGGAACGTGCCACTTGTCGCTAGACAAATCTCTTTTATAGTATTGCAAGGAAGGTGTCAATATCTTTCGTACATCTTCCGGCGCAATATCTAACAGCTTTTCAATCTTTTCGATTTTATCAAGAATCTCTTTACGTTCATCTTCGAACAAATCACCGTCTGGGTTTAACGGTATAGTTTCTACAGGTTCGTCACTGTATGGAACATAGCCGTCTGTATAGTAATCACGACTATACTCAATCTTTGGTTTGTAGTTAATCGGTTGCTCGTTGTAGTCTGCCATGTGAAAAGTCCTCCTTATTGAAAAATCCCCTTAGCATTTTACAGCTAAGAGGATAAAAAGGCTATATTTTTACCAAACAGTTCTTGTTGCGCCGCCTGTACGACTCCCCCAACCGCGTCCGTTAGAGCGTCGACGAGAAGAATTTCGTACTTGCGTCCATGTAGGACGATCCCCTGGTAGGTCGCCGTCATGGTGTGCCGCTTCAATTTGTTGACTAAAGCTTGTTTCACTTGCGGCTGCTTGGCGTAACGATGTTTCTACACGTTTTTGACCAGGGCGTTTTTGTATAGATGACATCGCCATTTCATATCGAACTTTTTTGATTGTATTGGTAAGCTCCGTAAATTCGAGTACGAATGCAAGGAAAGCCAAACCTAATGTATCGACAAAGTGTTCATTTTCAGAAGTGAAAATTGGCGCACCATTTTGTTGCTGGCGCACTACTTCATAGTCGATTAATTGCTTATGTAAGATTTCATCGAATGGAGAAAGAATCAATTGCTCACGCTCGAAGGCCATAATCAATTGGTTAACCATGAATGGTTTCATTGGCTCTTTAACCATCTCTTTTGTAACTGGGTCCATTACGTCAATTTTGTTAGCAAACTGCCAGCCCTTCACTTTATGTTTAAGGCCCGTCTCTGGACGTTCTTCCCCAATAATATGTAGACGTTCTATTTGATACTCGCCTGATCCGCGGTCACAGTAGATCCATGTCGGATTATATATTTCGTTTAGTTCAACAATCAAATTAACTGCTGCATCGTATGAATACTCCGCTTTCGGTACTTCAATACGTTTAACAACAATGAATTTTTTCGATTCAATGTCATAGTCCATTATCAATATACTACTTGATGCTTGGTATTTATCCCAGTCGACGCCCATCGTACGGAATGTATTTCGTGGCACAGGTATACCATCGTACACTCTGTTAATTGGTGTCGGGGTCCCATTCTCCGCTTCACGCTTCACGCGATCCAACTGGATAACAGATAGCGGATTGTAGTAATAGTTTTGGAATGACATTGCTTTATCGACCTTATCTTTGTTGAATACACCGGTATCTTGCGCGCCGAAATCTGCTTCGATTTCATGCGTGTAACCAGACGGCGTAAGTTGAGCTCTGAATTGAGCTTCCATCGTGGCATCCCAGTTCGGGTTATGGCTTGATGGATGGAAATGTTCAGTGAAGCCCATTGATTTATCGGTACACGCTTGATAGAACTTAGAGCGAGCACCTGTTGGAGTAGATGACAAGAAGATACCGATGTCGCTACGTTCAGCGGCAATTGTTGTTACGGTATCAAAGTCAGCTTCGGTCATATACGTTTTCACTTCGGACTATATCATCTATGTAGGGCGCTATTAATAGTCTCTGAACCCTCCGTTAGTCATCAAGTAAATCTAAAGCATGAGCACATTGTTCATCATGTAATTCACTAATTAGTCTGGCGCGTTGGTTATAATTAAAACGTCCAGATGACCAGCTTATACTTGTATTGTCTGTTAGCGCACATCCAATGTATAAAGAGACAGCTTCGCCATCCTCTACTACTTTTTGGATTGTGTCTAGCATATTCAACATGTCCTGTTTGTCGTGTTCAATCGCTTCTTTTACTTCATTATGTTCATTTAGGAAAATAAGTTCTCCCATAATAAAACCTCCTAACAGCATGGCTGCTGATTATTCTGATGCAGATTTTACACCAAACCTTCCAGCAATTCACCCTATTTATAGTGGACTATATGGTTAATCCACTTCATCCATGTGAATATAATCGGCACGTTGGCCACGAATAGAAGCACCGCCTGTACCAGACGAAGCACCTGTCGTGAAGCCCATGATAGCAGAGCCATTTTTAAATTCAATCATGAATGGGTTTTTGATACGACGAGCAACTTGCTCTTGTAGAAGCGGGCTACCGTCAATCATTTCGTTTAGACGCATAAAGATTAAACGTACTTGCGTCTCGTATGGCGTAACATACAGAATACGTTGGTTTGGTTGGGTGGACCCCTTGTAAAGACCATTTACGCACATGGTCTCTGTTTTCGCTACCCTGTTAAAAACAGGGGCGGACTATATCTTTTTTAATACAATCTATAGGGTAGTTAATCCATTCTTACGGTCAAAAATAAAATTGACATCATCGTATGTTTCCATAAGGTCGCTCATTTTTGTACGGATTAGTTCGCCTAATTCCTCTACAAATTCATTTGCGGCTTGCGATGCTTCTTCAATATTTTCACGACCATCGAAGCGGATAGCTAACTTCAAGCCAGTACGAATTGTTTTAGAAAATTGCACAGGATATTTACCTTTGAACATTTTCTCCATTTCAATGACTGGCTCGCCTAATTCTTCTAAGGCGATTCGCTCGTTTGTAGTGAAGTTTGTCGTCTCTACATTTAAGCAGATAATGCGTTTACGAATACTACTTGTGTATTTTAGTTGCATGATCCGTCCTCCTTATGCAAAGAAATCGCGTGGGTAGCCAGTTGTGAATGCAGTTGATTTTGCTTGTAACTTATCAGCTGCGGCAACCGCGCGATCTTGGATAGTTTTTTCGAAAAGCTCACAGCGAGCTACGGCTTGTAAGTAATCCTCTTTTAATAGAGATTTTTCATTAATGTATGCAGCTGCTTTATCTAACCCAATAGAATATGACGCTACGAAATTCTCGCCAAGCTCTGCCGTCTTATTAACGATAATGAACGATACTTCTTCACCGATTGCTTCTGGATCTTCTACGAATTGACCTTTCTCGTCAAACTTCGCTTTAAACTCGCCACCTACTGAGATGACAGGATTGCCGAATGCGCTAACCAACGCTTTTTCCTGTTCATCTGTTAAGTCGCCTTCACCGTAGCTATCAAATTTAATGTTTACTGATAGTACGCGATTTTCGATTTTTCGTTCTGCTACAAATTTCATGTGGCATAACCTCTCTCGTGTTGTATTAAAACATTTGCGCTCGTAGTCTCTGAACCCTTCCTATTTCTATAGGACATGGCTGCTGATTCTTCCAAGGGAGTTGGACCTTCCAGCAATTCACAAATGAAGAGCAAATGTTTACCCGTACGGCGTCCACACCTAGCAACCTTTTTGACCGATTCATCTAGTAAGATTTCTGCTTGATACCAGCGGGCTACCCAAGGTTCATGCTTTTTCGTCTTCGGATTGAAGGTGCGAATGAATGCACGAGCCCACATTACAGGGTTTGCCATAATCTCTTTAAATCGTTCTACTTCGATAGCGGATAATTTATTCTTCGGCATATGTATTTATTACTCCCTTTTTAGTCCTTTATTTTTTTACTATTAGTAATAGGACTGTTGTTGGCCATAAAGTTGCGAGTTAGATTGTTGCCCCTTGCCCGCAGCCATATTATTCACAAGCCAGACTGTACCTAGCGCACCAACACCAGCTTGATAGCCTTTGTTCGCTATCATCTTGTCATGTAAGTTTGCTTCGAATCGGTGATCTTTTACTTCTTTTTGAAGGCCATCAAATGATTTAGATGAACTCATTTTATCTACCCAGTCATCCATATCTTCACCTTTGTGATTCAATCGTTTACCGATACCACGTAATTCACTTCGAATTTCTTCTTCATCCTTTAACTTTCCACTCTTCACTGCTTTTTGGAATGTATCTACATGATTCTGTAATCCCATGTGCTTGCTTGCCAGTTGTTTAGCTAAACGTTTTTCTGGACGAGAGTTTCCTTCTCGATATACGTTTTCGTAGTAAGATTGGTCAACACCTTTTGGCGGTGCTTCACTTCGCTGCGTTCGAGCTTTTGCTTTCTCTGCTTGCCTACGCTCTTGTCGAGTCACTGATCTCTCATTTTGTGGTTGATTCAATTCTCTAAACATTTGAGCTTCTTCCGCTGCGCTCATTTCAATAGGGTTGCTAGAAGGTTTCGTATTTGGCTTACGCGATTCCTCTAGCATTCGTTGACGCTGCTGAGTATTGTGGCGATTCAAACGTAGCATTTCTTCTTTTTTCATCTGCATATCTTTTGCAGCTTGTGTTTTACGTCCTGTATTCTGCAGAGCGAATTCTTTAAAATCCTTGTAGTTACCGACGTCTCCACCTTGTTTTTTATAGTCTTCGACATGTTCATCGAAACCATACTTCTTAGGCATCATATTATCATTTTCGAATTTCCCTCGTAGGGCTTCGTGTTGTTTGATGTGATGCTGGTTTTTGGCATTACGTGCTGATCTAGATATTTTAACCATTTCTTTTCACCTCATTTAATAGTTCATATATTTTGCTTCGCTACCTAACATGGCATTCTGCTGATTATATTTCGCTCGCTCAATTGAGGCCATACCTGCTTGTCGCATCGTAAACGTTTGAGAGTTATCAGAGAAGTAAGAGTTAGAAAATGCTTGATTGTTTCGCGCAAAGTCGCGTGACTTCATGTCTACTTCTCTTACACTTTCTCCTACTGCCCCTTTTAATAAAGGATGTGCTTGCAAAGCAAACGTAGCGTACCATGGTAAAAAATGAGACATTACAGCTGTTCCCGCTGCGCTTCCTGCCGCTTCCATTGTCGACTTACCTTGTGCTTTATTGATGCCATAATCCAATATCGTTGCGCCAGCAGTTACTAGTGCTCCTGTCTTTTTGAACGAACGTAATACAGAGGGCGAAATATTCATCTACATATACCTCGCTTCATTACCGAGTAATGCCCGTTTTGTATTCATTTCGGATGATTGCACTTGTTGCATACCTGCTTGTCGCATCGTGTAGGCTTGTTGAGTATCAACGAACGTTGACGTCGCAAATGCTTGATTGCTACGCGCCATCTCTCTTGATGTTCGTGCAACACTTGAAGCGATTGCGCCGCCACCTTTTACAGCTCCACCTAACGCCATAGCACCAAAGTACACAGGCATCCCGACAGCATCCATAATGAATGCATTACCCGCACCTTTTACGGCAGACTTTGCAACACCATCGCCTTCTGCGCGATTTTCATTGTATTCATGGACAAAACCTAATCCACTAAGACCTATGCTGACCATTCGACCTTTATTTGAGTTCTTGAATTTGTTGAACCCAGAAGCGGATCGAAGGATAGAACCTAATGCCGGCATCGTATCTCCTCCTTGTTAATTTCGATTGTTGTGCATAGCAAACACTAAGTCACCTGTCGCACCGCCATTATCTACATAGCTGTATGGTTTTGGTGTAGGAGTCGATGCCCCACTTGGAGAACCACTACGATTTAGATAATCTTTTGTTGCTGATGTACCAGATGCAATTAACATCCCTACTGCGCCGACACCTAATCCTAATTTGGACAAGCGCATTCGACCAGGTGTATGAACCATCTTACCTTTGCTGTTCAATTTAGCAGAAGCATTCTCATACTTAAACATCTTGCCAGCAACGCCTGTTGCGAACTTTGCATATTTTTGTACTGGATTTGTCGCAAAGTAGCCCGCGCGTTTAACACCACGAGCAAGCGCGTTGCCTGTACGCGGATCGAAAGATGTACCTTTCAACGTTTTTGGTGCGAGAAGATGCCCAGCTGTTGCGGCTGAACCTAGCGCTGTACCTATCCCTACTGAACCAACTCCAGACATAATACGCCCAGAGTTTTTTAGTAAGGCCATTCCTCCAAAACCAACTGCTGCAGACGTTGCTCCAAGTGCTAATGGCGCGGCTAAACCAGCAGCTCCACCAATCGCGGCACCAGTCAAGGCACCAGAACCATCTCCACCGGTGAATTTGTTTCCAAAGTACATACCAATACCGGCACCTGCCATCCCACTGCCAATGCCTAAACTGCCGACAGCTGTTCGCAAACTCCCGTTGCCAGAGACCGTTTTGAAGCTATTCATATAAGCATGTGCTGGTTGAACGAATAAACCTTTTGCTAAACCAGTACCGACTTTCTTGCCAGCTTCACCGAAGTTTGGTAATACACCTGCTCCGATACCACCGACTGTTGCCCCAATTGCAGAACCGACACCGGCAGAGCCCATGACGCCTGCTGGGTTGTCACTATTGGCGGCGGCGATGATACCTGTCGTACCACCAACTGCGCCACCAGCTAGAGCTCCGCTTACTGCGAAACCGTTTGAGAATACCATTTACAGCCCCTCCTAAATAAACGGTACGCCAGCAATGTTTGTTTGACCGTCCTTATCACGATACAAACCACCACCACTTAATGCACGATAACCGACACCAGCAGTCAATACGCTACCTGCAATACGACCATAGTTTAATGCGCCATCTTCATTTGAGTGCGCAGCTTTAATTGATCTTGCAAGGTCGCCAGTATCTCGATAGGCATTGACCGATTGTGAAATACCGCCGAGCATACCGCCAGCATGTACATTTTGAATTGCTTTATTTGAATTGAGGATGTTTTCTCGAAAACCGCCAGAACTAAATGCGGCTAAAATCGAATCTCCTAAATCAGAACCAGTTGGTCCAATTTTCATTATGTATTCCTCCTATTGAATATTCTCTGGGCGTGTATCAATTTCTGCGTAGTCTGCATCTTGTACAAACGACATGATTTGATCCATAGCTGTTGAACCAACATCTTGCTCGCCTTTACGGTCTTTACGTGTAGCTAATAGTAAATTGTAAATTTCGTTACGGCGTTTAATGATTCGCTCGTACGCTTCCCAGTGTTTTGATACTTGCGGTTGATAAAACTCTTCACCTTGTTCACTGATTCCAGCTACGACATCTACTACTGGTACGCCTTCTGCAGCCATCAACGACTTACATCGTTCAAGTAGAATATCTTGGTTAATCAAGTCACTAATTAAGGCGCGGTCTGTGAAGCTGATTGTATTTTCAAGATAGCCGAAGTCCTCTGCATAACCGCTGAAACGTAACTCAATCTCTGCCGCTTCAATAGGACAAGGTTCTCCGACTGGGGCAAGGTCGTACGGCAACAGCTTACAAGTCGATGCATACGGACATCCTTCACCTTTACAGGTAATTGGAATACGTGCATACATTCCTGTTTTGGTTGATAGCATGGCCATAGCTGCGCTTTTTGCTTCGCATCCAGTCTCGCTAAATCCCCAGATATTCTTCACATTTTCTTCAAACTGTAGTCTACGCTCCACAGGGGTTAAACCAGTTGGCGAATCATTTCCTGCCAGGGCGGTTAAATCAAAACCTTCTGGTAGAACTTCCTCTGCCGCTTCCTCTACGACTTCATCTTGTACATTTGTCATTCTACTTCCCCCACTTCCTTGATTGGTTGAGGTGGAACAATCGTAACACCGTCAGCAACAAACTCGTAGTGAACATATACTTGTGCATTTGTAATAACTTCTCTAATGACATTCACGTTGCGTACGAAATAATTTCCGAACTGAATAGCTTCAATATCTTCGAGATAGTCGTTGATTTGCAAAGTACCTTGTACAACTAATCGTTCCATTGATTGTTGGCGACCATCTTCATCTTCGAATGACTCAGAAACTTTTACTTGCTCTACTGTACATACACCGAATGTAGACTGCTCATTGTTAATAAGAATTTCATCACCATTGTCATAGAATGTGGTGTCGTCCTCGTTGAAATAATCTTGATTTTCATTTTCCATTAAAATCTCTCCCCTCATTTGTATTAGTACCTCGAAAGGCAGCTACTATTTTTGCACAAACTTTCTTATGGCGCAATTTTTTCTTAAGGCCTCATTAAAGACTTTAATAGTCTGACAATTTAAAACGAAACTAAGACTACATAAAAAATATATACGGATTGTAAAAACCCTATGCGGAAACGAAAAAATGAAAAAATCCTGTGGCTACCCATTATATATATACACTCAAAAACACATATTTTGGAGCCCCGGGTATGCCATTTCGCTTTTCTAAACAACGTATCAAAATCTGCCTAGAAACAGCATACCTATGCCCAAGATAAAAAGGGAGCGACTAAAGATGAACAAGCAATTCATTATGAACAACCTGCGTTTAGCTATCCAACGTGATGTAACTAACGTATACGCAGAGCAATTAAAGGATATAGATGTAGTCTTTACAGAAGATGATTCTTTATTCAATTACAAAGCAATCGGTTTATTCGAAGGCGGTCACATTTACATGAATGTATGTGATCGTCTTTTATTTGATTTGATGGGCAATGATGCTGTCATTAGCGTTAAAGAAATTGTAGATAACTACCTTATCGCAATGGCACATGAACTAGGACATGCCAATGATCCAGCATGCCGTTACCAATTAGCCAATATGGCAGCAATGGTTGTTCATAAGCACAAGCCAACATTAGGAAAGATTCAATTGAAATTAGAAGAGCGAGCGTATCGTATAGGACTTCGCTATATTCCAGATCGTTTACGCAATCGCTATATCACATATAACGAACGTTACATTAATCAATTAAAACGCAAACCATTATTCATGCATAACAACAAATAACACATAGGAATGGGAGAGATACATTATGGTAAAGTCAGTAGATTTAAGCAAAGAGGAATACACAGAAGCACAGGTGAACATTATCAGCAGACACAAATTAGCTGGTAATCATGTCGTATGTAAGTTGATTAAGCAAGGGAAGGACATAGTAGCTAGTGTCATCTCAGTATCTAAAGATGGCAAGAACCAATGGTTATTATTCCACTGCCCTGCTGAACAACACTTTGCATACGCTAAGAATGACTATATGAGCATGTAGTCATATAAGGGGTTCTATATAGAGCCCTGCTTTTAATGCGGCTATACAAATGTATAACGGTCCAAAGCCCGTACAAACGCAGATGGAAGGCAATAAAAAAAAAGACGAGTGAGGAAACACCCGTCTATGTAATAAGTATTGGACGTACTTATTACGATTCATTATAGGAAAGATTGGACTCTTTTCTGTAATGGCGAGTCTTTATAAAAGGCTCACAAGTTGTAGTTTGGAAGACTACAACGTAAGTAACTGGTTATAACACCACTACTTACATAAGAGAAACGATGACTAACCATATAGGTAGCATCTACGCATATTGAGCATGCGTCAGAGATGACTTGCAACAAGGCAAGCATCTACACAGGAGAAATTATATCATGAAAACATCTACACAAGCAACAGTAACAGAAGCAGCAACAACAGTATTAGCATTACCAGAAGTAAACTACGTTAAATCAGAACTATCAACTGTAGCAGTAAACCTGTTACCAAAAGCTAAAGGTAACAAAATCAAAGCGTACCTTGAAGAAGTATTCCGCGCAGTAAAAGACGGCGTAACAATTCGCAAGGTGGTTCTTGAAAACGTACACCAAGTAAGCACTTCTGTAGCATCTACAAAAACAGGTGTTTCTACAGATCGCTATATCGAAATGGTAGAAGGCTTAGAAGGTCAAGCATTACAAAGAGAAACAACAATCATGACAGATCTTGGTGAAATGAAAGTTGAGAACTTCCTTAACGGTTTATTAGAAGTTAAATTCGACAAATCTTCATTAGACGCTTTAGAAACTGGCTTATATGTAGTATTCGCAGATAACGGTTCAGTGGAATTATACACTCGTTCTCGTAACACATATCGTTCACTATTAAACAACACTTCATTAACAATTGAAGAATTCAATAAATTAGGCGCGCTTCGTTTATACGGATTCCAATACACTCCAGGTATGGCGAAAGTAAAACGCTTATTAATGATTGCCTTACCAGATACAGAAGAAGGTAAAGCAAAATTCCGCGAAATCACAAATGCTGCAACAAACGGCATGAATCAATACTTCGTTGATCAATTCAAAGATCGTGAAGCAAGCAAAGCAGATTTAATCAATATCGCAACTCGTGAATCTCAAACACACACAGCTGGTGTAGATTTAGCGAAATTCAATGGAGATGATGTTTCTCCAATGATTGATTTAACAAAACGTTATGGCGTACTGAAAGATGGTGGCGAAATCGTAAGTGCTGAATATGTAGCGAAATCTATCAACAATGCTTCAATTTCAATTGGTGGTAGCGCAATGTTCAAACCTCAACACTTTGTGGGTGAATTAATGCAAGCTCGTTTCGATGGCGTAAACAAAGTAGCAAGCGTACTATTCATGCCTAGAACAATTGCAGCATACATCCACGCTTTAGTATTCCAAGGATACAAAATTAAATACATCACTCGTGAAGAATGGATGGAAGCTCGTGCAACAGATGCTAATGAAAAGAAAGCATTCAATGGTATCAAATCATACTTCAAAGGATATGACGCAGTTATCATTCAAAAAGTAGTAGATAAAACAGCTATCCCTACTTACATCGCAACACTAGATGAAATGAAAGTTCCTGTTTCATACGGTGAAGGTACAAAAACAACAATGCCAGTTATGACATTTTCTCACCCTGCTAAACAAACAACGAATCACTCTGGTCAAATGGGACAATCTCTATTAACAGAAGATGCAGTACAAAACATGAAAGATATGCGTGTTGCAGATTTAGCAAAACAATTCGTAGCAGAAGGTATGGATAAAAAAGAAGCATTAACTAAGGCTGTAGAAAACCAAGACCAAGCTCCATTATTAATCGAAACATTAGGCGCTGAAACAGCTCGTCGTGCATTAAGTGCGGCAATCGGTACAGAAACAGATGAAGAAGGCAATCAAGCATTGCGTGATCCTAAAGTATCTGCTTCACAATTAACAGGAGATAGCCTTTACTACACAGGTATTATGCGTAGTGCTGCTCCTCGTTTCGCATTCGAAAAAGAATCATCTATTGTTAACTCTATTTTAGGAGATGTAATCAACGTTACAAATCGTGACCTTGATAGCAAATCTCGTGACGTTGTAGCTGGTACTTATGCGTCTGGTTTATACGACTTACCTGCTCTACTATTCAACACACCAGATGATATTGCTAATTTTAAATTCATCGACTTCAACACAGATGAAGAAGGTTTAACACAACACGAAGCGGCTCACTTAAAAGCATTAAAAGATTACAACGATTTAGTAGAAGCTGGTATTGAAAGTCAAACAGCTAAATACGAATCAGTAGAGGGAATCAAACCTTCATATATGCAAATTCGTAAAGGTGTAATGAAGAAACGTGTTGTTCGTCAAGCATTCGAGGACCTTCGTAACGCAGAAGCGGCTTACCGTCTAGGTGTATTAGGAACAGATGAAGTGTATTCACCAGCTGCAGAAAGCTATGCTCGTAAGCATGACCTAGTAGATGCAGAAGGAAATATCACAATGCAATTAGTATTCTATCGTTCACCAAAACCAGGTGCTCGTGACTTCCATATTGCAAACGTTGTATCTCGTGATGAAATCTTATCACGCATCGAAGATAAAGCAGCAGCATTACTTGGTCGTAAAAACAAAGACGGCAAAACGTTACCAGTAGCAGTTGTTAAAGAATTAATGAAAGGCGCTAAAACGTACATGAAAGCATTATCAGATGGTATTGTTATGCTTCCATTCCACCCAACGTTGAACTTAATCATGTCTGGTTCTGACTGGGATATGGATGGTTTTACATTAGTATTTGACCAACGTATTGTCGAAGCATTATCAGCAACACAAGCAGAAGCTCACAGCACTACAGATTTACTTTAATAGTAAGTTTAGCAACATCATTTCATTGTCACTCAGTATTATGGACCTGCCGCATGACTGTCAGTTGTGTGGCTTTTTATTATTTATAAAACAAACATTAAACTAAAAAATTATTTATGGAGCTAAATCAAAACGGTTTAGCATAGGAGGAAATTTATCATGACATTCACAAACAACAAATTCAACCAATTCGCAGCTACATCATTCGTTAAAAACATCAAAGAAGTTCAAGCTCAACGTGCATCAAAATTCGGTTACGCTGCAGAGAACTTAGCATTAACAATGGTTAAACAAACATCAGCTAAAGTTGCTGGTATCGGTATCGTAGCAAACGCGTCACAAGCACTTAAAGCAGCAGCAGAAACATTAAAATTCGGCGCAGCATTACGTGGCATCACAGAAGAAGCATACACTGTAGCAACAGAAGAAACTCGTCGTGTTCTTGGCGAAATCTTCAACAAAGATAACACTGTACCAACAATCACTAAATACAAAGCTATCAAACGTACGAAAACATCATTCGTTAATGCTTCTGGTGTAATCGTAGAGCAAGCAGAACTTAACGTCGCAGATCGTGAAGCTATCTTGAAAACGTTAGAACACTTCGACTTCAAATCAGCAACAGACAAAACAATCATCGAATTATTAGCAGATGTTGACTTAGTATTCGATATTGATATGCAACGTCACATTGACGCATTCAAAAAAGCTTACGAAGTATCAGTAATCGCAAGCCCATCAAAAGCATATAAAGTAGCATCTATTAACAAAGGTTCAGTAAAAGTACAACTGCTATTCACTGATGAAATGAAAGCGGAATACAAAGAAAAAATGACTGAGCAGTTCTTAACTATCGCAAGTGATAATGCAGAAACAGCTGGTAGCCGCGTATCATTATTCTACCGAGATGAACTAGACTACGATAAAAAAGGTAAAGCTATCTTCACTGACTTGAAACAACAGTTCAAGAAATACAGCCTTACTGAAATCTACAATGCATTAATCGACCTTGATGAAACAGCTCGTGAAGCAACATTCATTAAATCAGAGGTTATCGAAGCTGCAGCAGTAGTAAGTGAGAACCCAGAGTTCACTTCATATGTACAATCAACATTAACTCAATTCGATGCAATTGAACGTGCTCAACGCGATGAAACAAAATATGAATTACAATTAGTTGATTCTGATACTGACGAAGCAATGGAAGTACGTGCTCGTGTATCTAAAAAATACAAACCATTAACTGAATTCATGAAAGCTGCCGTACGTTTAAAAGCAACTCAACTTGGTGTAGATGCAGCGAAATTAGCATTAATCACTCGTCAAATTGGCGACCTTCGTTATGGTGAAGATAACAAATCAAACACAATGTCATCTGCTTTCAGTGCCCTATTCGCAGAGGAACAATTACTATACGCTGAAATGATCCACAACGAATCAACTGACCTTGAAGGCTACAAAGCTTCATTCGTAACAGAAGATGAACTATTCATCGCGCCAAACGTTGAGGAACTACCATACCAAAATGGTGACGTTGTGACATTCAACGAAAAAGGCTTCAACCCATACTTCGTAAACTTCTTACCAGAAGGTGAATATGTATTCGAAATTCAAGAATCAATTGAATTAGATGAAGATGGCGAACAGAAATTCCGTATCGTAGCAAAACGTAACATTCAAGATAAAGCACAAGAAATCATTGAACGCTCTATCGAAACAGCACCAGAAGGTATCTTATTCTTACAAGGTGATAGCTCTTACTTCAAAGAAGATTCAATGTACACACAAGATGAAGAAGGCAACATCACTAAATACGCTACAGAAAACGTTGCTAAATTATTAGCTACATTCAAAGCTGGCAAAGAGCTTTATACAACAAACATGGATAACAAGAATCGCCAAACAATCCCTGCTATCTGGGATGTAAGTGCTGACGAAAATAAAGCAGCATTAGTGTTACCTGTTAGCACATACAGCTCAAATGTATCAAACGATGAACAACGTAATGGCGTATTCAATGGTACAACTGAACCAGCTTCAATGAAGAAAGTTCGTTTAGTACAAGCAGTATTCTCTAAAAACAAAGGTTACGCAAACGTTGGTATCGTGATTCAAGTTGTAGGTGATGCAGAAGAAAACATCATCGACATCATCGCTGAATCAGATGAAAACAAAGCAATGATTAAAGACCGCTTCAAATCTAGCAAGAAAGAAACAAAAGAAGCTGACGAAATCTCTGCAGACGATGAAGAACTATTCGCTACAGATGACGAAGATGAAGTTTCTGATGACAGTAATGATGATTTATTTGGTGACGATGCAACTGATAACGAAGAAGAAACTGTAGAAGCAGCAGAAACTTTAGAAGATCGTAAAGCAGCGTTACTAGCTGAGTTAGATGATGAAGATGAAGATGACGACGATTTATTCGGATTCTAATAAGTAGTATTGTGCGTAGGGGATCTCCCCTATGTGCATTAAGGTTACAATCGCATTCGTATGCACACATGATTGTTACTTTAATGGACACAGCACATTTGTCCCAAGCATTAGAGGTGTGTTACCGCTTCGCGTCGCCATCGAAAACCACGATGGCTCCAAGCACGAAGCTCCCCATACTTCATATGTGGCTGATGTGTGCAATGCACACTTTAAATAACAACTCTTGCGGGAGTGTTACGCTGCGGTGCCCTACTTCGAGGAAGTTAGGGTTCTTTGTCGTGCTTTCGTATGTGTGTCTCCGACATACCATGATGAACGCACTAATTGAAATGAATGTCGTTTTTAGGGACTAGAGCCCTCGACGACTGGAGGTATATATAATGAACAACCAACCAATGAACAGCGAAGAAAAACAATTAATCATGCTAGGAGTTGTGGCAATGCCATTCGTCATCATGTGGAACGTGTTCCGCTTCAAGATGGCCAAACGTGCAATCCGCCGTATCATCGGGCTATTTAAATAATGGTCGAAACTGGGGCAACTCAGTCATGCAGTAGGTGGTTCCCCTGCATCTGATGATGACAAACCAAATCAACAGCATATAGCTTAGTCCACTATATGAACTAACATTGCCGAGTGCTTTGCTTGCGGAACAATCTCCGCTTCGCGGGTAGGAGCACTCACACGTTTTCGGACGGTTAATTAGGCTGGTCGTGACTGACTGGCCATGTTGCTGACTACAACAAACCAATACACAACTCACAGGAGGTAATCAAATGATTACAGTAAAAGGCTATAAAGCATCTAACCCCTATTCAAACCATGGTACAAAGCTAGACGTATATCACGTATGCGTACCAAATTCAGAAATGCAAGTGTGCTTAGGCGCAGACGAAGTAAAGGACCTAATCAAGAAAGTGATGAAGTTTGCGAAACAAGATGTACGCTTCATTGATTTAACAACAGGTATTGAAGTAATAAATCGCGCGCGATCTTCACGTAAGTTAATGAAGGCAGTTGAAGATATGCAAGCCTTCTTTGGGTAGGTCGAGAAAACGGCCACCCCCCTAAAACAAAGTTTCTACCTATTAAATATAAATAAACTATGAGGGCGTACAGTGTGCGTCCTTTATTCTTTGGAGGAATTAATAATGATTACAGTAACATACCATCAAATCCCAGATACAACGTACGGCGGTTTCCTAGATGACTTCTTCACAATTGACTGCGAAAACAAACCAGAAAACGAATTCAATCTTTCAGTAACCGAATCAGATGTCGATGCTACATGCGCACAAGTTATTAAAGCAATCAATACGCCAGGACTACAAAATGGTTCGTTACAGTTAGTAGGCGAGGATAAGGAGATTGTCGTAGATTTAGTAATGCTTCGTAGAATGTTAGGATGCACGTTCGACGACATGCTTACATTAGCCATTAAAGATTTCCATGCGCGTGACCTTGCAGTACGTGAAAGAATAAATAACTCAGAGGAAGGGAAACGCTATGAATTTGCATAATGTTCAAATCGGTAATATTCAAATCAGTAGCTTTCAATTAAAGCTAGTCGGCTTCACCCTATCAGAACAATTCTTTATTGCATTATCTTTTAAAACAAAAAACTATAAAACTATTTTGGAGGCTTTTAACATGAAAACAACTACATCAATCGCAGGTATCAAAGTATTATTCGCTGGAGCAAACGACGTATTCCAACCAGTAGGCACAATCAATAGCATTCGCACGATCGTTGAGAAACAAGGTACAGCACTACAAGTAAATACAGAACTAAACGGAGCAACAATCACAATGGACGATAACGATGGCCAAGCAGGTCAAATTCAAGTGGACCACGCAGAGTATGGTGTCGAACTAGATCTTAGTGAAATCCCAGAGCTATTCGACCAAATTGTCGCATTAGGCAGCCAACTTGTTGAGCAGTTCAATGTGTTAGAAGAAAAGTATGCTACGCATGAACCAGACGTTTCTTATGAAGCGAAAGCATCGTTCCATAGAGAAGGACTTAACTGGAGATGTAGAATCTCTGCTGGTTCAAATCAAGATGATGTGAGACCGGTGGCAATCGCGCTTATTCGTGAGATGGATCGTATGAGCTATCTGAACAGTGTTGTAACAGTAGAAGTGGATGGAGCAGCAAAAACATTCGTTACGCATCGTGCGTTCAATTATATGAACGAAGTAGTTGGAGGAGATAAGGCATTAACAGTTAACGATATTACAAACCTTATTGATTCTTTAAGAAAAGTTTAATTATTTATACAGCGTGTACCCCTAACGGCGGTATGCGCTTTTTTATTATGAGCCAAGCGCTCACCATTGTACGACTTTTAAGGGACGAGAGCCCAGTAGTCGGAGGAGATTTACCACTATGAAATTTTCAAACAAAGCACCTAAAACAGAAGCATTCTATCGTTCAGCGAGCGTATCACCAGTTATCATCGCAAAACAACACGTACGCGTAATTGTTCCAGCTACATCATTAACTCGTGACGGCGGTATCCCTACTCGTCTTCGCCCTATCGTTGCATCAATTGACGGTGGCGTAACAGTAGCAGAAGCTATTAACTTCAACGAACGTTACGGTTTAGAGTTGGGGGTTCAGGCATAATGACTAGCACCAAAGAACGTACCGTCATTAAAACAGACGGCAGCTACTTAGAATACTTAGGAGAGATGGCTGGTGGATGGGCAATCGAAGTCCATACAGAGCAAGGAGTCATTCGCCGTACAGGTAAGGTGAAAAACCCAGTATCTTCAAGACATTGCGAACTATATGCCATCTATGAAGCATGCAAGTTTATTAAGAAGGAAGGCTGCGCTGCAGTAATTCAATCGGACTGTAAGGAGGTGATTAACACTTTTAAAGGAATAAAAGGTGTCGCATTCTGCGAGGACCTGTGGTGTAAGATTCGTGACTTAAACGTACGCAATCTAAAAGACATCATGTACATTGCACGCGAAAACAATGAAGGTGCAGACCATGCGAGCCGTATTGCAGCTCGTTCACTTATTGCACGATAACGCGGAACACAACTCAACTAACTCGGTATAGTAAAACACATTTTGGAAGGAGCCAATTATCATGGCCTTAATTAACACAACATTCGACTATTTAAACTCACAACCAATCTTTTTCAGAGGGAACCGTCACGTCGTACAAGACGTACGCGACTTCCTAGCTAAACGTGGTAATACCACTGAACAACAGCAAAACGAAATGATGAACAAAATGCTTGAAATGAAAATCATCGAGGTTATTGATGAAACAGATGAATTCGAACGTACTATGCTCGGACTAGAAGCAAGTATCGAAGAACAGCATCGTGTAGAGTCATTGATTCAACAAGACGAAGACTATTTAGATTACGGTGCTGAACAACGTAAAGCCGGTAAATTAACGCACCCAGAACTGACTGCAGAGTTCGCTAACATCAAACAACGTGATTCATTTAAGGAATTTGTTGAGCGTAAACTACGTGTCACTGTGACAAGCGTTGGTTTTGATAACGAGACAGGCCACCCTATCGTTGTTATGGCTGACGTATCAGAGCGAGAATTTGCGAAGATGAAGAACTACCGTCGCGTAAAAGGTTTTGGTCGCTTCACAGCAAATAGTATTACCGCTACAGGACATGGCATCAATAACACAGTTAACTTTGCAGTAAATAGCATTGTAACACCTGTGTCAAAGTCCGTTGTAGGGATTACTGCGAATCTTACCGCTACGGTATCGAAAGCGGGGTCCGACTTAGGCGGGGCTGTCGTAAACTCTACTACCGAGGAAGCACAACGTTTAGCAAAACAAGTGCGTGAAGATCGTGACATCCAAGTTGCGAAACAACGTATGACACATGCTAAAAACAAAGTCATGGGATTCTTTGGCGGCAACAGTGGAAAAGCTGGTAACGGCTTCCGCTTCTAACCTGTAATATCGGGGGCTTCGGCTCCCACATACATAGACCTGGATATGTCATTAAACTATCTCGTATGTGAATGGCATACGTTCATTGCTTTCTGGCGTCATCACACTAATACAAATATATAAGATCCTCATAAGTCGCAATGTAGCCGAGGTAAAGGGAGATAACTTATCATGACAAACAAAAACTTATTAACTAACACAAAAACAGAACTAGAAGTGAAAATCGTAGTAGCATCACGCGGCCGTAACACTGGCATCATGATCTTTGATCGCGAACGTTGTAAATTCGTAGACCGCCCAACATTATTACCGTACCTATCATTTGATGGTACAGACATCAAAGAAGTTGAAACTAAGCCGCAACAGTTTGGACGCATTAGCATTCTGAAAGCATCAATCTGGGCATTAGAGAAGCACTTCAACACAACGTACGATGAAGAAGCAGGTGTTTATTCACGAGATGCTGATACGAAGTATGCCATCACAAATTTCTTTACCACTACCCCTTTAGAGCAGAACTTCAATGGCGGGGCATTCAAATACTGGATTCAAACAGGTAAAACGTTAGAAGGCAAGGAAGTTGAAACAGATGAATTGCTTCTATGGGACCGCTTCACTAAACTGTTCCTTACATTCTTTGATGTATTAAATGTACGTAGCGTGAGAAGCCTTAGCCTACACACAGACAAGAATGGCAAGTTCCACGCAGGTACATCGAAAGAATCTCAGTACCTACACCGCGGTATGAAGTTACTGTGGGATGCGATTCCTAAAGATGAATTCTCTAAAGAAGAACAAGAAGCAAACGACGATACAATGTTCGCTTAATTGATTATATAAATGGAGGGTACGACAATGAAACAATTCTTTGCAGAGCCAAAAACATGGAAAGCATTCTTTATTAGCCGACTTTACGAAGCGGTTGCATGGGGTATCTTTGCGTTACCCTTCATTATTTTATTTGTCATTTTGAAATTAGATTTACTGTAACATCCTATGAGTCGCTTCGGCGGCTCTCTTTTTTTATGTATTGAGTAGATGATTTCTTCGTCTACCGAATAGATAAAAGAAGCTTTTTCTTTTTTATCCGATGCAACGTAGCCTAAGAACTGGCTGTAGCATCTGCATTAACCTTATCCCAAAGGGAGGGCAACACGCCTTTCGCCTCGATACGCTAACGAGGAGGTGCCATTCGCACAGGGATATTTACGCTTTACCTATGTAGTCTCCCCTATTTATTAGATGCTCCATGTTTTGATTAACAGAGTGTTTTTTAATGGGACGGTATACCTTTTCTGTATGCTATCGAGGGACTATGTGGTACGCGCCCCCTTGCGAGCGCACTCTATACAACAAATACGAGCGAGCGCCAGCGAGCGAGTAACACCATGACAACATACAAAAGGAGACGAATGAAATGAATCTACTCAACACAATGGACCAAAAACAAGCGACAGCGTTAATCAACAAAGAGGCGGAACGTGTCCGTCCTCACCTATTCGCACTAGCGAATAAGACAATCCAGCTACCAAGCGTAGCTAAGTTTTCAGAGACAACTGTACTGCAAAGCTTAGAGAAGATTGCCGAATTAGGTGAAGGCGCCCTACTCGCATTCGCTGATAAGTTCAACGAAGAGGAGTGTACTTTCCTTGCGAAAGTAGGAAACCTCGACATCGACAGCTTACTTAACCCGATGTAAACAGCACAAATGATTCGTAAACAACGTAAGGAACGTGAGCATACGGACGTAGTAAAACATCTACAAAATGGCGTATCTAATGATGAATTAGCATTACAAGTGAGCTATGATAAAGGTATGGCAGTGCAAAAGCATATCATCGAAGGTCTTGTAAGTACCCCACTAGCAGAACGAAAAGCCTACATGAAGAACATCAATGAGAAGCGTGTAGAGCTTAAAGCAACATTAAATCCGTCTGATGACGATGACTTATTTGAAGAATCTATTAATGAATCAACTACAGATAGCACCGACAATGATGACTTATTCGACGACGACGGCGCGAGCGAAGCGAGCGCAACAGAGGAAGAACCTCTCTGCCAAGAGGACCAAACCGAAGAAGCAGAGGAAGAAAATAAGGACGACGACGATGATATGTTTGCTGCCTAAGCAATGCAAAAAGGAGTCCGACTAAATGAATTTGCTAGACCGCTTAGAAGAAATACAAGTCTTTCGCGACAGAGGGTACGTTGTATCAGAGCAATATTACGCTGCCTTTTACTACATTACACGCACCAGAAAGAACGAAGAAATTGTACAAGCATGCTGTGATTTGTTCGCTCACATGAGCAATCATCACAAACTAGACTACATGCGTATGTTCCTCCCCTCCCCTACTTGGACGAATATTTTGTCCGAGGGTGAGATAAAACTACATGATACCTTGCTCTATCATTACACAAAAAAGCGAGTGGCTGTTTTCTCTGATGATTTAGATATAGAAAGATATGCCACAAAAGAATTAGTAAAACGTGGTGTAGTACGCGGGCCATTTATGGAACGTCGCGTACAAAAACTGTTCAGGAATCATTGTTACTACGAACCTTACTTCACGTACGAGTACTCAAGTCATTATGAGACAATAGAGAACTCACCGCTTCGAGATTTCATGCACGACCTATTCGACAAATACGAAGTATCGGAGCGATCAAAATGAATCTACTCGAACAGTTAGACATCAAGAATCGCGCAACGGCGCGGTCTAGGTACATTACGCCACTATGTATGCGTGTATGCAAGTATGCGAGCATACAATTAAAGATAGACAAAAACAAGTATGACTGGATGACTTTTTATTATCCATCCGATACGCTTGCAGCTATGGTTGAAGCGGAGCAATTACTATCCGCTAACAAAGAACAGTCCTTCTTATACGCTGGGAGCTCACTGGATGAACTGACATCGCATTTAGATACGCTATACAACAAAGTAATCCACAAACAAACAGCGAGCTCTCTTAGTTCATCTAACGTTCGTGGGCAACGAAGCGACTTCCATTCAATAGATAGCATGTACGTGGAAGCGATGGAATTGATTCATGCTGGTATTAACCCCTATGACGTCTTCACCAATCGTTAGAAAAGCAATCATTTTCTACGAGGCTACCTAGTCGTTTTCGCATATTGAGATGTTACAGCCACTTTCTGCCCTGTTCTCTCTGCTTTTTAGCGTTCTGCTCTCCCCTATTAACCTTTGAAAACCCTTGTCCCCTCTGCGTTCTTTACATCGTATTGGGTATCTACTGGCTTTGAGTGCCGCTTCGGGCTTACATGACAGTTGGACAACTATAGTTACCTATGATTTTACATCTTATACACATTCTGTAGATTATTTTGTGCAACAATGTACTGTACAAGTTGTAGAAGAAAGGTTGTAATTCACAGCGTTTCATGTAAAATGTCAGCCAACGAAGGAGATGTTAAACATGAACGAAATGGATGAACGACGAGATAAGATTGTAGAAGAAGCTAGTATGAGATGTTTCACGATGGAGGAAATAGGAACTCCTACGCATGAGGAGCTCAAAAGACTATACGGATTATTCAGAGGTAGCCAACGTTATATGCTATACTTCTTTGCCGATAGAAGTGTAGACGCTCATGTACCCTACTACTCTGGAACGTTCAGTATGTTGGAAGATGCAGTAGCGCATGCTAATCGCTTAGGCTATGTACATGAAGATGGTGCTGAGGAGATTAGAATGAATGACAAAGGTGAGTTACTATCTATTGGGATTATCTCTGACCAAATGATAGAGAATGAATTAGAGGAATACAGAAACAAATACAATATTTCTGACGCCGAATTCTGCCAGGTTATTTATGAATGGGAAGCGGAAGGTCTTGCTACTCCTTCTGCGGAAATATATGTGCCAGTCATGCACAAAGAAGTAAATGGTGTGAATACGTGGGGCTCACCTATTGGATGCTATACGAATCTAAAAGCTGCGGAAGAACGCTTAGTTGGACTGGGCTTTATCAAGACGGCGGAGGAATGTGGTTTTACAGAATGGCGTAAGGACCAGCTCGTTGTAGAGATCTACGGTTTCCCCTTGGAGTCGGATGCAATCAATGACGAGCAATTAGTACATACAGCAAGTGTAAATTAGCATTGCGTACATAATGTTTTAACAGTAAAGAAGGCTATGCGTTATCTCGTCTGAGATATATGTGTATGCCTTCTTCTTTTATATGTATGCAATGTTACTTGTATGCAAGCATGCGTAGGTTTGTTTATTTAAAATCAATCCGTTTTGCGGCCGCGATTGCAGGTTATAATCTATGTAGGAGGGATAGCGTATGAACGACACACGATTTACCGTAGTAGCGTGGAATGCTCTCAATGAACGTGGTGAGCGTTTAGAAGTATCAAACCACTCTACCTACTCGGAAGCTACCAACTGGCTCTTAGAGAACGGCTACGCTTCATCTGGAGGGCATCAATACATAAAGATGCACACTAAAGAATTACTACTTGCAGAAGTGAGGCCTTTTTCTACGGGTGTTTAGTTGTCCCTTGCTTTATAATTAAACTATCAAACGAGCAAAGGGGAAGATGATATGGACAAAGCAACAAAAGTATTAACAGCAAAAACAAACTACGACAAAGGTGGCAATCTTTTAAAAGGCGAGGATTCACCTTTTTCAGTCAATGAGTACGGGTTAGAAATGACTCGACTCCATGAGATGGGTTACGAAGAAGATAAAGCAGCCACACCACCAGATGCTATTATCACGCTTCGTTCCACGAATGAAGATGGCAGCTTCTCTCTCTACACGCTGCACAAAATCGACGATTTAAAGGAGAACTAGGAGGAAGGTAACATGGACAAGAATGTGCATGTAACAATTACTCGATTCAGTAAAGACGGTACAGAGGTTAAACAAGTCGCTCATACAAGCTATGACACGTATGAAGAAGCGGAGAGCAAACTGATTGCCGATGGATTCGAGAAAGACTTCGAAGAGATTCACACTGGCGATATTGATATTCCAGTGATCGAGATTAAACAGTACAAGAAATCTCTAGCAGATGGATGTGTAGAGTTTGGCGTAATCAACGTACTCTAAACTAATCAACAGGCGTACCTTTTACCGGGTACGCTTTTTATATGTTCACTTTTGTATGCGATGTTATTTGTATGCAAGTTGGAGACGCTCACTTATATAACGGTCATGTATGCCATGTTATGTGTATGTAATGTTACTTGTATGCGACTCCCCTACTCTATTGGTTTGTATATAAGCATACGATGTTAGGAATATATTTATATGCGGGCATATTTGTATGTTTGTGTGCGATGTCATGTTGTTATATGTATGTGGGTATATTCGAATGCGATGTTGCTACGTCACAAATATACAATGTCATAAGTATGGCATGTTATCAGTATGTTGCGTCACAAGTATATGATGTTATCTATATATATGTATGCTGATATGCAAGTAACATAGCATGCAAGTATATTCGTATATGATGTAACAAGTAACAATGAGACACAGCAACATAATATGCGATGTAATTTGTATATCTGCATGTAGGTATGTGAGTGACATAGTATATATGCATGTGATGTTTGTTCGCATACCATGTTAAAAGTATGTTGTGTTACTTGTATGTGATGACGCTCATATACAATGTTATCTGCATACGAGTATATGTGTATGCTTTGTTGCTATGTTATTGGTATACCGTTTTATGAGTATGCAAGTATATCTGTATTCAAATAACATAATATGCGGCCGAAAATGTATGTTGATATACGATGTCGCATTGTTATTTGTATGTAAGCATATTAGTGTGCGATGTCATGAATATATTCGTATATCCACATGCTATGTTACAATGTCACGATGTTATTCATATATGTGCATGCGATGTCTAAAGTATATATGTATGCTTGTATGCAGATATACCATGTTATCTTTTGATTCGTATATCTGCATATGATGTTGCATTGTTATTCTTATACAGGCATGCCATGTTGCAATGTCTATATGTTATTTGTATGTTCCTATGCGATGTTGCGTTGTTACTTGTCTGCGAGTATACGTGCATGCTAATAACAAGGTATACATTTAATTTCGTATGCGCTCGACATGGTATATAAGTATGCGATATTATTCGTATGCAAATATACAAATAGAAAAGTATGCTTGTATGCTCGTATATCGTCATATAAGTAGAATTGTATGCTTGCATGTGTACATACACATAGAATAGTATGCTACGTTATTCGTATGCGAGTATTCTGTTTTATCCGTATGCTGTTCTACATGCAACAAAGTATGCAGACATATGGGTATACACATAGAATGGTATGCAATGCTACAGTGTTCAATGTATGCTTGCATACAATGTTATTTGCATATGTGTATACAACGAAAGGAGGTGATTTATCTGCAAAAGACTAAAAATACAAATTCGAGCATTCAACAACTTCTGGACGCAGCTTCAACGATTCACCGTAAAGCAATGACTACAGGATACAGTTCTTTAGATGCTTTCAAAGAGGTCGTTCAAAATCCAATTGTTAAATACATTGCGTTAAGAGAAAACTTACTTGTATCAAGATTATCGTGCAAGGAGTTGAATCACACTGATTTCGCATATGAATACCAGAACAATTAACAGTGCTTGAATACATAATAGAAAAGATGTATCACAGAAAGGCAATAGCTTAAATTACAAATCAATATCAAAGACATGCAATACTTCTTGTATATTCATATACGATGTTAAAAGTATGCAGTGTCATATGTATGCAAATATACTCGTATATAAATATCTTATTTTATAGATATGCAGGTATATCTCTATACATCAGTTTTTTGACGCACCAGATTTAGGGAGACGAATGCAGATGAAAGGCTGTTTACTATTCGTAAGGAAGCTACATCATCTTCGCATTGCACTTATTGACATATTGAGCATGGAAAAACTATGTGTAATAGATAGTTGATTTAATGTACTGGTGTCGAAGTCGAATAACTTTGACATTAGCGATCAATGGTTACTGTCTTAATCGTGTGCGTAAGTCACACAGTAATTTGACATTATATTTTGCCAAACAATTTTCACATGTTTTTAAAACAAAATTCAATAAGGGGCGAAGACAATTATGAAACCAACAATAACTAACAAACGCATTAAACTAACAAAGAATGGAGTGGTCTTGTTATGATGGAACGTTCAAAAGTACGAAAAGTTGGCTTTGAAGTCGTTAACGGACCAAAGCAAGTTTTTATGTCTCCATTAGAAATACCTGTTCCGAAAGTGGCGAACGCTTCTATGGACGAAACGGTCGCTTTCATTCGAACTATGCAAGTAGGAAACAATAACGCAGCTTCGACTAACAAACGATTCTATAACAACGTGCGACATTCTGTTAAATTCGCTTCACAAGATTTAGTAGAAGATCAGATTAAAGAATCACTAATGGAATTCTATCCAGAAGAAATCGTTAAAGCGTCAGAAACAACAGTGGAATCTATGAGTCTAAACCAGGGTTTTACCGTTAATGGTAAAGGTAAAAATCCGTACACAGGGTTCATTATTAAATCTATACATATAGATAAGGAAGAAAACAAGCGTACTCAACTCGGCGCCTTTTATTTAATTAGCAGCTATTCCGCTGATTCTTATGAAGAAGCGCTAGACAACATCATCTCTCATGAAGAAACGACAAAATACGTTGTGTTTAATAACCAACTTCGCATTAGATAAAAGTTGTGAGAAGAAAGAATGACTGAGCATTCTATATTTTTGTCGTTAAATTGATATAAATAATAAACTTGATTCATTTTAATTTACAAATATAGAATAAAAGTAATAATATGATATTTATAGATAACATAAGTCCTATATACCTTCCATAGCGTTCGGTATATAATATTCATCGCGAAAGGTCATTTAGACGAAAGGAGATTCCTGAGTATGATGAAATACTTAGTAGTTGACTAGGTTTATAAGACTTGTTACATATGAGCAAGAAATAAAAGATTGAGTAGTTATTAGCCAATTAGCGGTTGGCTATTCTTTTTTAGTATATTATTCAATATTTTTACTATATAACCACATTAATCTATCACTTGTGTCGTACTCACGTTAAAAAGTACACCCAAACCGACTAAAAACATCTAACATGGAGGATTTTAAATGAACAATTCAATAGAATTAATGACTGCCGTCAACCCAGAAGAAACTATGGAGGTACGATTCGCGCAACTGCAAAAAATGCGCGACTTCAACCCAGGAGACATTGGTTGCATGACACCTCCAGAGCGAGATCGTATGATTGAACATTACAAATGGGCTCACGAGTATTCAAAGAATCTCTTAATGAATGCGATGGAATTGTTCGAACACGCTGAAACTTCTGCCGAACAGGTTTCAGAACTTAAAGAACTTCATCAACAGGTTATATCTTCTGAATCAATCTTCAAGATTTCTTACGAACGACTAAAAGAACGCGAAGGTTTTGCAACGCAATATATTCGCGGGCTTATTTCTCAAAATGCTTACCACTTAGTACGTTTAACAGAAGGTATTGATTTTATGACGAGTGCATCTGCTTCACCATTAGAAGAGCTTGCAACGCATACTCATTTTGATTTATTCGATGAAGGTTTAACAGACGATGTTTATTCACAACAAATCTTTTCAGAAGAATTTGTTCAAGAAGTATTAGAAGGAGACTATCCTCGCGTTACTTCTGCATTGGTGAACGCAACCCTAATGGAAGCTTTCATTTCAATCGCACCGCACTTGGGCGAATCTTATCGCAACGACCGCAAAATGAATATGCTTGTGCATTTAATTGAAGGTACTTACCGTCAAAGCACAGCAAGAGATGCAATGCATGCATAAATTGCACGACTTATCTGACGTCCGTATTATCCTTGACTGCCAATTCATGGAGGACAAGTTGGGTAAGGATCCTGCCAGATTCTTAACTCAACTTTTAGATATTTATGGTCTAGCGCCAGAGACATTGATACATGCTTACGAAAAGCAGGAACATTCTCTACTTACTATCTCAATTAAGGAATTAGCATTCGATGGGGAACAATCAACGTACCCTGCTTTAGATACAACACTTATGAATTACGTTCATGACAATATAGGATATTATATTCTACATGATGTTTCAGAGGTTATTGAAGAAGTGAAAGCATATATATGTTGCGATGCTAATATAGGACACGACTATGACAATGGATTTTACCTTTATGTCAGTCCGAAAAATGAAAACTACTACAACGGAAAAATTGTAGTCAATGAGAGAGCCTAAGAGCTCTCTTTTTTTGTTTGTATAAAACCCTATTAAATAGGAAGAAACTCTAGGAGATTACAAAATGGAATATAACACTAAATTAGCTTTGCGAAAGCTAGATAAAGCCGCACTTATCCGTCTTATCGAGGGATATTCTAATGAAATTCAAACAAATAACAGTGAAGGTACATCATGTACACCTATCGAAAAATACGTAGAAGAAGGGTTCTACAAAGATGAAGAGCGTTTATTGTCAATTGAACGTATTCATTTGCTAGTTTCTGCAGATATGTCGATTGATATAGAGCGAGGAGATTTCTTTAAATCACCAGACATTGCTATCAAAAATGCACTCATGGAGGGGAGAGGTTCTGTGTGCGGAGAGGTGTTTGTAAGCAATGAAGAAATCTTAGCTGCAGCAGCACGATTTAATTTCGATCAAAAACTTTACCTTCAACATGAAAAGTATCTAACAGAAGGTGGAGTAAAAGTTCTTCATTATGAAGAGTCAGCGAATCAAATGTTAACAGGTGTGTTAGGAACACGAAGAAGAAAAAATAAATAGTTAAAGGGTGCATCTAATATGGCAAAGACTGCGTATCAAAAACTAATGGAGCAAGAAAAAATGAAGGCGGCGGAATATGTTAAAAGTATGCCGAGAGAAAAACAACTACAAGCAATGGTTCGTATTTCAGAAATTCAAAATCATCCTTTATATACATGCCCTCCAAGCTCTGCGAAAAATGCTCATTTCTTTGGATGGATGCGTGGATTGGCTTTAACGATGGATACTCTTATGACAGGAAGCTGGTACAACTGGCTCCTTGCTTGCGAAAAAGGGGAAGGGAATGTTCTTGATTTCCCTAAACAGCACACTCTATTCGAGAACAAAGAACATGAAGCATGCAAAAAAATGCTAGAACATTGTATGGAGATTGTTCGCAAAGATGGCCATTATGTTGGCGAGTTCATTGAATGGATTGGTTATAGCTTAGGCATTGCATGGTTTGAAAAGCCTAGGCTAAGCGATAAGGCCTACGAGGAATTGTATCGTGAGTTCGTATTGGACCTGTTCTATCTTTATCCAGCAGATTATCTATCAGAATTTGTTTCAGCAAACGGTCAAAGTGGTCATTTGGATTATTTTCCTACACCAATACAAGTTACGAAGTTGATGCACATAATGACTTCAAAAGAAGATGTCATGCAAGATCGAACCGCTTCTCAATTCGAACCATGTGTCGGTGGAGCAGCTATGATTCTTCCATCAGAATCTTTAAATATTGTTGGCGCCGATCTAAGTCTAACAATGACAAAAGTGGCCGCTATTCAGTGCTTCATTTACAAACCATGGGCTTTATATGTGCCTAGACCTGTCGTTGGTATTCATGTGGACCGATTAACATTAACAATCAACAAATACTATGAGTTTAAAACGAACACGCGCATATACAACGGGGACTCATTACTTGGTGAATACTATGCGCCGGTGGACATCTTTAAAGAAAAGTCACAAGTAGTTGATATATATGTTGGGGCAATTGATTTAACAAAACGAGAAATATTCCAATACGATGATTACTTGTACGAACCATGGGAGAACATACCAGAAGATGTTCAACGTGAAATCGTTATAGCACAAGCTCGTGAAATTCCGTTTGATAGATTGTTGACTAACCCGCCTTTTAATGTAAAATTGAACACCGTTGAAAAGGAGAAGCGTGAAAAGATTGCCAAGTCGAATGAGCAATTTTTAAAAGAGCGTAAAGAAAATAATAAAGGTGTACATATAGATGCACACCCAGTAGAGAAGAAAGTAATCAGCGAAGTAAACGAACGATTGCAATTAATTATTTAGGAGAGATTAACCATGAAATTATCAACAGAAGAAATTACAAAAAGAGCAACTGTTGCTGTAGAGAATTGTCCAGACACCGCACCAAACCATTGTTACTTCTGTGACGAAGAAGTTGGAGTGCTTATACCTAGACCAACATACTTATCAGTAAGAGGAGAAGTTTCTGTAAATGTGAACTTCACGAAAGACGTGCACCGTTGGATTTGCGTTTCATGCTTAGAATCAGAAATTTGTTCACTAGGCGGCAATGTGACAATGCGTGAGGAAGAATACTAGGATGGGCCTACATGTATATAAGATGGAGAAAAATCTAGTTGAATGGACTAAATCAACTTACGACATTCTTACATATGCGAATAAAAATTTTAAAGCATTTGAAAAGGTAGCGTCATGGAACGATGAAGATGCTGTTGTCTCAACTATCATGCAAATGACTGGTGGCCGAAATTACCCTGCGAATAAATGTTTCCCATTAACTAAAGCATCACTTACGGGAATCATTTCAAGCATTGAAAGTGAATGGCATTCTCCAGGAGATGCAACGGTATTCAAAAAGATTAAAAATACGACAAATTTCAATAAATACATGCTCTTTTGCGTGAACGCATAGAGCTACAAAGAAACGGAGAATTTATATGTTAAGAGAGCTTGTTGAATCATTAGATAAAGACGAATTAGAGGACCTAATCGTCGCTTACAACAATTACGTTATTTCGCATGACGAAGACTATATCACTGGATGGACTCCCGTATGTATCCACGAGTTTTATCATACGGACTATCAATTAGAAGATGAGGATGAATGAGCATGTCCTTCTTAGACGAATTAAATGAAATCTCGATTGCTTTCCATGGCATCTCAGCGATTATTGTCCTATTTGTACTTCTCTTCGTCTGCTGCTTATTCATTTATGACGTCTGCAAAAACACGCTATCTAAACTTAAACGAAAAAAATAAATGGAGGTTTTATAATGGGAAGAGTATACAACCAATTAACTGTATTAACATGCTATGAAGATACACCAATTGAGGAAAGAACAAGTTTGCACTTATTGATGGACCAAGGGGAAGTAGATGAACAAGGTTATGAAATCCAATTGAGTGTAAACGATCAAGCAGGGGATAGTACCATTCTTCATGCTGGATTTGGTTATCGCGAATGGTCCGAAGAATTATGTGTATTAGTGTACGATGCACTAGAAGCTAAAATCAATCAAGTCCTTGAAACAGAAGGACCAGAAGAACTATTAAGATACACCGAGCAATTGCAAGAGGACGATATTGACGTTGCTTTTAATCGCTATGAGTATGACAAATGCGATTACTACAAACCAGCGCAATTAGAGCGCATGAAAAAAGCACATATGAAATCTGTTGAATCGCTCATTGAGTTAGCGGAGTACTTCCTGCCAGAAACAACGCGGGCTTTTATGGAGAAATATCCATTAAGCGTCATTAAACAATGGGATGGGACAGACACCATCTAGTATGAGGAGCTACGGAATGTTATTAAAATGCACAAAGAATCTTGATGGTTTTTTCAAGCGCGGGAATATTTACAAAGTAATAGCAGAATATAAAGATCATCATGGTGATTATGTTTACGAAGTATCCAGTGACTACAAAGGAACAACGTCTGTCTTTACCCGAGATCCAGATGAAGATGGGTTATGTTTATCTACATGGTTCATTCTTATAGGAGGCGATAAGAATGAATAACTCTGTCTACTTATTCCAACCAGACGAATATCAAGAGCTATCGGATATTGAAAAGCAGCTGGGAGAGGACTATAGCCTTCTTCAATTGCTTAAAGCATACCTGAAAAAGAAAGGTTCAATGTCAATTGAAGAAGAAGTTGTAATCGCTCATTACTTCTTAGGCTATTGCCAAGTTTTAAACCAACCTTCTAAATAGTGAAAAGCGCCGCCTTTTCTTCCTCTTTCTATCACAGAATGAGCCAATAATCGCGCTTATTTAAGTTATCTTAGGTAAACCATTGATTTATTAATAGAGTTAACTAGGTTTACTAAATTAGTAATGAATCCAAAAAATCAATAAAACGAATATACTTCGAACTGTTTTTGTAAGTGCTGATATTACGGGCTTATGCGAACTAGCAATTCATAAGCCGCATATTGTATAGATGTAAATGCTAATGATTGTGCGTATCTAAATTAGGGAGTAGGAATGGAGAAAAGGGTATAATAGAGGGAGTAACAACTATGCAGATTAACATGTTGAACAATAAAGGCTTTTGTTAGAAAGGAGGGGAATAAATGAATAAAATCCATTTTCATAGGGGTGAACGTGGGCAAGCCCAAGTTACAGATTTTTTAGATGACATTGTTCGTCGTACAAAATTATCCGCCGACAACCCTGAAAAGTTACCACCAATTCTTGTCTCCTATATTGCTATGGCTCTTGAAAAACTTGAATACACAGAAGATTTTCCTTATCCATATCCATTAACGCGAGAAGAAGAGGAGAGTGGAGAATATGTCACAACTCTCAATATAAGAGAAGGCGATAACGAGGGTGAATCAATTGAAATGGTGCTTGTGAAGGTATTACGACAAAATGGGCGAGTCTCGTACATATATGAGCTAAGAATCACTTACCGCGATATAGCGGTAATCCACCAGTTCAGAGCTATTTTTTTTACTATCACTGTTAATGGTGAGAACTATTATGTTTTCACTAAAGCTTTCTTTAAAACTAGAGATACTATCAATAACGGCGGACGAATTTTTGATCCTACTAATATATACCTTGAAGAAGCAATTAGGATTAAAAGGTTGTATAGGGAGAGAGCCAATTATCGAAATCGCCAATTCAACCCATCGTAACTAACGTGACAATTGAATGTTTTGTTTGCTATAATAAAGGGAATCTATTCAACAAAGAGTAGAATCATTATCCTATTTATTAACCGGTGCGCTAATGTATTAAGCTGCCGCACTAAAAGGAGAAATTAATATGGACGATTTCAAACGCTTTTTACAAGAAGCACGTACTATTCCTGCTGTTGCAGATTTTTTAGATAGTAAGGAAGTAAAGCGTTCTTCAGAAATTTCAAAACGCCGTAATGCTCTTCGATTAACGCAACGAGATGTTGCAGAAAGAACAGGGCTAGAGCTTCGAACAATTGCTAGAGTAGAGGGTGCGGATCCGAAAGTTCAAGAAGAAGCTTTCGTTAAAGTGTATTCTCTTCTCGAAAAAGAAGAAAAGAAAAAAACATTAGTTCACAACTAATATATATACCTAAAAGACAATTCATTTAATGAGTTGTCTTTTTTTATTTTTCATAAAAAACGGAGGAATATGTTATGGAATTAACTTATAAAAAATTAGAATCAATTATTGTCACAGCTTTTGAAGGGGGCATCGGCTATTGGGCTGGCATTGATATGTCGAAAGAAGGGCTAAAAGATAGGGACCGTAGCATTCCTTTATCTATTGCTTCGTCGCATATCCTAGAAGAAGGTGGCAGTATCACAATTCTTGACCAGTATGACGACACTGTAGCTGGAGAATTAACAAAGAAGAAAATTGATACAGCTTTTAGAAAATTTTTGAGTAAGCATAATTTCTTATTAAGTACTTACGACATGTGTGAATTTGATGCAGACTGTGCCGATGAAGTCATTCAATTCGCATTATTTGGAAAGTGGGTATATGGGTAAAACCATGTATCATTGTTTATATATACTTTAGTCGTAGTGAATAAATATCATTTCAAAAAGAATATAAAGTATTTGTCCTTATTTAATTTTTTACTTATGCGGATAATATATCAATTTTTTACAGGTATGCGCTTACATCAATTCTTTAGATTGTACTCTTTAAAAAACGTTGGTATACTTTTCAATGTTGTACACTCTCAGTGTACAAACAAACATTCGCATTTTTTCATGACTATTGTTGCAACTACTAACCATTCTGAATTTTCAGACGAGACATTGTAACCGTTACTTATGATAGAAGATGCTATACAAGGAGCGTTTATTATTGAGTAATTCTTTATTTAGAAAGGCGACAAATGACGACATCTCTAAGGTATTTTACATGAATTCGTTCGAAGAGTTGGATTCATTAGAAACCCTTACTGATTCAGGAGTTCAAAAATTAATTGACCTACATGTGTGGTATAAAAAAGAGCGACAATTTGTACAAAACTTACCAAAGCTTCGCATTAATTATTCTCCATTCACAATAATCGAGCTTTTAAACGATAGAATAAATCATCGACCGGATAGTTATGTTGCTAGTTTGATTAGAGAACATTCGTTATCGTTTTCACACACAATCGAACGTATGAATGTCTTGCACAAAAATCCTTATACTACAACAGAGTGGGAAAACAATAAGAGATTGTTTAATATTACATTCAACAATTTAATCGTTTCTCCTTCTGTCAATTACTTTTCGCAAGAGTTTGCTAAACTAGATCACTACGCAAAATTCCCTACGATATATTCTCATTTATTAGTAGGGGACTTCAAATCGTATGTGGTAAAACTACTTCGAAACCATGGTGTTCTTACACATAAAAATGAACGATTTAATATACTGCTGTCATTATGCCAGCTCTATTTCAATGAAAAGAACACTCAGAAATAGAAGCATGACGATCTATTCAACCTCTGCTTTTTTAGCGGAGGTTTTTTAATTTTCACTAAGTAGAAGGGGGGACTTATATAGTGGGAAATGCACCAACAAATGCACCAATTCTTCCAAACCCGTTTACTTCAAAATCGAATCAAGATATAGCATTGTGCAATTTTGGTATGCATGTAGTTGAGGAATTCCTTCCATTAATGAAACACCTTCGGCAGCTTGATGTAGCAAAAGAAAGAGATGCATTGCTCGCTGCAGATATAAAATGGCCATACAATGAGAACATGAAGAGTAGCAATATGATATACGCTAATTCAAACAATCCTAAGATTAGCTCTGTCGACATGACAATTGCCATTTCCTATTATGATGATATGGACAATGAAGTCGTTACTTATACTTCATTGGACGAGCACCTTCATCGTATCAAAGGTCGAGGTGATTACATATCAACGCTCTCTGTTTCTTCTAAAGAAGTCGAACCAGGCATCCATTCATGCTACGTTTTTAGAGGATATGGTTCTATCTATATTCAAGTTAAAAAAATTCTATTTCTATGTTCGACTTAAGGTTCTCTCATGATAGAATCATCTATCCATTGGTAATTATTAAAACCTCTCTTTGCACCGATTTGTTCCAAGTAATTGAAGGTAATTGTCATAAAGATGTATTGATAGCTCATGACGCCTATAAAGAGTATGAGCCTTTTGTGCGGCAGGTTGTCGATATTTTCAAACAGAATTATCTACCGAATACGATGCAAATAAACGACTTGCATGCTAGTAGGGGAGAAGATTATCCGGAAGAACCCTATGAGTTACTAACGATTGGTTAGTCATATATAGACTATAGAGTTGTATCTGTTATTCTGATTTTCAACGTTTTTACTACTTTTCAGTACGATTATACATTTATTTACTAAGTAGTTATTGCAAGTAAGTATGCGAGTATATTATTATATATGTATGCTCACATACGATGAAACAAAAAACATCGCATACTTGCATACATGCATACATTGAAAACTGAATACAATACACACTCAAAGGAGCTTTTAAAATGACTACTACTATCACATTCGGTAACATCAAAGGTGGCGTTGGCAAGACTACCAACACCGTTATGATTGCTTACGAATTAGCGAAAATGGGCAAACGAGTTTTAATTGTTGACCAGGATCCGCAAGCAAATGCAACTTCACTTCTTATGAAAACTCGTCACTTACATGAACATGAGCTTATGATTCAAGATAAACTTGACCAAGTTTTAGATGCGAAGATTGCTGCTGAACGTGCTAAACATGAAGGCGAAGATGACTTCGACGCATCTCGTGTAAAACTATCTCTTAAAGAAATTAATCAAGTTAAGGAATCGGTTGAAGAACCTGTAGATAGCATTACATACGATGGCACGTTAATGACGGCCATTCAAAACCAAGATCTACAAAGTATCATCACACCAATTATTGACAACTTAGATATTATTCCAAGCTATAGTGATTTCCGTTACTATTCTCGATATTTAGAAGGTGTTTTCCCAGATTACACTGATCGCGTTACTCACTTAAAAGATTTATTAGATAGAGTAAGCGGAGCATATGATTTTGTATTCATTGATGTTCCACCAACACTTTCTATCATTACCGATTCAGCGCTTTATGCATCGAACTATCTTCTTGTTGTTCTCCAAACACAAGACTGGTCATTAGATGGTGCGAAAGACTTCGTTGGCTACTTACAAGAGCTTATTGACGAATATGATGCCGAAGCAGATATTATTGGTATCTTGCCTGTAATTCTAAAACGAGACAGTAAAGTTGATGAACGCATCCTACAAGATGCTGCTGAAACATTTGGAGAACACAATTTATTTAACTCTGTTGTTCCTTACCGCGAACGATTAAAACGTTACTCTCGTGTTGGTATTTCACATCATGAAACAGACACTCATGATAAAGCAATCCATACGCTATACGCTGGTATTGCAAATGAATTATTAAACCGTATCGAAGCGGAAGAGAAAGCAGGGGTAGAATAATATGAGCGACTTAATTAAAAGCAAAAAAAACGATCCGTTAAAAAACAATGTGAACGTTGCACCAACTAAAAAATTTGATCCTTCAAGTTTAAATAATTCAAGAAAGAACGCTGAACAAGCATCTGTAGTAACACCTGCAGTAGAAGAAGTTGTAGCACCTGTAGCAAAAGCTACTACTACTAAAAAAACTACTAAAAGTGAACCAGCTAAATCTAGCGCTCCTAAAGGAGCTATCGACTACACAAGCTTACGTGTAGCTCGTGAAACACGACATCGTGTAATGGCATTACAAAAAATTGATAGCGCAGCATCGACTGTTGACCAACAAATCAATAACATGATTGATGAACGTCTGAAAAAGCTACCTGCAGACAAAAGAGCTATCTTCGACATGCTTGTCGAAATTGAAACTCAAAACCATAAGTAACATTTACAGAGAAAGCGCGTCCGAAAAGGATGCGCTTTTTTATTTTATTCGAACAGGAGTGACGCATAATGTATGTAGAAGTAGTTGACCGTATAAAGGAGTGGGAACGTCCTTGTGGTGCAAGGATGCGCAAAGCTGTAGACTTAGGAATTTTTAGTGAGGATGATTTTTTATATCGACTTCTCGAAAACGAACGCTTCTCCTATACACAAGCTATTGTCAGTAAAACAAAGGATGACAGCTTAATAGATATTGTTTCATTCGTTAGAATGCGTGATTTGTTGAAGTTTTCCGATTATGTTTTGGACCACATGACAGTGAAAAATCCAGAAACAAACAGCATGGAACCCGCTTCGATTATCTACACACAAGGCAATCGCATAGCAGTTGTTCCAAAATCGTATATAAAACCTTCATTAGAATATCTAAAATTCGACATCTTGGCACAAGATGACGGCACAATATCAGAGCCGATTTTCTAAAAAAACAGGGAGGACATGAGATGGATCTATTATCAACATTAGCCAATCACCTAGACATTGTATCTACAGCTATAGCTGTAAACTACGATGGCCATGAACCGGAATGGACACAAGAGGAAGATCATTATAGCTTTCTTATCAAAGGGTATCCATGCGAAATCATCCGTAATTATCGTGGAATTCTAATTGGTCAAATTAGTATCGCACAAGATTCCGCTTTTTATAACATGGAAAATCTTGATAAAATCATCAACGTTTATGGTGGATTCACTATGGATAGCTTTTCAAAGAGTGTGGATGGCATGTCTATGCAGCGCATACTCAGATTCGACTGCGATCATTTTGGAGATTTATCACCGATAGATGCAAGGCGAGCAGACTATTTAGGACAAAACTCTCAAAAAATAATAAACTCAGTAACCAAAAACTCTCAAAAATACATTTATAAGAACGTCAATTTTGTATATAATGAATTAGTACAAGTCGTGATACAAATGGAGCAGTTAAAGTGAATTTTTCACTTATTTCATTTGGCTAATTCATACGAAAGGAGGGTAAATTATGCTCAAACCACCGTATTTTGGAAAATGCTCGTCTTGCAACAAACTTCGTGGCGTTCATCACAACCTCTCTGTAGGCTATGGTGCTTATGCTATATTCTGCTCTTCTTGCACTGCCGAGTTAGAAGTACAGAAAGCCGAAGAAGAAGTACTGAATTCTTTCAAAGAAATAATTTACAGTTACAGAGAGTTGATGAAGCTTTCTAACTATCCATCCTTTGAACCTGTTCAAAAAGCTTTTTTTGATGGAAAACTTATAGATGCTCTTTCTGCCAAAGGGGCATTTATATACAGCTTTATCAATCCATCACAAGAAGTACTCGCTAACCCGTTCTACCAAAAAATTCTCATTCAATATGAAGGACCTATCAATACTGGTTTAAAGGTCTTGAAGGAATTGCCTAATATGAATAGAGAAAACTCGTTAGTAATACAACATAAAATATATCGCATCCTTGATGACATCTATAAATCATTGTCAGCTATCAATATCACTACGCAAGATGAAAGGATATTCAACGAGTGCGCAAATTTATTGGATTACGAACAAACGTACATAGACAGCTGCGTTAAAAAGTAACTACTCTTTACCCGACTAAAGGAGCATTTTAAAAATGATTACAACACATGACATGGATAGTTCAATACCAACTAACGCTAAGTCTGTTGAAATAGATGCACTCGATACAGAGGAATCTATTTTGACAGGCTATTTCCTTATGGACAAAAAGTTAGTTAAAGGGGACGATGTTTATTTTACGCATCGAAAGTGGGTTAACTCTCACGTTCTCGTAAAGGGTAGAGTTCTATTCAACAAGTTTGGAATTGTTGTAGTACGACCTCATATTGTGGATGAATTGCTTTTCTTCAATGAACGTCATTTTAATACTAAGATGCATAGAAGGAATAATATCTTTGAGACAATTGAACATTTTAATGATTGGGACAGCGAAGGACTATATACTGTCTACAATCCATACAAGGAGAACCTGCATGACAACATCAACTAACGGCTCACACTTACTAGACAATGCCGACGATTTTATCAAAACGCATCTTTCACGAAGATTAGAAGAGATGAAGAAAAGTATCCGCTTCTCACGCTTACTTCGACGCTTTACGTGGGCTATCAATATCTATAATGCTACTGGATTGATTTACTACCTGCTTACATATGACTTCTTTTATGCATGCATCTGGGCTATCTCTTTCGGCCTAACTACATGGTGTTTGAAATCAAATGAAGAGCTTGTAGAATCACAAAAAGAACAAATCAAATGGATTGAACAAAGACTTCAATAAAGCTTGACTAAAGAGCCATTTGAAAGATCACACATCTACCATGGGCGAGAATCCAGAAGATTTCGGTAGAAAATAATTACAACATAAAAAGCCTCGTCCTTTTACGGGCGGGGCATTTACTATCCAAAAAAACAGGGGGATTTACTAATGACTATTAAACCAACAACAGATAACGAAATGATTCTAAAAGAACTGAACGATGCGATGATGCAAGTACCGGTATACGTTGCAAGAGATGTCAACAAACGCTTGCACGACTGGTTTGAAGCTGGCGGCCTAGAGAATTCACATTATGTGCGCACACAAATCAACTTCTTAAAGATGATTGGCGCAGCCAAAGAGCTTTGCGTTTAGGCTGTGTCGCATGAACTTAATAGACGAACTTGAATTCCCAGATAAATTTTTCGACTATGTATATTCGCAATCTTTGCGTATAGCACATGCGGTATTGGAAACGTTAGAAGTTAATGAAACGGACACTAAAGCTTCCTGCTTCGTAAGGTTGTACAACGTTCCCACAGAATACTTCAATAGACTATCTAAAAAATTCAAGAGGGATACGGCGGGCTGCGTATTTCGAATGATTGAGGATTCACTCCTTTATATCTTAGAGGAATATGGATTATCATTCTCTATTAAAAGAATGGATTGGTCCGTATTTCCAGAGCAGTCAGTCGAAGAAAATCTTAGCATCTATATAGATTTTTACACTTACAAAATATAACTACAGTTAATCTTAGGAGGATTTTTATTATGTTAATGGTAAACACTAAAGGTATCACAGGTTGGTCAGCACTAACGTTTAACGCAATCGATTCATTAGAACAAGTTTCAGTAGGTGACGTTGTAAGCTTTTCACAAGCAACACTCGATGGTAAATCAGTGCGTGAATTTGTAGTTAAAGTAATTGATAAACAAACACAAACTATTACATTTGAGCCTACAGCAAGCGTTGTTTTACCAGCTCAAAAATTCGCATAGGAGGAGCTTGCCATGAAAGCTGAAAAGGCTATTGCACACTATCTTGACGGGAAGTTAACTGTTTCATCAGACACGATTACAATTCAAGGTGAAACACTTTTTTCATATGCGACAGCCATTGCTCAACGAACAGGAGACAACGAATACATCATAAACATAACAAAGTATAGAGGGGAAACCGTAGAAGCGCAGACAGCTCTTCGTAAACAGGTTGAAGAGATGCGAGCTAATATAACTTTTGTCTCGAGTGTGCCAATCGGTGAAAGCTCACTATTACCATTCGCTAAAATGCAAAAGGGTGTTATTTAAAGAATCAAAATCATATTATAAAAATATAAATAGCTGATTTGTCAAAAAAATCGACAAATCAGCTATTTTGCTGTACATATTCTTATATAGTATTTTAATTGTTTACCCTAAAAGAAAAAGCGAAAATTAAATTTACCTAACATTTCCATAAATTAGAACACTGAGATGGTATTATATAGGCTATTCATAAGCATTTAGGTGTTTGAGTTGTTTTCTAATTTCTTTCAATTCACTTTTTCCACTTACTATACACAAAACATCTCCATCATATTTAATCGTAACTAATATAAAGTTACTGGAATCTAGTAAATTGAATTGAATCTCTTCATCTACAATCTCTTTTTTAAGACACTTATCACAGTTTGTATAAAAGTTCAATCGTCCGTAGCCTGCATAAGCAGTCGTATACTTCAATGTTTTTATAAACAGTTCATGGTCATCAATCTTAGCTTCGAAATAGTATGTGTCCTTTTTTAACTTTTGGATAGTGTATGTGCCATTACCAGAAGTAATTAAATTACTTATTTTTTGCACGTCGAAATCAAATATTTCTAAATGCATATAGATTGGGAAATCTAGTAAAGGTATTAAGAATTTTTCTCTATTTTTCGATTCAATTAATTGTTTTTCAAAATAAAGCGTTAATTCTTCCATTTCCATTTCTTCTAAGTTATTAATCTGATAGTCTCTATCATCAAAAACACTCTTTTGTTCATAATCTCCTTTTTCCATTTTACTTCTCCTTTTTAAGCATAAACATAATTAATGCCAACTTTTAATTTGTACTTAGAAGGGATATCCCATTTAAATACTCTATGGACATTCCCCCCTTTTCCGTATCCTGACATGGGCCCCAGATGATAATGCCACACCTTAATATCTCTAACAGTCTTTTTTTCTTGTCTGTTTTCTTGTAGAAAGGTATATTAGGATGTTTATCTATACTGAAAATTCGTTTATCACCTAATTTAGATTTTCTATCTACTACAACAATTATAGCATTCTTACTAGAAGTAATTCGATATCTTTTGAAGGGGCTCAATAATTTCTTCGCATACTTATTAATTTTCTTGGCTGCTTTTGCACCTGCGCTCCTTAATAAAGGTGCAGCATACCTAGCAATAGCTGCAAGTAGGCCATAAATTGGATTATTTCCATCTGGATCCACATACATCACTGGATTCCCATTCGCATAGTTATAGCCATTTTGTGATAATGGATCATCGGCATCCCCCGGATACGGATCTAATGCCAAGAACGAGCCATTTGCCGGGTTGTAGTAGCGTGCTTGTAAATAATAATTCTTCGTTTCATCATCATAATAGTAACCTGCATAACGAATTGGATTTTCTTTTGCTAAAGCCCCTTCAGCATCAAGAATATTTCCGTATGCGTCATATGTGTATGAGCCAACTTCATTATCTTCACTATCACGAATGCTTAAGACGTCGCCACGATGGTTTATGATGAATTGATACGCTTTCGTTTCAAACATATCCGCATTATTTTTGGATTTCACTACCATACCAAGTGGTGTATAACCATCCCATTCATATGAACGATATTCCGTTACAACATCATTTACTTTCACAACTTCCATATCTAATACTTCATTATTATAGAAATATTCATGCGTTGTATCACCGACTGTTTTTGTTAAACGCAGACCATTTTCATCATATGTGTAAGATGCAATTAGGTTACCATCAAGTGTTTCTACTTGAGTAAGACGTTGTTGCTGGTTGTACGTGTACTTATAGTTTTCATCTTGTAGTAAATTCCCATCTTTATCATATTCAAATGCTTCATCATTTTTCGTTTTAATTTGATTTGCATCGTTATACGTAAATGTAGAAACGATTCCATTCGTATCTGATTGTGTTCGATTTCCTACAGCATCATATTCATAAGAATTGATTGTACCATCTGACAAAGTTTCTTTGATTAATTGATCGTTTTGATCATATTCAAATGAATTTACATCATTGTTTATTGTTTCTTTTGAAATATTCCCATTTTTCGTGTACTCATAATTGATTTCAAAAGGTGTTTGTTGCTTCGTTGTATAAACTAATGAACTTAATAAATTGCTATCGTTTGTTTGTGCAACTTGTACAAGTAAATCAGCATTTAATGTTAACGTTGTTTGATTATTTGCAATGTCTGTATCAACTGTATACGTATGAGCGTTTGTACCGTCCAAACTATACTTTAGTTGATTTACATCATCACTATTTTCTTTATAAGTGATTTCTTGATTGAAAGCAGTTTCATCATTATAAACCGTTTGATTTTTGATAAGACGCTCTGTCTCATCATATTCATATTTTTGACTAAACAGGCCTAATGTATAGGTTGCAAGTGCATTTGTTTCAGCCTCATACGTAAATGTTTTTAAGGCTTCATTGTTTCGTGAAATAGTACGTGTATTACCGTTCTCATCGTATTCATACGTAACTATATCATTACCATTATCTATTTGACTTACTTGTCCATCGCTATTGTAAGTATAATTGGTTTCAATACCTGATGGTAAAATAGCGGAGCTTAATTCACCATTTAAATCGTAGGAATACTTAAATTCCATTGTTGGCATTTTTACAGAAGTCACTTGATCATTATCATTATATACATATGATTTTTGACGATTTAATGCGTCTGTTAACGTAGTTAAATTATTATTATCATCATAAGTATAGCTTGTTTTGTTACCATTGCCATCTGTAACAGAAGTCATTGTATCTAAATAAAGTGGGTCGTACGTGTACGATTTCTTGTGACCAGATGCGTCTGTCTCTTGAAGTGTTTGATTATAAATAGAATATTGAACAGACGTAGTATTCCCTTTTTTATCTGTTGATGTCACCTGACGATTTGTATCATCATAAATGACCTCTTCAAATGTATCATTCACATAAGTTGTTTTTGTTGTTCGTCCAAAAGTATCGTTTTCAAACTTCGTTGTACCATCTTTTGTCGTTGTGCTTGCTAAGGTTGCACCATCGTATACATATGTTGTTTCTTCACCAGTTTCAGCAATATTTTTAATTAGTTGGTTTTTATCGTTATACGTATTGGTAGCTGTGCCATCTTTTGTTGTAGACGTTAATAGATTGCCAGACGAATCAAATGTATTTGTTTCAGTAGTACCATCCGGATTAATGACTTCTAATACATTGTATTGGTCGTCGAATGTGTAGAACGTTCGTGTGTTTTGACTGTCTTCTCCAGGAGCGTTGACTTCTGCAACAGCAAATGTATCATTTGCTTCGTCGCGTTTATAAATTGTTTCTTCGTCACTAGAATCTTTTACAACAAATTGATTTTCTTTTGTGTCGAATTCAAATGTGTTGGTAACTGATAACTCAGCATCTTCTGCCTGTTTATCAAAAATTACTAATGTATTCTTTGAATACTTAACCGTCGTTTCGTTGTTTTTCCCATCAATGTACTTCACTAATTTTCCTGTAGCATCATACTCAAACGCTTCTGTAATAGTACGTTCGGTTTTCTCGCTACCAATCACTGTTTTTGTTAATTGATTGTTCGTATAGGTGAAGGTTGTAAAATGTTCCCCATATTTCACTTTCTCAATTTGCTTTTCAGCGTTATAAGAAATCTCAATCTTTTCTTGTTCAGATGTTCCTTTATCTTCTTCAATTGCGATTACTTGATCTTGGTCATTTCGCGTAAAGACGATTTTATTTGTATATTCATCTTGATACGATTCAATTAAAAAGTCGGTTGAATTTTTTCCTTTTTTATAAGTCTGAACAAATCCATCTTTATCGGTCATTGTATAGGTCGTATCATTTACCTTATTTAAGGTTTCATACAGCCCTTTTGGAGACACATAATTTGCCCCATCTTTACTAAAAGTATGGAGTGTTCCATCTTCATCGTTATAAAGAACATTGCCATTTTCATCTTCACTTAATGATTCATTCCCTACGAAAGTCCAACCCTTACCTAATGCTGAATCTTTTGTTGAACGAGAATTGTATGTGCGTGTGAAGTCGTATCCTAATTCTCCACGTGTATATAATGATTCATCTGTAAATTGTACAGCCATATTTCCTGTTGTCACATTGACATTGGCTGTCGCATTCCCAAAAGATTGTTCTTCATATGTGAAGTAATCTTCTAGCCCAATTAAATCTTCTTTTAAATCAGGCGTTACAGTCGCTTGTGCTTCTGTTGGCATTGGACTAATTCCACGTTTCACATCATCGAGTGAGCTATCATCTGCCTCAGTAGACGGTGCATTTTGACTATCGTAGAAATATGGTTGTATATAGACTTCATACGTATCATCCAAGTCAAATGTTGCAGATGGTGTATAAGTTGTTGTATCACCACTTGCCGCCTTCACGCGATAAGTCTTATTAAATTTCGATTTTTCCCCTTTGATGGTTACATCGTATAACGTAGCCAGTTCATTATTTTTCCATGAAGCAGTTAACGTTGTTTTGTTTTCTACTAAATCGTCTTCATTTGCTTTTAACGTTACATCTGCACTTTTTGGTGCATACAATGGAATAAATCCATAAGCAATTTCTGAGCGAGCTGAATCGCCTGCATCTGAAACGGCCACAATTCGCACGCTGTAGCGTTTCGATGTATTGTTATAAGATTTGCCTGGATACATTGGTAATTCCGCACCCGTACCAATGTTACTTGTATCTGCTAAACTTGCTTGATGGAAATCGAGTGTTCCAGCAGCAATTTCATCGTCTGTCGGATAAATTTTCTTTCCTTTAGTTGTAACAGATGTTTTATTTCCTACATTAAAAGTATCGTATTTTGTTCCGTTCCAAATAAGCACTTTATAACTTGTAGCGCCATCCACCTTGTTCCAACTGATGTCTAACCATCCGCGACCTTTGTTACTTGATGTTTCGCTGTACTGGTGTCCAACAATTGTTGGTTGATCTGGCGCATCGGTCACTACTTTTGTTTCTTTTGGAATTTTCACGCGTGAAAATTCAGATTGCGTTCCGTCACCTGTCGCAAAAGTTGGGACAACGCGGAACTTATAGTACAAGTAATCTGCTGTTCCTTTTTTTGCAAAGAATGTTGAAGGGTCATTTGGTAATTCGACTCCTGAACCATCCGTTACATATGTTGAAGAAGTTGTGTAGGGAGATTTAGGGAAAATTTTCTTTCCTTTTGATGACCAGCTTGTAGCTGTTCCTGTATAAACTTCTTTGTAAGCTGCACCATCGTACATTAAGAGTTTATATCCTGTGGCGCCATAAACTGCGTTCCATTTAACATTTGTGTAGCCGTTGTTTGAACCATCGTTGTATGCTGTCGCAGAAACCGTTGGTTTTGGACCAGCTTCATAATGATACTTCACAACTATTTTTGGTTTATTCGTATTTTCAGCTGCACTAATTTTTTTCCAGTAAGTTTTACCATGACCATTGGTATGCAGTTTAAATCCATTATTACGTGTTTCACCTGACATCCATGATTGAACGGTATCAGTCACATTAAAATTAGCCCATTCATCACGACCAACATTTACACTTGTGATTTTTGTTGAAGAAGGCTTATTATTCCAATTTAGACTTGCTGTATACCAAATATCATTAACAGCGTCCACCCACAAACCATTTTGTTCGGCTTTATAGTAGGCATGGGTAACATACGTACTTAATTGTGCATTATCAATTGTAGCACCCTTTAAATCATTAATATCGAATTTGATGTACGCATAGTTTGTTCCCGATGTAGAGTCATAATAGCCCGTTTGTAGCACATATTCGCCTTGCGTAGCATCCCACTTCTTATTGAAATTCGCTGTTGGGTACTTACTAGATACATACGTATCTCCTAATGCAGTGGCAGTAACAGAAGGATCAATGTATACAGGATATACACGTTTATCTGAAGATAACCACTCGTCATCGGCTTCTAACGTTAGTGCATACGTATTTGTGGCTGTTTCTTCTAACTCATAATGAACTTTATTAGAGTAAATACCTTCGCCTTTTTCTTCATTAATGTTTGAGTCCATCATCGTTGGGCGTGGAAGAGTGAATATCACTTTATCTGCCTCTTTGAATGTAATAGAGCCATTTGACTCTAAGGTCGGCGTTAAATCGGTTTTCATTGTGTAATTGAAGGTATGAATACCTGTGTACTCATTCACAATCCAGTCTTCTTTTACTTCATCATTAAATGTAATGTGACGTAAATCAATTTGAGGGTAAATATTTTGGAATGTACTTTTGTTTGCTTGTGTGTCATTTGTTGTGTTGAGAGTTGGGGTAATTAATTCTTGATCTTTTTTAGCAGATTCTAATTGGAAGGTAAGTTCGTGGTTATCTTTTTTATAGATAATTTCGGAATCCTTTTTAATCGACTGAGGAAAGCTTGCCTCTAAGTTTGTGTTTTCAGTAGACACATACCCTGTACCTGTTGACGTCAGATTTTCTGAAATCTCTTCGTACCCTGTATCTTCTTTTGTATGAATTGCTTCGGGATAAATTTCTTTATAGAAACTCCCATTTGAATCAGTGAACGTTTTCGTATTTGATGTACGTTCTTTTTTTACTTCTTTTAACTTAGATATATCTAGTTCTTCATCAGGGTTTTCTTCTGAAGAAACAGATGAGCTTGCAAGAGTTTTCTTTTCTTCTGCGAACGCTTGAACAGCGAATTCAGGCAAAATAGTAAATAACATTGCAAAAACTGTCATCATCGAAATAAATTTTGTGAATTTTTTATTCATTTTGTAACCTCCTTGTTATTTTTTTAAATGACACAGATATGACTGTAACAATAAATTTATCAAAAATCACCTTTATTTAACAAAAATAGTAAATAAACATCATTAAATGATTAGTAAATGAATAATTAGTATCATTTATTAAATTGGTAACTCTCTTAGATAAGAAATCGCTAATAAAGTATTCTAATTAGAAGTTAAATCTTGATTTTATCTAGTTACTAAAATCCCATGTATAGTAAACTAAAAAGCTTATGTTACTATGGAGCAGGTGGCTGTAGAGGGTGAAAAATATAATGATTAGCGGATCTTTACTGATTATATTAATAAGCGCAATATCCTTTGTATTCGCATTAGCTTCAATACTTGCAGACCACCGAAACTACAAATAGGTGGTCTTTTATTTTTGGAGGGAATTTCAATGAATTTAAATGCAAGATTAGAGGTCATGCTGAGACGTAGAACGTCTGCAGAGCTGCTTTATCGCCTAATAAAAAGAAAGCATCGCACTGATCACAATTTAGAAATGCTTATGCGATGTTTTCAATCGAACCACGTTTTTGAAGCGAAAAACTTCCAAGAGTTAGCGCATGCATTGGAGCGAACAGAATATGACTTGTCATCAACTGGTAACTATTTCAGAAGGCATATTAAAACCAAGGAGATTCGTTCATACAACAATACGCCTATTAAGTATTTAAAAGCTCTGGATTGTTATATTATTTTAGAGCCTTCAAATAGTATGCTGCGCTTTTCTGTATTGTTCCCGAACGGCTCAAAATTTCGTTCTAGCGACATCAAAAAAGTTCTGTAAATGAAAGGGGGTGAGAACCATGTTTACAGGCTACGTTATCAAGCGAAACGATTTACTCTATAACCACCGAACAAAAAGTTTTACACCAATGGTAAAAAAATTGGTAGACCATGCATTTCAAACACTTGAAGGAGCAAAGTCACATATGGATGAAGGCGATGCCATCATTCAAGTGACTTTTTTTCTTTCAGAAAAAGAAAAAAATCTTTGGACTAAAACTGCTTAGGAGATGAAATATATGAACAACGAAAAAAACATTCTATTCGATGCTTTGTTAGCGAGCTTACTCAAAGAGGACGCTATCAAAAAAGAAGCTAAGTTAAACAACTGGGACAACGAAAGAGTTAAAACTATCATCTCTCATGTTGTCAGTGAACACGTAGCATCAAGTAAAAATTTATTCGCCGACTACGAAGATATTGTAATTGATGTGATGAAAGAAATTCGATGCTACCTGGAGACTTCATATGCATTAGAATTCGATCACGATGGAGAATATCGAAATACTTCTTGCCAAGTTATCATTGAAAATTTAGGGCATGATTTAGAGAACATTACCGATTTAGCGCAAGATACCTACTATGGTCGAACGCCTATTGAGGCTATAGACGCTGGGTTTTCGCAAATTTTAAACATCGAATCGTTACTAAAGTCTATCTTATCTAAGATAAATGATTTAAAATTAACAAAGAGTGTTGTTTGTGAATCATCTACTATTCTTTCACATGAAGAATTGAATGATGAATACATCAAAACACTCAGACAACAATAGAAGGAGGATATAGTTTTCGTGGGCAATCAAGATTTACTAAGAAAAGTCTTAAGCGACGTTATTAATAACAACGTAGATGACAATACAATCATGTATGCCCGAAGAATCCAATCAAATGAGATAAGTGATTCCGATGCTTCTCAAAACGAACCTGCTTTTAATTCAAGTCCTTATCACACAATTATCAATAGTGAATTTGGTCTTGAATTAGATGAAGAAGTTATGGATGACATTGCAGCGAAGTCACAAATACTTATTAAGAAAAGATTCATGCCCTCATATGAAGATTTCATACTCGCCATTTCAGATGTGATTTCTTCGATGGGCATTGACGCTACAATACAAACCAAGCAAATACTTGCTTAATCGTTCACACTGCCTTGTAACGATTGAGTTTACTTACTATCCAAAAGGGAGACTACTCATGAACACTATTCAAATTAAATTATTACCAAACAATACGAAAGTTCCTGTTCGAGCAAATGCAACGGATGCTGGTATGGACGTATTCGCCACAGAAGATATTCTAATCAAGCCAATGCAAACACATATCCTTCCTTTGGGATTTCAGATGGCGATTCCAGAGGGTTATGAAGCAACAATTCGTCAACGTTCTGGTATTACATCTCGCACGAATTTACATATCGAATTAGGCACGATTGATTCACCTTATCGTGGAGAAGTAGGTGCTATCGTTCGAAACATCTCAATGGTATCTGCACATGAGGAATCTATCTATACACTAGACAAAGCGCCTGACCAAGAACAGCGAACAGCTCCACATTCGTATCAAATTTTAAAAGGCGATAAAATTGCGCAAATTGTTATCTCACCAATCGTCACGCCATCAATTCAGATTGTAGACGAGCTTAACGAAACATCTCGTGGTACAAATGGATTCGGCTCAACTGGCACAAAAGGCGGTATTCAATAATGGAAGAAAACATGAACGTTTATGGTCTTAAATGCGATAACGAAGATTGTAATTATACGAATATGAATGTCCTTTTTGACGATTATCCAAAGTACATCAATAAGCCTTGCCCAAAATGCGGTGGCAACTTATTAACACAAGCGGATTATGACGAGCTTATCGGATTCATTGATAAATTGGCGCAACTGAATGAGATGATCGGTCCAACTGATACGAACGACGCGCATGTGCGCATGCAATTTAATCTAAATGGTACTGGAAAGATTAGCTTAAAATCTGCTGAACTCGTGAATCCAAACCTTTCACTAGAAGATGAAGAACTTGATACAGGAGTATCTTACTCAGAAGAGTACGGATATGACGAGGATGGTCCAACTGATACTCAGATGGCGCTTCAAGACAGCGTAGACGGTGCAATTACAAAGGCAATGCGAACAATCATTACTGAATACAATAATGCGATACGCACAGATTTGAATTTAAAAAATGGATGTATGAGCGACGAAGTAGATATGCATTTTGATATTGGCGTAATTACAAGAATCCGAGAAGAAATCGAAGAAGTATTAGGATTACCAGACGTCTACTAAGGGGGAGCATAACATGGGAGAGACATACGAATTACCTTCAATCGAGAAGCAAACAGAGTATGCGAAGCTAAAAGAGCTTATTTCATTATGCTCAAACTTAGAGGAGGATTCTTTAATCCGAAAGCTTGCGCTCGATTTTGATTATCAATACCTTCTCTACCAGCATGACGAACTTCAAAAGCAAGAGGATGTTAAGCGTTGCATGCTAAATGTTATCAGTGAAGATGAATATAGAGAGATGCCACAAGAAGCAATTCTTACAGCTCAAAAAGCGGCATTTGATAGCACATATAATTATGAAAAAGATGATTATGAAGATTGGATTCAAACATCTATTCGTGAATCATTTGATGAATTCTTGGAGGGCGAAGAAAATTGATGACTCTAATTTCCCCAGAAGAACAAGATTATATTAGCTACCGCGCCAATGAGTTTCACAAAGAGCATTTCAGAGATTTTGATTTGGAAAAAGTAATCGTGGCTGCCACTCCGTATATAATTGAAGGATTGTTAAGAGATTGCTTGTTCAATGCTGATTATAGAAACAAAATCATCATTGAGATTGAGAAAGACATTCTTGCAACTTATAGACGTTGGTATAACATCTATGTAATCAATGAAGGCAATGATTTACACCATGCTTCACTCAATCAAAATTTATACGATGAATTAGATCAACTGCAGTCACTATCTAAAAGCTTTTTCGACGGATTCAATGAAGATTCGCCGCTTCAAGCATATGAAGAAGCTCGACTGGCTTATATCAAAATTCAAACAAAAATCCGTATGATGATGTGGGCATTTGAAGCAGATGACTTCGATATTGTCGAGGACTATGAGCATGGACCATCTGATGGTTTAACAATTGAAAAACTACAAAATTCACATAATAAAAAGGAGAAGATTTAACATGGCTATTCAACTACAAAAAGGACAAAAAATTGACTTAACAAAAGGACGTAACCTAAAACGCGTAAACGTTTGCTTAGGTTGGGATGTAAAACAATTCGATGGCGGAGCAGATTTCGATTTAGATGCATCAGCTTTCTTATTAAACGCTAATGGTAAAGCTGTACGCGATGAAGATTTCGTGTTTTACAACAACTTAACAGATCCAACTGGTGCGGTTACTCACTCTGGTGACAACTTAACAGGTGGTGGAGAAGGTGACGATGAGGTACTTAGTGTTGATTTAGAAAAAGTTTCATCATCTACTGAGCGTGTTGACTTCACTGTAACAATCTACGATGCAGAAAAACGAAACCAAAACTTCGGTATGGTTAGCAATGCCTTCATCCGTATTGTGAATGCAGAAAACGACGAAGAAATTATGCGCTTTGATTTAGGTGAAGATTTCTCTATCGAAACAGCTCTTGTATTCGGTTCTGTTTACCGCCATAACGGAGAATGGAAATTCAATGCTGTTGGCGCTGGCTATGCTGGTGGTTTAGCAGCTCTTGTAAACGACTACGGCTTACAAGCATAAACAAATCAATTTACTATCCGACTAAAAAATAAGGGAGATTCATCATGTCTATTAACTTAGAAAAACGCGTTAAGAACGTTAAAATCCAATTAGAAAAAATTCAATTTGGTGAGAATATCCAAGTGGCTGTCGCACTTGATATTTCTGGTTCAATGTCTTCAACATTCCAAAATGGTACAGTTCAGGATTTGGTGGAACGCTTACTCGCTATTGGCATCAATTTAGACCGCAATCAAAAAATCGAAGTATTTCCATTCAACGGAAATGCCTACACGACGGCACCGGCAACTCGTAGAACTTTAGAAAACTATGTTGAGGAGCGTATTCTTGACCGATTATCAATTGGTGGCGGCACAAAATATGCACCTGTTATGCAAGAAATTTCTAATCGCTTCAAAATGGAGCATGTCACTCGAACAGTAGAAGTGAAACAGAAAAAACGTTTCCTATCTTCAATCTTCGGTACAAAAGAAGTAGAAGAGCAAAAAGAAACGTATACTACTGGCGATCCGCTTGTTGTTTTCTTCATCACAGATGGTGCCAATTCCGACCGAGATCAAACAGAAGCTCTAATCAAGAAACTTTCTAATCGTCCGGTATTCTGGCAGTTCATCGGCATCAACTCTCCTTGGGGTGGGTTCCCGTTCTTAGAAAAATTGGATGACTTGCATGGTCGCTACATTGACAATGCAAACTTCTTCAATGCTGGCGACATTGCCTCAATTGACGATAATGACCTGTACAAACGTATCTTAAATGAAATGCCACAATGGTATAAAAAAGCAAAAGAATTAGGAGTTATTAAATAATGGATATTTTAAATTCGATTTTAAGCACGTACGCTAGTTTCTTTGATTGGCATATGTGGGTAGAAGTTTTATCAAGCCCAACAGCGTGGGGATTAATCCTTACATTAGTTATCATGGAAGGTTTACTTTCAGCCGATAACGCATTAGTTTTAGCAGTAATGGTTAAACATTTACCAGAATCTCAACGCAAGAAAGCACTTATGTACGGAATGATTGGAGCGTTCTTCTTCCGCTTCTTATTCATCGGTATTGGCGTATACATTGTACAATTCTGGTACATTAAAGTTATCGGTGCTGCTTACTTACTATTCTTAGTATATAAATACTTCAAAGATAAAAACAAAGACGAAGATGAAGAGAGTCATGAATTCAAGCATGGCCTACTAGAACGTTTAATTGGTACGTTCTGGGCAACAATTGTTATGGTTGAATTAATGGATTTAGCTTTCTCAGTCGATTCAATCCTTGCAGCATTTGCTATCTCTAATGAAGTTTGGGTATTACTTGTCGGTGGTGTACTAGGTATCATCATGATGCGTACTATCGCAACAATGTTCTTAAAACTATTAGAAGTGGTGCCAGAACTTGAAACAACAGCATACGTACTAATTGCAATTATCGCGCTTAAAATGCTTGCTGGTGTACTAGGTTACGAAATGTCACACGCACTATTCTTTATTATTGTAGGTGGCGCATTCGTCATTACATTCATTATTCATTACATTAATAAAAATCGCGCTGCGGCACATTAACAAAGAACCGCTTCGGCGGTTTTTTATTTTGTTGTATTTTGTCGAAAATTTATAACTTTACTCCTAATATGACCAATGCTAAAATATAAAACAACATATTTTCATAACATTCAAGGGGGCATATTCATGCTTAAAGTATTAGGAGATAAATTAGTAATCAAAGTGATGGAAGTGGAGGAAGAAGAAAAGAAATCTTCGCTTATTGTATTGCCAGATTCGGCAAAGCAAAAATCTCAATTAGCAAAAGTAGTAGAGGTAGGAACAGGCTTCTTACTAAATAACGGTGTAACAAAACCGTTAGACGTTAAAAAAGATGACGTAATCGTCTTTGAACCATTCGCTGGTTCACCTGTCCAATACGATGGCGTAACTTATCTAGTTATCCGACAATCAGAAATCATTGCTATTGTCGCTTAACTGAAGGATTGACTTTTCTATTGTTCAGCCATTATACTCAAATAGAGTTGTGTATTGTAATAGATACAAAATGTCTTTTACTATACCGAGCTATGGTCTAGTCAACCTAGTTTTAAGGCGATTTCCTTTATGGGAGATCGCCTTTTTTATCTGACAAGAAGGCTGCTTCGGCAGTTTTCTTGTTTTTTAGGGGTGCAAAACACGAGTTTGGGTTGCATCTCGCCAATGAACGCCTACTTTAGCGAATTAAATTAGAGGAGGTGATAGGAATGTTTCGGCTTGTTATAGCTGGCAGTAGAACTTTCACAGACTACGCCATGTTAGATAGTATTATTTCAAATATGATTCGCCATCTTGACCATAGCCAAGTAGAAATAATCTCTGGCCATGCTAGGGGAGCAGATCGTACGGGCGAACGTTTTGCACGAAAGAACAATTTAAAACTACATATCATGCCTGCTGACTGGAGCAAGCATGGGAACGCTGCAGGTCATATTCGTAACCGAGAAATGGCGAATAGAAGCGATGCAGTTGTTTGTTTTTGGGACGGAAAAAGTCCTGGCACAAGAGGGATGATTGAATACAGTCGTTCCATCGGAAAAATGGCTCTTGTTGTCAACTACACATAAGGGGAGATTGGTAAAAATGGGCGTACGTATTCAATTGGAAGACGTCTTTAAAGAACATCCAAATTTAACAAATGAGCAAATTGCTCAAAAAACAATGAGCAGCATTATGAGGTGTCATCATGAGATAGCCCTATTGAACGAACGTACGCTCATAGTTCTAAATACCGGCTCAAATATATCGTTACCGGACTATCTAATTTCAGGATTAAGATATAAAGACTATAATACCATCAAAAAAAGAGCAAACATTGCATTAAAAGAGATTGTTAAACAGCTAGAAGTATTAGATAATAATAGAGGTGCTAAAAATGTCAAATAATCACCAAAAAAAGAAGATATGGAACAAAAAAGCGTGACTTATATCCCTGGAGACACTAGGAAATCAGTCGCAAGAGAGTCCACATCTTTCTTAAGTTTCACAGAAAAATTAGTTAACCGTCGTACGATGCGTTCACGAGGTAATGAGCCAGAAGGTCTATTCCCTGTAATCATCCGTTATTTTGATGGTATTACGCATCAGCAAACTCACAGCGGGGCAATGGTCCAAACGTTCAAAGAAGCTGGTGCTCTAGCAGACAGCATCATTAAACGTACACAGGGACAGCTTATTAGCATCGACCTACTTACTAAAAAGGAGGAATAATACGTTGTCTCGCTCAACAAGATTCAAACAACAAGTGACAGATTTGTGGTACACCTTCTTGTCTAATCGACAGCTTACCAAAGCTCAAAAATACATGACAGAAGATACTATTTATAAATCTGCTACACATTTTTATCGCGCGATGGACTTACAATCAAAAACGTCTAACCATCTTTCTCAAAAAGATCGTAATACCGCTACCGCATTAAATGTGTTACTTGCACGCAAACAGCATTAATTCCAAAAGTGAGGAAAACGAATGAATGTAAATCACAAAAGCCATTGTTTTATGAGAACCTAACAATACTCTCTGCCAAGAGTAGGTTGACCTAAACTGGCTTCTTTGCTTCACTCAGTCCTTTACAAAGGAGAACCCGACTATGAATTTATTTATCGAATCAACTGAAAAAGAAGATTTCGTTTATTTAATTGGTACACCAGATGCAAAAGGAAATGTCCTTACGAAACAAGGACTTATCCTACTGACAAATTATGAAGAGCACACAATTGATGATTTAAAAGATTATCCAGTTGAACATGATGGAAATAAATATCATGCTTCTTCTATCAAGGAAGATCACATCGTTTATATCAATGAACGTGGACGCGCTTTATTCTTGTATTCATCTGCGGCGCCAACAGCAACATTTAAAGAAGGAGAGAACTCTTATTACTGCCACGAGTTCTTTTCGAATCATGAAGTCTAAAATAAAATGCCCAGAATGTAATGGGCAGATGCTTAGACAAACATCGCTTCAAGCAGTAGGAATACGTGATACAAATGACTTTTTAATCTGCCCATTTTGTAAAAGTCATGCACGTTTCTACGGCAATACCGAAACCCTGTCTACTTGTATCGCATCTCCAGCTCTTTATGCTGAACAATGCGATGCATTTGATACAGCATTGGGGATTTTATCCCGCTACAACGCTGATGAAAAAGTATTAAGCAACTTTATTAGCATCTTGTTCAATGAACCTTTCGTACAGAATATCTATCAACTAGATTCAAAACATATTGCTAGATTATTGTTCTCGCTGCGTAATTTAACCAGCCGAGAGGAGCATGCATTTAAAACCATTCGATCGTACACAGACTACATTCGATATATTTTACATGTAAAGATGATCCAACTGCCAAAAGGATACGATTTCTTTGAACAGTACTACAGTACAAAAGAAGCTAAGAAAGATTTTTTGCACAAAGTTTATCAAATCGAGTCCATAGAAGAACTCGAGCAAATTCAAATATCTTTTAACCAAGAGGAGAAACCCGACTATGTTCAAACTTCAAATTAAAAATGCCGAAACGAAATTATCGTTACTTCTTCAATCAGATGAAGAACCGTCTGCCGAATTAATGGCAGCATTCTTAGCGAGCGACGTCACTACGAAGGTGATTGCTCCACAAAAAGTTGTGCAACTGCCTATTGCCGAATCAACAAAAACAACATCAAAAGTTGAGCCAGAATTAAACGTTAAAAAATCTCAACCGCAATTAGTAGCACCTGCCGAGCCTACCATTGCACTTTATGATGTTGTAAACCAAAATGAAGAATCAAACGAAGGCACATTAAAGGGGGCTGTGGTGAACAATTCGTTTGCTGCAGCGATGGTGAAGGCAAGTTCTTCTACCCCGTCCCTAGATAATAAATCTGTTCCAGTGACGGTCAATCCGAATATTGTACAAGATTCTGCTAAAAAGAATGGCTATTATATTGCTGATGACGGCACTAGAATGTTCCGTTGCTTATACCAATGCCCAGACTGCGGTCAAGTTGGCCGTCGTTATTTAGCTGTTGGCTTCACTTATTGTAAATGCCATAAATGCGAGAAGAGAATGCGTGTATATCATGCGACAAACTTTTCACTTTCATTAAGTACAATCCCTAAAGCATTACCTGGTACTGATGTATTTTATATCGGCGGAAAAATGACAAAAGGGGAGGTTTCTACGCATGACAAAATCTTTACTTCAAAACAACCAGCATACTCAGCAGCTAACTGCTAATGAGATGTTTGCTGTCTTAAAAGCGAATGGTTTTACTTTAAACGACGAAAGAGACGCACAGGTCCTAGAATTCTTAAATGAAGCTGCTCCTGCGAGAGAGCGAAAAGAACAAGAGGATGCGTCAAAACGCGTGCTAGAATCACTAAATACGCACAAGCTATTAGCTCATAGAGCATCATTATTCACATGTATTCAGTCACAAATCACATTCGGCGATACGGAAAACTATGTTGCGGCAACAGCTGCGCATATCATGAAGTCGCTACTTTCTTTAGAAGTAGTAGCAGATTACTTCATGGAGGAAAAGAATTATAAAGATGTCATCCTATTAGGACAATTACTTGAAGCGAATATCATTCCATTGATTCAACAATGTTTCGTTTCAATGAACGATCAATTGGAAAATCCAGAAAAGCATGGTCTTTCAGAAGAACATATCGAAGAAGAAGCGGAGTATCGAGACAACCATTTAGCTCGCTTATTCTATATAAACGTACCAGTGGAACACTTAACTCGACTGAACGCACAAAAATCTGGCGAAGTCGTTACAGGTTGCCATGATTACGTTGTTCAATTGCAAAGAGTTTTAGAATCATTCTAAAAGAAGAGGCCTCCAGCATTGGGGGGCTTTTTCTTTTTTATTCAAATATTGGAGGAATACATAATGAAAATCAACAATCTTACATTCAAAGAAAATCTATTAATGCATTCAAATGCGATTACAAATGGCCGATCAAAACCATTCAAGTTTAATCTACGAGCAAAAAATCGTTCAGTAGAACATCAAAATATGTTCCAAGCGACGGCTCTATTATCAAAAGGGAGATAACTAAATATGTTCTATTACTTCGTTCGCAAAGCTGTCAAATCAGACGGCACGACTATTTGTGATAACACTATTTTGACACGAAAAGGAATGCTTGAATTAGCGGAATTAGACGCTTCATTCACACTGCCAGCATTCTTTCAAAATAAGAAGGAGTTGGAAGATTTCATGAACAAAGAACGCTTATTTAATGTCTATCTAGCGCAAGAATTCAATGGCACAAAGGTAGGGCTTCATATTGTCATCACTACAATGAGTAAAGCGCCTAAAAATACAAAAGACATAAGTGAGCAGGAGGTAGTTATTGCAGATTACGGACGCGTATTAAACACCGAAGGAATGTCTGAGGAACACGCAAAGAAAGTTACCTATTATCAAGCAGCAACTACATTAGCTTATGTTGTGTTAAAGCATGGATATAAGAACATCAATTTGTTCACCAATTTAACATATAGCGTATTTGACTTCATTTCTTCAAAGCTCAATGAAGTCGATGTCAACTATGAATACAATCTACACAAGTACGGATTTACAGAAGCAGATTTAAAATTCAGCTCATTTATCCAGCGTTTGCAACAATATCCATCTGCGCAAAAGGTGATCGTGCATTCTGCCAATAATTCAAAGAATTCTATGCACATGACTTTAGCGCGAGGTTTAGCCAACGAGCGTATCGGTGGACAGCTTCCACCAAACTATGGTCCAATCTTGGCATTTTTAGCGTAATTCGTAACACTATTACTATCTAATAATTTATTCGAAAAAGGACGGGATTCTCATGATTACAGGATTACTACACACATATTCAAAGGACAGAAATGACTATTCAACACATTACACTGCAAGTAGCATGCTTGACTATCAATCTAAGTACGATGGCAGTGAAGAATCATTAAAAGAAATTTATAATGAAATTTCTGTTTCATCTAGGGCTTACGCTCCACAGCAAGCCATCATTAATGTTTTTCCTATTCAAAGTATCGAGACTGAGGGAGAAGAGGAGGACGCTGAAAACAAAGATTGTCCAGTCGTTATGTCTTATGCATGCAACTGTTCAGTACATAACCTTCAACATTTCCCTATTACGATTGAAAAACTAGCGTATTATTTGAATCAAAAAATGTCATCTCGCGCCAGTCTACAGCTTCACAAAGACCATGTTTGTCCATACTGTGGTAATGACGAATTCCGTTTCATAGGGAATACACTACATTCCTTATATACGAATGAAGATGAAGAAAAAATCAAAATCACAGCTTTCACTTTAAAAACGAACGTATTTTATCAAAATCCTTTACCTAATTCATCGGTCGTTTCAGCGGCCGAAGAGCATGAGCGAGAAGTTCGTTTACGCCAAGAGAAGCACTTTCTTAACACTGTCGATGTCAATAAAGATCCTCTTTCAAGCTTTAAAAGACAAAGCTCTTCATCAATTGGAAGTAGATCGTACTGCTTGTCTGCCGATGCAGCGTCTACTCACTTTAGAGGGAAAGGTGAGGAGGGGGAATATTCATTCTTCCCTGTACAGCAATCTACCCGTTACACACTAACGTTTAATAAACGTTCACAGAAGCTATACCTTGTTACTACGCTACCATCACGAAAAAGTCATGTTCGATTCGTTTCAAACGGGCAGTTGGGAGCTGCTCAACACTTAAGCATTGATGACGGCTTCTCGGTTATCAATATAAAAGATTTCTCACGAATTGGTGAAAACCAATATGGTGATGCGGTAGATACTATTTTTGAAAATCTTTACAACCCATTGCGAAATCGTTCACAAGTCACTCCTTTCGAAATGTTATCAGCTAAAATGATTTCTGCATTCATTCGCTCAAAAGATTCACGAGTGAGAACCCATTCGTCTGTTGCCACAAAAATGTTCGCCCAAGGAAATTCTACACAAGAAATTCTCAACATTATTGCTACGCCGGTTGGCCTGACGTTACCAGGTTCAAATATTCCTTTATCTATGGTACCAGTTGCCTGCAGAGATTCTAAAAGCAAGGCATTAAAAGCACTATTGCCTGCTTCATCTAAAAAATCACAAGGGTTATTCGCGTCATCAATCGACGACTTTGAGAAAACAGAAAGCCGTCGAAACTCCCAACGAGACTTATTAGGCTTTCACCAAGGAATTGAGGAAAATCTAATGCTAGAAGATAATGGCCCAAAACTTTCTCCATACAATTTAGAATCACATCAAATTCGTTCAAAGGAATTTATCTTTTTAAGTGCGATTACAAATAGTGAAGTTCTGTACAACTGTTTAAATAACATCCGCGTAAGATCGTCTAAAAAAGGGCCTTTCACACTTCACTTAGAGCCTCATTATACAGCACGTTACACCAATCCAGAGCAAGAATACAAACCAGTTAAATTGCAAACGATGCGTAACCAATTCGCAAGATTTTTAAAAAAGTCATTTGCGAGTGAAAAACAAATGAATCAGTCATTACAAGCTGTCATCGACGAACAAGATCCGACTTTTTATTCCGACCTGCTTGATAATTTCGTCAGAACGCCTAAAAAAGAGTTGGATAAGATTGCGAGCGAAGGCATACGGAATATGCATCAACTTCACGATAAGCTATACATGTATGCTCTTTCAGAAGGAAAGCCGAATAAACATATTGAGTACTCTAAAGAAATGCTTAACGTCTTTAACCGTAAAATCAATGACTATGAATTCTATGCCGTACAAGATACGAAAGAATTAATTTTAGTCGGCAAACAAATGCATCACTGTGTTGGAACATACGACCACCATTTATTATCTGGTAGAACAATTATCGTCGTTATGAAGAATAAGCAGACAGATAAATATGAAGTTTGTTTAGAAATTGGTCAGTCTGGTTTAAACCAAGCAAAAATGTCTTATAACCGCTTAGTAAGCAAAGATGTGAACACAAAACTTTACAACGTGCTAGGTGCGTATCTACAGGACACACCAATCGTTTCGAAGAATGCCTTATCGAATGACCTACGACATTACAGAGACGCTTTAGAACCAAACCTAAGCGGCCTAGTCGAAGCCTATTCAGACGAGTACAAAAAAGAATTAAAGAAAGCAATCGAAAAAAAAGAAAAAGACGAATTTTGTCGAATTGAAGCGGCTAACGCACTACCTTTGTTAGCTATTTAATTTAATACCCTTGCCAAAATACCCAATAAACAGTTATCCTAATAGTAACAAACTATTAAGGGGGCGATTGCGCATGACATATTGGGAAGATCAAATTGTCGCTTACGCAAAAGGCAAGTATCCACGTACTATGAATGAAAAAGATTGTAAATTGTTCGCAGAAAAATTTTATGGAATTCGTTCTTATCAGTTGAATCGAAAACGTTTCGTGGAGTTTGTGCAAGGAGTTGTCGAACAAGTTGGAGTCGACCATCACTACGAACAAAGCATTCCGAATCTATTAAATATGATTCGAGAATCGGATGCATCGTGTCCACAAAAAATCAACAGCCTTATACATAGCATCGTTACTAAACGCATCTTTGCAGATAGCATTTGTGCATAATACTTAAAACATAACTTATAAATTTAAGCCCGTTAATTCGGGCTTTTTTAATGGAGGATTTCATATGATTCAAATTAAAAACGGCTATAAATTAGCTATTACATCCTTACCTGATTTAGGTGAGAAAATGCACACATGGCGTTCGGCCATTCGTGAGCTAACCAAAGATGCGGTCATTCGTACCGCTGCCAATCTAGCTATCAATGCATTATTTTTATCGCGCATTGATCCAGCGGAAAGGGCTATTTTTGGTGAGATGTATCGTTTGTTTAAAGATGAAGCCCCAAGTCAAAGAGCTGGCAGTTTTATGACTGCTTATTCAACTATGCAACATGCAGAACAACGTATTGAACAACAAGGTGTACTGGAACCTAGCTTCGACTTTAAATCTGAGCTCATTTTGTTTCCACTTCGTACACATACGTTAGCTATGCTATTCACAGTGAATCCAGTTGTAAAAAGCTATTTTGATACATTAGAAGTTTTTCAAGAGTATAGTTACACAGATGAAGCGTTAGAAGGTCTTAGTGAGATGGAGAAGAAAGAACGCGCTGAACTATGGAATACGGCCTTAGAGGACAACAGAGTGCCTATGTTAGATGGTTTACGATGCAGTTTCTATACAAGCCTTCCGATGTTTTATACGGTTGACGTTGTTCGCTACATCAACGAAGAAATGAATTTAATTACCATTATGGATAGCTATGCAAAACGCATTGCTGCGCATCGTGGACAAGATAAAACAGTTGTTTTAACAGAGCTACTGCAAGTATTACCAGCGGAAGTGACAGTCGAAACGTTAAACGAAGCTATTGAGCTATAGGAGGCCATCATGAATAAAAATGACTTACAGTACCCAATTTTTAAATTAACACTTGCGCAAGACTTACAACGAAGCGGATTCCGTTGCATTCGAGTTTCTAAGAACAAGAAAAATAACGACTTCAATGTTTACTACTTCGCTAACACAAAAGCGCTACGTGCGTATTTACACCAAAATAAAAACTACCATCCAAGAAAGGCGGCAGCATAATTATGAAAGGGAGAATTATTCCATTCGAATCTGGATTATTGAAACCATATAATTGTTATTATGAAGTTCGTAACAACGGCCAAGTCTTTCGTGTTATTTCAGATACAGAGAAAGTAATTGCGGAAGAGCCTACTGGTACCGATAAAAAAGAAGCTATGTTTGCAATGACATTCTTTGAGGGTGTGAAACAATACAAACTTGAAGCAAATGAATCAGTTAAGACAACTAATAATGAAGGCCTAGATGGTGACATTTTAATTGCCCAAGTTCATTTTGTTAAACTGCTAGATACAATTCGAACAGAAGAACCATCTGTAACATTCACAGATGCAGCAGGAGAGCGTTCAGATGTAAAAGTGGGAGAAGAACCAGCGAAAGAAGAAAAAGCTTCTTACGATGCGTATATGGCTCCAAAACCTAGTATCTTCAAACAAATCTTTACTAAAATCAAACATCTATTCGTAAAACGTGAGTAATACACGTTTTACATGCGGTAATAATATGACGAACCCCTATTAAAAGAATAAAGAGGTGAATCATATGAACCGCGCTACTGTAGATTTAGATGCCTTAAAACAGCATCGTACAGAATTAGGCTACTCGATTAGTGACATCGCTGACTACCTTGGGTATAAAACCCCAACTGGCTATTGGTTAATCGAAAAAGGTGAACGCTCTTGTAATGTGTCTGTGCTATATAGCCTATCACAACTATTTAATGTTACAATGGAGCAGTTACTTGTCGTGTAGCTTGCAAGAAGGGAAGGGGTTTAATGATTCATAACGTCTTGCTGCATAATCGTCAGCTTCTATCAAAGGAAGCTTGTACGACTTATGCAGCTTTTTTAAAGAAGACGTTTCTAAATGGTCATCAATGCCAGATTGCCCCAAGCGAATTGCTCAAACAAGCAGTAGACGGTTATAGTTTTGTGCCAGGATCTTTCGACTTCAGTAAAGATAGTCTGACACAACAGCATTGGCAGTCTCAAAGTATTTTTGCACTCGATATAGACAATCTCATTGATGATGACATTGCACCAGACGAATGTTATCTCGACCTTGGTAGAATATTAAGTATTAGTAATGAACATGGAATCATGCCATTCGGTGTTTATGAAACATACTCAAGCCTGCCAAGCCATTTAAAATATCGTGTGTTATTCCAATTAGATGAACCAGCTGTTTCACTTGATGAATTTAATCGTGTAGCAACTGGTTTATATGCAATGTTCGACATTGAAGGAAACAACGTGGTTGATAGTCGTTGCGTGTATGATCGCTCACGCATTTACTTCCCAGGAAAAGAAATCGTATACGAAGACGACAGTAACGTAGTTAGTAAGCACCTATTCGATAATACGATTGTCCCTGAGAAGAATGTAACAAAGAGTTATATATCAACGTCTATCAACAAACCATATGTAGAGCCTGCTTATCACTTCGAAATCAATGAAAAGATGGTATATGCTCAACGTAAACGATTAGCTGTTGTCACTCAACTAGCTGCAAACCCTTGTGGCTCTAAGGCTCATGCTATGTCTTCCACTGTGGGAACAGAACTCTTTAATAAAATAATTAAAGAGTACTGTTCTACCAATGGAGAAACAGCTGTAACCCTTGGGGGAGTAAGGATGAAAGGACTATTCTTTACAACAGCTAAGTATTACCCATTACACTTACTGTTTGGAAAACAACTAGGAGAAAAGTTTTCATGCATACTGCCAGGACATGACGACCATAATCCATCAGCTTGTTTTGAACAACATCCAAACGGAACTTACCACTACCATTGTTATTCGTGTAAAGACATGGGGAGCAGTAAGTATATCGACATATTCGGACTTCTATCGAAGATTCTGAACGTTAGCCACAAAGAAGCGGTGAAGAAGCTTTATCATATATTAGGCATTCAGATTGAAACAGAGTATGAGCAAAAGATGAAACTACAGCTTGTTGATTATGAGGACTACCTCTACCTGCCAAATATTGCAGAGGCAGCACCCGAATTAGCTTCCTTCTTAGGAGAGCGCAACAACGATATGTATAGAATGCTACGCTCAGTGCTACAGGAAGCACGACAGAGCATTTTAGACGAAGAGTATGTGAAATCATCTGAACTCCTTTGTTTCTTGTCTGTGCGTCGATTGGCGGAGCGTTACTGCATTGATACTGGATCGAAACTGTCAACGTCCAAGGTATCACAGAAAATGCATTACTTAGCGCTGCTAGGATTGATTAAATATAAATCGAACGATGAAGTAGATAAGCGAATTGTTGAAAAATCGTACAACATGATATTTAAACAATCATCGAGTGATGGCGTCATGCGCAAATATCGAGTCAATTATATTTCCATACCAGACTACAGTGTCCAAACATTAATAGATGCTGAACGGAAACATAAAGAATTGCGTAGTAAAAAAATCTATCCGAGCCAAGTATCACATAAGTTTTTAGAAGCAATGCTTTCAAAAGAAGTAGCAGATGAACATTATGTTCAAGCGGAAAACGAGGACTACTTCAAAGAAAAAAACTTTGTAAGGGATGCCCACGAGGTCGTGGGACTGCTTATTAACAAATATGGATACTGCACACGCGATATGGTGATGAAGCATCAACGCTTCCGTAGCTTTGATAAAGCCACCAGAATTCGCTTACGTCCATATCTCCTTTCAATGGTAGCGGCAACAGATGACTTCGCAGAAGTGAAGTATCGTGCTGATTACCGAGATAAATTTAAAATCTCTGCCCGACACATCAAGGAACGTAAAATGACTGCTGGCGCGACCATTATCATTGTGCGAACAGCAGACGTCATTCCAATCAAATCTGCCAAATAATCTGCCAAATTATTTACTAATAATCAAAAAGATACAAATACTACGAAAAGGTTGTTACTTATTACGCCTTAAAGTATAATGATGGAGGGGCTAAAGCCTCTCTATTTTTTATATTCACTACCTTTGAAGGGACGTAAGAACTATATGATTAATGACCTTGATACTCAATACTGCCAATTGTTAGGTCAGTTGATTAAAGATGGCGAAGCGTCTGCTGACCGTACTGGTACAGGTACACAGATGATTTTCGGCCATCAAATGAAGTTTGACTTGCGAGATGGTTTTCCGCTTCTTACAACGAAAAAGACATCTTTCCGATTAATTTTAACAGAGTTGTTATGGTTCGTTTCTGGCCAAACAAATATTCTGCCGCTGCTACAACAGCGCAATCATATTTGGACAGAGTGGCCATACAAACGCTGGACAGAAAGTAATAGCTACACTGGGAATAAGCCAGCTGTTGGGACGCAGGCATATAAAGACGAAATGCGCGAATTTGAGAATATGATTCTTAAAGATAGCGAATTCGCTCGAACATGGGGTGAACTAGGCCCTGTATATGGACACCAATGGCGTAACTACGGCGGGTATTGTGACGAGCGCGGTTCTGAACCGAATACTGGAATTGACCAGTTGTCGGAAGCATTAGAACTGCTCAAAAACGATCCAAGTAGCCGACGTATCATTGTGGACTCATGGAATCCGAAAGACTTACCAAAGCAAGCACTGCCGCCTTGCCATATGTTCTTTCAAATGAATATAACAGACGAATATGTCGACTTATCGTTCATGATGCGTAGCTCGGATGTATTTTTAGGACTTCCGTACAACATCGCGAGCTATGCACTACTATTAATGATGATTGCAAAAGAGATTGGCAAAACGCCAAGGTATCTTGTTTATACAGGTCAAAACGTTCACTTGTATAAAAATCACTTCGAGCAAGCAAAACAACAGCTGACGCATCAACAAGATCATTACCCACTGCCTTCGGTAACGATTGCTGACAAGCCGCTGTTTGAATTAACTGCAGAAGATTTCACATTAACTAACTATCAATCGCACGAAAAAATCCAAGCACCCGTTGCTGTATAGGAGAAACATATGAAGAAGAAACAACATCGAAACATTACGATGATTGTGGCTCACGACAAAGCATATGGCATAGGGTACGAAGGAAGAATCTTATGGGACATTCCAGAAGATCGTCGATTCTTTAAGGAACAAACGACTAATGGTGTTGTGATTATGGGGCGCAAAACGTTCGAATCACTTAACAAACCACTACCTAACCGTATGAACGTCATTGTGACTCACAATCGTTTATATAACGTTAATCAACCTAACTGCATCGTATTTAACTCTTTGATGCAAGCACTAGACTACGCTCGTCGAGAAAGCATTGTGGTTCGCTACCCAAAAGGAACTTTCATTATCGGCGGGGGAGAAATCTATAAAAAGGCATTGCCATTTGTGCATGATTGCCTTGTAACGCACGTAGAAAATACATATCTTTCTGACACGAAGTTTCCAGAGAGCTACAAATCTATGTTCCCAGTTGAAACAGAACTAGGTACAGGAGATGGCTACCGATTCGTGAAACATACTCGCTCATGATGAAAACATTTAAACTGCCGAGACACTTCCGTCGTGCTTTAACACGTAAGGGCGACTTGATAGAATTTTATAAAAGCATCGGTTGGAATGAAGGCGAAGTGCTGGATCCATCGAAAATTGAAATGAATCCAGATTATGTGGCTAACATTATCAACAAGTTTTGCTATAACAAAGTGCCGGAAGAGTACAATAAATATTTAGCATTGTGGTTGCAATACGGTCCACGTAGCAACACAAAAGTCCCAGCTAAATGCGTTCGCCTTCATGACGAAAAAATGTGTCGATATATGCAAGATAATTACCCAGGCTACTTGAAATCAACTGAACAATAGGCACTGCCAGCTTATTGCAAAGGAGGTGAAACTGTGAAAACTATACAGGATGTAGCAGCAGAATTAGGATGCGAAGATTACCGCATTGATGAAGTATTATCGCAAATTGATTTAGGGTGCGGTGAGAACGAATACCAACTAGATATTGATTATGTATCTGAAATGGTAGGAGAGACGAGAGAAATTCTATTAACAGACGAAGGCTATGAACGTATTCTTATGGATCCACTATTGGCCAACTTCATGACTAATAAAACAATTCCACTTCTTCGTACAGCCGAGACTATCACTGCAGACATTATTCAAAATGCCCGCAACAAAGAAGTGATGCGCTCACTCATTCATGAGCTTTATCGTTCCTTCGGTGAAAGCTATTCACCATATGTATTGTTGTATCCAACAGTACCAGACGAAACTGCAACAGATAATCCTTATCCGCACAAGTTAGAAGAAGTAGCTACGCTATTCGGCGTATCAACGAAATGGCTTGTAAATTACTGCTGTCCATACGTCGACTATGGGTATCAAGATAGCGATATTTTTGTCGTAACAAAAGTGCTAGATACACATAGAAAAGACGGAATAACTTTTTTACTAGAAGTCCATATTTCATATGAGTTCTTCAAAACGATTGTTTCAGTTATAAACAAACGCATTCACTCGTTATATAAAGAAGGAAAATACACACAGAAAGAAAATAGCTTAGAGTTTATGCTTGGTCAACAAGCGATTCTCATTGGCTTTACGACATTTAATTCGTAGCTTTCTGGGGTATCGACTTCAACGAGCGCCTTTCAAACAAGAATGTCTCGTGTTACCCCTGGGCTTTATAACAGGAGGAAAAACACATGAAATTATATACAACTACAAATTGTCAACGTTGCAATATCGCAAAGACTCTAATGGATTCAAAAGATCTTTCCTATGAAATTGTAAACGTTGAATTTGACGAAGAAGCAGCAGAAGTATTACGAAAAGCTGGATTCTCAACGGCACCGGTTTTAGAGACCGACGATGGAGAGTACATCACAATGCCACGCATTTTAGGTTATGTACAAATGTTAACTCCACAGGAGAATAATTGATCGTTTATGCGTCACGCACAGGAAATGTGAGACACATCGTATCAAAACTTGATACAGACGGCTCTTATTCTTTAGAAGAAATGCCAGTTGCAGAACGTCCATTCCTGCTCGTGACCTATACCGATATGTTAGGTCAGGTACCTCAACCAGTATTGATGTATATGCTTAAAAATCATGCATACTGCGTAGGTGTTGTTGCTTCTGGAAACAATAATTTCGGTCATGCAAACTTTGCGAAGTCTGCGGATATTCTTTCAATAAAATTCAATATACCGATAGTCCGCAAACTCGATTTAAGAGGGAGTTCGCATGACTATCTGGCTATTCAAGAATTTTATAATGAAAAGGTGAAGAAATGATGCAGCAATTTTTAAAGCTGAATAACGAACTGTTAAACGAATACGAAACAACAGGTGTTATTGATCGAAACAAGGATATGGAAGCTACACGCTCATACTTCCTTGATGTATTGATTCCAAAACTACGCTCGTACATCGACCATGAGGATAAAATTAAATTCCTAGTCGAAGCGGGCTATTATGAAAAAGAAGTGCTTGAAATGTACGACATGGATTTCATCGTGTCGCTATATGAGCAAGCCTACGCTTACAAATTCCGCTTCTCGACTTTTATGTCAGCGTCGAAATTCTATGATTCATACGCAATGAAATCGCGGGATGGCAAAGAAATTTTAGAACGTTATGAGGACCGAATCGTTATTACTGCGCTATATTTAGCTCGTGGTGACAAGCAACTTGCAACAGAAGCGGTTGACGCAATTATTTGCGGCTATCAGCCAGCTACACCAACGTTCCTAAATAGCGGGAAGCAAGCGCGCGGAGAATTAGTTTCGTGCTTCATCCTTTCGTTAGATGATTCGATGAACTCGATTGGTGAGAACTACAGCTATTGCTTAGAGTTATCTCGTCTTGGCGGTGGTGTTTCATCTAACTTAACTGACCTGCGTTGCGAAGGAGACCCAATTAAAGGCGTTGAAAACGCTGCAAGCGGCGTCGTACCAGTAGCGAAACAATTAGAAATGGGCTTTGGCTATAGTAATCAACTAGGCCAACGTCAAGGCTCTGGGGCGGTTTATTTAAACATCTTCCATGGCGACATTGAAGCTTTCATTGATACAAAGAAATCAAATGCAGATGAAAAAATTCGTCTAGCTACATTAAGCACCGGTATTGTTATTCCGGCTATCTTCTTTGAATTAATGGAACGTGATGCAGAGATGGCCTTATTTAGCCCATACGACATCAAAAAAGAATATGGTTTACGAATGAGCGAAATTTCAATTACTGAAATGTATTACGAACTGCTGGATAACCCAAAAATCCGCAAACTGAAATACCTTAACGCTCGTGACCTATACACAGAAATCAAGAAGAGCCAATTTGAATCGGGCTATCCATTCGAAATGAATGATGACACGATGAACAATGCGAATCCTTTAAAAGCGATTGGTCGTATTAAAAACACAAACTTATGTACAGAAATCGCGCAGTCACAAAAGACAAGCGTTATCACCGACAAAAACAAACCAAACATTTATGGTTTCGATGTCAGCTGTAACTTAGGCTCAATTGATGCGCATGCAGTTTGCGCTACAATTAGAAACTTCGGTAAATTCGTTGATACAGCAACTCAACTATTAAGTAATGTTTCTGATATGACTAGCATTGTAAACGTTCCTTCTGTAGAAGTAGGGAATGACCGCATGAATGCCATTGGCTTAGGCTTAATGAACTTCGAAGGTCATTGTACATTCCACAACGTTTTATATGGATCAGCAGATTCAGTTAGCTTTGCAGATAGCCTTGGAGAAGCATTAGATTACTATTCACTACTAGCTTCTACTAAGCTTGCACAAAAACATGGCCATTCGTTTGAAGGCTTTGAAATATCTGAGTATGCAACGGGCGAGTACACTGCTCGTCAAAAAGCGCAGCATATTGATCCAACGCCTACTGCTCGTCGCATGCTTGGCTACGTTCCTGTTATTTCAGTTGAAATGTGGGATTCGTTACAAAAACAAATTGACATGCATGGTGTCTATAACGCATACCGACTAGCTATCGCGCCTACAGGCAGTATTTCGTATGTGCGTTCATGCACAGCTAGTGTCGGACCAGTAAACCAAAAAGTAGAGATTCGTGATTACCAAGATTCTCGTACAGTTTACCCGATGCCATTCCTAACAAAAGAAAACGAAGAAAATTATTTAGATGCTTATGAAGTAAGCCCGTTCGCAATGATTGACGTATATGCAGCACTGCAAAAACACGTTGACCAAGCAATTTCAATGACACTGTATATCACAGACGATTGGAATACAGAAATGCTTACAAAAGCGTATTATTACGCATTTAAAAAAGGCATCAAATCAGTTTACTACGTTCGTCAAAAACAGAAGAAACAAAAACGTATTTTAGAATTTGCTTCTGTTCGTGGCGGTGCATCTCAATATGCACAAAATCAATCGTTAGGAGAGTGCGAAGCATGTTCAATTTAGAGGATAATCAAGAAAAACCAATGGCTTTGATGCAAGACCAACAACCGATTACTGCAGTTAACTGGTCGAAAGAGAATTCATTCGTTGCGTCTGTATGGACTCAACAATGGAACCAAATTTGGTTTCCCGAGGAAATCGCTGTAAGTAAGGACCGAAAATCTTGGAAAGACTTCAATTTCAAAGAAGTTTTCAAAAAGGTACTAGCTGGTTTAACACTCCTTGATACAGTTCAAACAAACGTTGGTATGAACCGAATTGCTGCGTATACAAAAGATAATATGTTAAAAGCATTGTTTGCAGTATTCGATGCTTTTGAAGCGGTGCATGCAAAATCGTATAGCTATATCTTTACGACACTTTGCACACAAAAAGAAATTGATGAATTGTTTGAATGGGTTAAAACCAATCAACAACTTCAATATAAAGCGCAACGTATTTCTCAAATCTATAACGATATTAAAGAAGATGACGACATTTCTCTTTATAAGGGGTACGTAGCTTCAACATTCCTTGAAAGCTTCTTATTCTACAGTGGCTTTTTCTATCCGTTGTACTTAGGCGGTCAAGGCATCCTACGTAACTCTTCGGAAGTAATTAGTTTGATCTTACGTGACGAAAGTTTGCATGGCGTGACGGTCGGCTACGAAGCTCAAAAACTTCGCGCGACTTTTAGTGAGGACGTTCAAAATGAAGTAGACGCGTGGACGTACAGCCTTTTAATGGACTTATACGATAACGAGATGGATTATACAGATATGCTTTACGGAGAAACAGGCACAGGCTTATCTGGCAGCGTAAAAGCTTATGTTCGTTACAATGCGAATAAAGCACTTATGAACCTGGGGCTAGAAGGCGTGTTCCCAGAAGAAGAAATCAATCCAATCGTTTTAAACGGGATTCGCAATGATTTAACTACATATGACTTCTTTAGTCAAAAGGGTACTACATATGCTCGTGCAACAGTCGAGCCAATCAACAAAAAAACATTCGATTTATCAGACATGACGGATTTTGAACATCTGTATGTCAAAAGGGCATAAGGATGAATAAACAGATGTACGTTTACTCTTTCTTCTATGACGACTTAGAACATATTGAGCAAGTCGATGAACTATTACATATTATTGCTATTTCAATGCCACCAGCTCAGTCTGTACAACACTTCGCAGAAGTAGACGCAGACGCAGGATACTTAATCGTGGAATTTGCTTTATCAGAAGAGCAAATGAAACACTATAAAACACCAGAATTATTCGCCAAAAATGCACACTATCAAAAGCACATGGAAGTGGATGTGTATGATGAATGTCGAATTTATGGGAATTATCCACTAGAAGATAAACCTTATTTCTATAAAAACTTCTCATTAATAGCGAAAAAGTAACATAATTTTATTGACAACTAGATAAGAGTTCCTATAGACTGTTCTTGTAACCAAGACAGGTTTACGAGCATGCTTTCATACTTTAGTTGTTGTTTCCCCCGAACGGGGGATACTATTCCGCCATAGCTCAGTTGGTAGAGCACTTGACTGTTAATCAAGTTGTCGCAGGTTCGAATCCTGCTGGCGGAGCCATATGCCGCAGAATGGGGACATCTCCATACTATGGCTCTAACATTTTTGATTACTTTTTTATACAAGCAATGATTCATTTCCAAGCTTTCTTTTTTCGAATTTTTTCTCTAAGAGTTGTGGATATGAAAAGTGTTTTATACAGAATATTATCTTCTACGAAATTACTTTCATTCCAAAAGGGTTTATTGCTGTAAGGCAGCGTAAGCCACATCAGTCATCCAAGGTTGCAATAGGGACTCAATACCCCTACTGGTTGTTTCAATACAACGATGACTTCCTATTATGGGTCCAGTCAACCCGCCACAATCTACACATCCTTTTAAGTGTTTAGCTACACAGGTTTAAAGAGCATTGTCTTACTTTTTCATACAGACAAAACAAGGGCAGAGAAATTCTTTCTCTGTCTACGATGGACTCTCGGCTGCAGGCCGCGATGAATTGGCAGGTGCAAATCCTGCAGAGTTCCACCAATAATACACAATTGCTTTTTCGATGGCTATTCAACAGCCCTATTCGCCAGAGCGTTGAATCCTCATTCTCTCCAAGGAAGGAGGTAGCGAAATGTTTTCGTCTCCCACTAAAAAACAACTTTTAGTAGAAGCTTTTCAGCTTGCAATCGAAGCGAATGTTCAAAATCAACGTAGAGACGTCATGATGGTAAAGGTAAAAGCCTTCGATTCTATCGAGTGGATTATTATTCCAAACGATTTCATGGAGAAAAAGATCGCTTATTACCAAGCCGCATATAGTGATGCACTAACGCTTGTCAGCAACAACAACGTTAGTATCGTGGAACATCACTTTGGACCAATCATTGATTTGGTGAAATACATAGAATAATACACACTACTTAATATTGCGTTTAACAAACCTAACCTTAAACTAACATGATAGGTGACGCTGCCTTCACTGTAAAAAGTGTAAAAGCGATTTTGCCTAAGTTGAGCAAGCTTAGGCGATTATGGAGCAGTACCCAAGCCCGGTCGAAGGGACCTCACTGCTAACGAGGCAACCGTCTTTATAAGGCGGTTCGTGAGTTCGAATCTCACCTGCTCCTCCATTCTATGTGAATAAGAGCTAGTCACTCACTATTCGCTCCAATCTTTGGTTTTTCAATTAGATTCAAATGTGGACTTGCACAGCCCATATCCCCAAGGCAGCTAACGCTGTCTTTTTATTTTGCGCAAAACAAAGAAGCCGCACATGGAGTGCGACTTCTTATTATATGTATGTATGCGTGTATATCTGTATGTGTGTATGCAAGTATGCTTGTATGCGAAAGTGTTATCCTTGTTTAAATAAGGACTGTTGGCGCATCGGCTCGTCTATCTCTTCGAACCCGCAATCTAAAAGGATGCTATGTACGAAGATGCGACCTTTTGACGTCCATCGTAAATCTTTGAGACTGCTATTAGCATAACCAACACTGCGCGCATAGCCTTTGTCTTGATAATCCTTGTAAAGATGATAAGCACCGCCTTTGTGAAAAATGATTT